AATTTCCGCTACTTGTCCATACTCCTCCAACAACGTCATCTAGGAATCCAAGAGTAGCTAAGTCATTTTGTTCTTCCTCAGTTAATCCATTACTTACAGGTCTTACTTCTACTGAGAGATAACAAGGAGTATTTAAGATAAAAGATTTAGATTCTTTAAATTGTTCTTCTACTATTTTAGTATCGTTTTTAACATTTAAATATATATTTAATAAAGGCTCTCCTGTAAATTTTTCAGTAACTGCTAGGGTAGTTCCATTTTCTCCCCCAAAGCTTAATCCAGAGTTTTGAGTTCCACATCCAGCTAATAAATCCCTAGCTGTGTTTAAGGCTCCTGAACCTATCCAGATAGTTCCGTTAAATTTTTCAGTAACAGCAGAAGCAGAACCAATACTCCCTCCAAAACATAACCCCGAATTCTGGGTTCCACACCCAGCCATAGAAGTTTTACTTGCATTTAAATTCCAAGATGTTTGAGTTACCCATACTAATCCAGTGAATTTTTCGGTAGTGGCTAAATAAGTAGTACCATCTGGAGTTCCTCCAAAACATAACCCAGAATTCTGGGTTCCACATCCAGATAAAAAGGCTTTTGCTACTCCCAGATTGCCTGAAGTAGTCCATGTAGAGCCATTAAATTTTTCTGTTATAGCTTGAGTAGTTCCAAATCCAGAACCTAAAGTTCCGCCAAAACTCAATCCAGAATTTTGAGTTCCGCATCCAGCTAATCCTCTTCTAGCAGTATTCAAAGAACCCGTAGCAGTCCACGTAGAACCATTAAATTTTCCAGTAGCTCCCGTCATAACAGAAGCTGCTATTTGACCCCCAAAACTTAATCCAGAATTTTGAGTTCCACATCCAGATAGATAATCACTAGGAGTTACTAGATTTCCAGTAGCTGTCCAAGTAGAGCCATTAAATTTTTCAGTATATCCAGTAACTCTTTCCCCCCCAAAACTTAATCCAGAATTTTGAGTTCCACACCCTGCTAGTCTTTGTCTGCCAGTATTTAAGTTACCACTATTAGACCAAACATTTTTTATTAAATTAGTTCCAATAAAATTGGATACATTAAATATTCTATTCCCAGTAGTTGATACATAAAATTCTTCATACATATCATTACCGTCAAGAATAGTTGCTGAGAATCCCCCACCACCTCCAGAGCCAGAGTCTATAACAGTCTGCCATCCAGTATTTCCAGAGCCAGATATTTTCACATATACTAAACCTGTTCCACCTGCATTCTGGTCTTCATATAAAGTACCTATGTTAGCAGTAACAACTCCTTCAGGGGAACCACTTCCATATAATATGATAGAATTGAATGCTGAGTATATAGTATCAAAGTTTGAATTAGCTTGTGCTGATTGAGCTAATGTATTACTTGTAAAGTTATAAGGTTTATTTACTGTCATGTTTTTAACCTTTATATCATAATTAGTATAATTTCATAGTTCATCCTAAATATAATATAAAAGAAACGAGGGTTTTAACCCTCGTAAGAAATATCCTCCAACCGCCCTTCTAGTCGCCTATTATTTACTAGATAAGCCTCTTGATATTAGGTAAGATTCTACATATTTATCTTTTGGTATCTTTATTGCTTTCTTATTTTTCTTTTTGCTCATCTGCATCTCCTTTAATCTATACTACAATTATAACAGATTTTATCCACCGTGTCAAGTATAATCTAAATATATTGCTTAATGTAACAACAATTACATATAGGAAGATATTCTAAATTGTCTCCTTCTATTATATTTACATCTTCCCAGAGTTCACTAGGAAATCCATTTATCCTTCTGAGTATTTTGGTAGCTCTCTTATCTCCACAGAAAGGACATTCTGAGAACAATCTAGTTATCCTGTCGGCTCTTTCTATAAACATGTCCATTTTATTAAAAGGAGACCCTTTAAAATCAAATTCCAGTCCAGAAGCTATTATGTTTATCTCGTTATCTAAACAATAATTAACAACATCTCTAAAGAAGACTATCCAATCTGTTATAAACTGTACTTCATCTATATAGATAGTTTCTAATTTATATAAGCTATCACTATTTTCATGTTCTTTTATAACTTTTAAAATATCTCTCGAGTTATCTATCTTTATCGCTGGGTATTTTAATCCGTTCCTTGAAGTGATAAAACCATCCTCTGTTCTTATATCCACCGAGGGATAAAATACTCTAAACTCTCCTTCGTCCTCTGATATTTTTTTAATAAGTAACTCACTCTTTCCACTTGCCATTGTTCCCGTAATAATTTCAATCAATCAACTAACTCCTTTAAGGTCAGATATTTATTTCTATAGTCAATTTCACTAAAAATCTTTAGGTCTAAATAATTTAAATCTATTTTGGATAAGTTATTGGATATGAATTTATCCAATAAATGATTACGGTTCTCTAAAAAGTTCAGTTTAACTACTGATTCTTGCTGAGAATTATTCCCCCAGTATCTAACTATTAGATAATATCCAGATTTTTTAATTTCTATAAAAGATTCAATGTGTTCGCATCTCTCATCGTAGTATTTAAAATCAAAACAATCAAGTATATGCTCTATGTATGAAACTGTTCCTATATCAAGTCTCTTTAACTCAGTCTTATCCTCACTAAACTTCCAAAATTTTCCCACTTGATTTCTTTCGCATTAACTATTATAATGATTATACCACATGTTACCAGTTAAGTCAATATTGTTATTTAAACACTTAAAAGTATTGATATTATTGGGTTTACGACTTTATATTATAAGTACAATAGGCTAGTAATCTGTTATTTTAATATAAGGACAATTGAATATATGATTAAGAAAATTATTAGCCTAATTATGACTCTAGCATTAGTTCTATTTATCTCTAATCCTATATCATCTTGTGAAAATAGATATAATTCTACTATTATTAACAGAGTAAGAGTTCATGTCCTAAGAGCCGATGCTAAAAATATTAAGATTATAAAAGAACAAGGCAAAATAAAATATCTTAGAACGGTTGTTAAAGAAAATAATGGTTGGGGAGCTATAAATGCTTCCTTTTATAATATGAATAACCGTAGACCCTGTGGACTTTTAATTATAGAGGGCAAGGTTATCTCTAAAAATGTGTATAACAGACCCTATATAGTAATAGGAGATAAAACTTATATATCAGATGATAAAAATATAAGTTCAGATGCTAAATTAGCTGTAGGCGGTGGTAGTTATTTGTTAAAAGACGGTAAAAAATATTTTACCAATAATCATTTTAGCAAACAATTTACTAACTCTGTAGTAAGAAGAACGTGTATAGGTATAAATAAAGAAGGGAAAGTTCTCTTAGTTGTTATAAAGGGAGCTAATATTTGGAGATGTGCTAACATCATGAAGAGTCTGGGAGCTACCGATGCAATATCTTTAGATGGAGGAACTTCTTCACAAATGTATTATGAAGGAAAGTACATAGTAGCATCTAACAGAATAACACCTGTAGTTATTGTTGCTGGATATTAAAACATTCTTCTAAGTTTTTAATAATCCCTCTTCTTTTATTTAACAAGAAATATAAATAATTTAAAATATTAATATCTTCTGATACAATATCCAGTTTTATGGATATCTCTAGCATACCTTTATCTGATTTATTATTTTTTAGAGCAAAATAAGTATTCTTTTCATCAGGTTTAACTTTTACTGTTTGATTTTCAATACTTATCCTCAACTCTGAACAAACTTCGGAGATAATTAAAAAATCAGCCTCACTTAGATTACAGAGAGTTTTCCTGAATTCTGCCACGTATACCCACCACTGTACTATTGAATCTAAATATAATATAAATTATTTACAATGAGTAAATCGTGTAGATTTTTACCTAACCCACAATTCCAACAACCAGTATAAGATGTATGTGGGATAGGAGATTGATTATCTCTAGTACTTATAACATCCTTGACCCTTAATACACAATTAGTATTTATGTTTCTAATAACCTTGAACAATATTGTCTTACAGTTAGGACAACATAAATAAGAACCTTCATAGATAATCATAATGAACCTCTAAGTTCATTTAACATTTCTACTTTACTTATAAAATCTTTATCTTTTTTATATAATTTTTTTAAGTTACTATATTCTAAAAGAGTATCTAAATCAAAGTTAGCTAGATATTTTTCTATGAATTCCTTGGTTAAATCATCTCTTTCGGATATCCAGTCCCAATCTATTATCGGATGTTTATCCGCCATTAATTTTTCTAATCTATGTAAAGAGGCTCTTTTATTAATACCTCTAACTATATTATTATCTTTCCAAATCATTTCAGCTCTGTTTAAAAAATGGTCGAGTATATTATCTGTTAATAGTACAGTATGTTCTATAAGTATATCATATCTCCAATAATCTTTTAACTCTTCACATTCAAGTATTTCTTTACTGTAATTTTTTCTTTTTGAGAGTTCCCAAAAATGCAAATAATCCTTATATTTTATAATGAAATCCTCTGGTAGCTTATATCTCCATTGGCAGGAAATGAAACCCCACATGATATAATGTAGGTTTAAAGTACCGTTGTCCATTTCTTTATAATCTCTAAGAAATCTTTCAGTATATTTATACTTATGTCTCTCTGTGTACATAAAAACTCCTTATGTATATAATAACATAGGGAGTTAAGACTGTCAATATTAAATTATTTAATAGTATATTTTCTTAACAATTCAGGATTCACTAGCTCTAGCCCAGCAATATGGATAAATTCATTATTAAATATAGTTAATGAATCTTTTATATGATATACTAGTGGTTTATCTTTAGTTAAATCTATAGTATAGATATCTCTGGAAGGAATTCTACTGGAATGGAATAACAAATCTCCCTCTAAAGTATCCCCTATAAATCTTAAACTAGAATTATCTATAGTAGGTTGAATAGGATAGTTTAAATCTAATACATCATTACCTATTATGATAACTCTTTTATTTTCTCTTTTTTCAAAAATGGCTTCTTTAGTTAAATTAACTGTTATGTTTATATCCGATAGAATATAGTTCATGAAATGATTATTAATTATAGCAGAAACTTTACTAGAGGCTTCGTTTATTTTTTCCATCCTTGGAGCTTGCTTATAAATTAATTCATTAAGAACTTCTAAATCACAAGGTAGTTTTATTTTTATAGGTATAAATTTAGTAGTTTTAATATTAATATCTGCTTCGTGTAACTTAAAAGCAGGGGTATTTTCAGTTATTCTTATCTCTGCTATAAGACTTATAATACTATTATTAATTATATTTCTAAGTACTGCTTCCCCATATTTCTCTAATTGTGTTTTATAACCACTTGGAGGTAATTCTGATAATTGTTTAAGAAATAATTCTATATGATTTTGCATAGTATTCTCCAATTGAAATTAACTCTTTCATTTAAAATATAAAATAAGACCCTCTTTAACTGGAGGGTCTTATTTAATTCGTATTATCTGGACTCTCCCAGAAGTATTAACCACTAAGGCAGGTTTCGCACTTTATTAAAATTACTAAAGATAGTATTCGGGTTGTGGGGTTTAGACACCCACGTAATCATAACTATCATCCTTTCAGGTAAACTATAACTCTTATAATTCAAATAAAATATATGTATAATTGTATTATCTCATGAAACAGTTAGTTTGTCAAGTTAAAAATTGTTAAGAAATAAGAGATTTAATTTATCTTGGGCTTCTAAGAATTCTTTCATTTTCTTTATTTTGAAATCATCTTCATTTAAATGGAACATAGGCTGTTTTATAAAATTCTCAGAAATAGTATATAGCTCATTATTTACATCTATTACTCTATTTCTAAATACTTCTTTACTGTCAGTTAGATGTTCGAACATAAAGTCTCCTTGATTAGTCTGTATAAATTAGAACTCTGTAACATTTTTTAGATTCATTATTAGTATAAGGCTCTACCGTTCCTCCGTAATGTCTAGCCACTAAATCATCAAATTTACACCCGTTATCACAGAAAGCTATCAGATTTAATAAGTCTCCATTTAATTTTTCTAATAACTTCTCTTCTGTTCCCCTGTATAAAGTAACATGGTATTCTTTCATGGTTTTATATCTTGAGGGAATTCTTTTTATCTTAAGGGAGCCATTTATTTCCGATATCTTCATGTATAACTCCTTAACTAATACATATTATTAGTATATATTATAATGAAAAGTAATTCAAGGGTTTGTTAAGAAGGGTTACATAAAAATACGTTGTTTTTTATGTAACATAGTCTTTTCATCTAACTCGTAGAATATTGACCTTCTATAATTTTCTATGATATTGGGATATCTATCTTTTAATCTCATTAACTCTATCCCTGTTATGTTTTTTCCATCAGAAGAAAGAGAATTAATCTGGAATCCAAATACTCTAAAAATAGGATTTAATATTATTTTAAGAATACTTCTGTGATTACATATATTATAATCACCAGTAACTCCTTTTTTATATATAACTCCTAGATACCATTTCATATTATTTTTTATCCCTTAGCTTATTTTTTAATTTTTCTATTTTACTAGTGTATTTAGTTTCTTGTTTTTCTATCTTAATAGTGTATTTAGTTTCTTGTTTTTCTATTTTACTAGCGTATTTAGTTTCTTGTTTTTCTATTGCAGTGTTAAATTTATTATCTGCCTTATCAAGTTTTTTTACATAGTTCTCTTTTTCTTTTTCTAAGTTATTTATAACTTTATTTTTCTTAGTCAAATTTGATTTTAGAGATTTTATTTCTTGGTGTAATTGTTTTTTATCTTTAACATTTACTTTAGATTCTGTAATTATGCTCCCAGAAACAAATCCCAGATGGATAGCTTTTTGGAATACTTGAGATGGAGTTAATTGAAGTTCCTTCGCTATGGTCTCTACGGTAGCTTTCGCAGTAACTTTTTCTCTTACTACGTTAAGCTGTTCAGGAGTCCATACATGCCCCCTAGATTTTCTTCTTCCTACGGCACTCTCTGTAGACAGTCTACCTATTACTGAATTAAGGGGTCTTCCCAAAATTACAGCAATCTCATAATTTGTATAACCGTCTTTCTTAAGAGCTTTTAAAGTATCTATTTCACTATCTTTCCAAGAATTTTTTAATTGTTGAACTCCCATTACTCCTCTTATTTCCCCACGTTTAGAGGTTATAGCACTGAAGGTTCTATCGGGTAATATTTTCATTAGTTCAAAAACAGACATTCTAGGATTAGTTTTTACGACATCTAATTCTTCATCTGTCCATTTGTCAAAAGAACTTCCTCTATATAATACTTTTATCTTTTCTAATATCTGGTCTTCCGTTCTTTCTGGAAGTAGTTTTTTCAGAGTTATTAATGTACTGTCCATATTTTGTTTTAATAATTCTGTTTCTTGTTTAGTCCATTTTTTCATAAAAATAATATTCCTCCTTTTTAATACTATCATAATTTTAGCACGGTATATATAAATATTCAATAGTTTGTAACAAAACATTTACATACCAAAAAAACCCGCTTATTTTAACATAAGGGGTTTCTTAGAGCTAAGATATACCGATTTATATAGTAGGTACTCTAGTGTTTATCCACATCCATTTTCTTTTCCATGTCTTCAAGGTAGTCGTAGTATCTACTATTCTCCTTCAAGTGAGCTTTAGCAATAGCTTTAGCTATATCGGGATGATTAGTATGTTCACTTTCTACCTCTATCCCTTTTTTCAATTGACCTTCATCAAAATCAGAATCTGGGTCTTGACTATGTTTCAACAGTTTAACCAATTCTGTTATTTTATCCATTTTACCCATAGTATTATCTCTTTCTAAAGGTTAGGCATTCTTCTATGTTAGCTTCTATCCTATTTTCATGTTGATAGTAAAGGCTTCCACAGTCTCCGCATTTTACCATTTCTTTTTCGGCTTCCGAAACATTATAACTAATCTTACATTTAGGACAGATTATAAGCATATTTTTTAAATCCTTATTAATATATCTAACCTATAAGACAAATAAAAATTTATACTACCAATGAATATGTTTAAGAGTAATAACATAATTAAGAAGGTACCTAAATTTTTCTCTATTATATTCATTTTTCCATTTTATAAATAAGTATGTCTATTTATAATTTAAATTTTGAATAAATATTTTCAACGAATTCTTCAGGTTTTACTTCTTTTATAGAAAAAATTGTTTCTTCTTCGTTAGTGTGTTTAAAAACTATATTTTTACCCTGTTTACTCATTGAGGAAGTTATGTTAAAAGATTTAACGTAGTCATCTATTGAATTCCAAATGTAGTTTTCTGCATCCTCATAGTTAAAAAATGCTCCTAGAAAAGATTCTTCTATGTAAAATACAGAACCAATAGGATGAGTTCTATAGTCTATAATAGTATCTTCCTTAATAACACAATAAATCATAATAACTCCTCTATGTATTTGACCTCTTCGTAGTAATCAGACCCATTTATAGCACATCCTTTCATTTTTTGGATGTACTTCTTAAGAAAAAATTTAACTTTGGGATTTAACCTTATGAATTCTTCTAAACTAAGACTTTTCTTTTTAACGTTATTACAGGGGGTACAACAAATTAACAAATTATTTAAAAATGTATTCCCTCCTGATGATTTTGGAATCACGTGGTCTAAGCTTATCTTTCTTTTTTCGTCAAAAGACCTACCACAATAGCAACATTTAGCATTTACTTTACGTGCATAGTCCTTTAACTGCTTCTTAAGAGATTTTATTGGCTTTTTTGGAGTATTGCTCATCCTACTAATTCCTTAAACATGTTATAACAATTCCAAGACTCTTTTTTCATAATAACTTTACTTTCTACAGTCCAAGAAGAAAAAGCTATCTCGGGAGAAAAGGAGTAACTAACAGCACCCGTATTATTTTTAATGTCCTTTAGTACATTTTCAAAGATATATAGTTTATCCCATTGTTTATTCTTTTCTATTAATTTACCTATTTCTTCTGCAACCAATCTTTTCTCCCTATTATGATTTTCTAAGATTGTCAAATAGGAGGAGCTAGATTTATTATTAAGTTTTTTTATGAAAGGGATTAAATCCTTTCTAATATCCGCTCTTTTCTTTCTTAGAACATCTCCAGACCTGTATTGTATTAATTCTCCTTTATCTAGTTTATATATAAATTTAGGAGGAGTTAAATCACAGTCGATAGCTTTCCAAATATATCCTCCCGATTCGTGAATGTTTTTTAATCTTATTACATTAAAGTCTAATGTATTTAAGGACTTTTTTAAAGAATTAAGAGATGAATATATAACATATCTAATTTTATCGTCTTCAGTATATCTATATATCTTCCTCATGATACTAATTCCTCTAACATTTTAATTCCTGTAATATCATCCTCGGAAAGATAAGGCAGAAAATTATAATTAGTGAGAAGTCTATTATAGGTTAAGCATTTAACTAATTCTTTTCTCATCTCCAATAATGTAGTTTTATTAGTTATTTCATAATTATGTATTTTTAAATCATGGACACCCATTAAAGAACGAGATTCGTCGATAAGTTTTAGTTCAAAATTACAGTCAGTATCAAAAAGAATACTGTCTAATCTCATAGCTCTATAATTAAAACTACCATAGCGATAATGGTCAAATATCTTATCTAGTTCTTTAAAAACATTAAAATCTCTAAGTTCCCTAGAAAATAATCTTTGACCATTTATATTTAAAAGTATAAAATCTTTTAACTGCATAGTTCCTTCATACTTCTTTTAGTATAGTATTCTAAACATTCATCCTTTTCAAAGTATTCTCGATATCCAGAAATCAGTAATTTTCCAAGATATTGTAGTTTGTTATCACAGAATTTAATGGGAAAATTATTAGTTTTAAATCTATCGTGGAAATTATCTATGTAAGTACATCTATGGTTATCAGGTACTAAAGGATAAATATTATTTAATTTATTTTGATGCTTCTCTAAATAAACTCTACCACATCTGAAGCATTTGTATATACCCACATAGCGACTAACCATAAATAATCTCCTTATATGCTATATAATACAATATAGCATATATTTTACTGTACTACAAGGGATTATTAACTTTTATTAATCTAAACAATTGGGATTAAAATCTCTAGGTATGATTAAATTGCAAGGTTTTATCATTCTTCTTTTAACAGCCCCACATTTTTTACAAGTTATTATAGGGTCTTCCATCATACCATGAACAATTTCTTCCTCGGTTTCGCATTCGGGACACCAATAAGAATAAGTAGCCATTTATTTACTTCTCCTCTTTAAATAAAATAATTTTACTGTATATAATAAGGTAGTTAAAGCATATATAACTAGGGGAGCATCAGACAATACCAGCACTAAGCATAAAATATTTAAAGTTGGGTCAATATTTAAGGTATAAATAACAAAACTCCCTAACATAATGTTGGTAGAAACTGCTAACAAAATAATCAACAGTATAATAGATAAAATAAAACTTATCATGTTTCTCCTTAATAATAAAGATTATCGTGTAGTATATCTATTAATACGTCCCTATCGTGCATCAATTCTTTTACTAAACCATCGTCCAAGACATTTTTGTTGTTTTCAATGTTCTGAGTTAATTCTTCGATTTCTTCTTTCAACACTTCGATTTGTCTTAATTCGTTTCTGGTAAGTTCCATAAAATCCTCCTATTCACATGTATATTCATTATACTATACTTTTATTGGATATTCAAGGATTTATGAACTTATGTAACAAAGTAAAACATCTCCTTTTATAGCTAGGAGATGTTTTTATATGAATATCCTTGAGAGGGGAGACTAAGATATCTAGTAATAGAATACGTTAGCCACTACAGAAGAAACAGGTAAAGTTATTTGAGTATTAAACTTTTCAGTAATTGCAGAGTTAGCACCTGTCCATCCGCCCATAGCTAATCCAGAGTTTTGACCTCCACATCCAGACAAAGTAATTCTAGCAGTTCCCAAAGAACTTGTGTTAGTCCAAAGGATACCATTAAATTTTTCGGTATTGGCGACATAGGAACCAGTACTACCCCCAAAACTTAAAGCAGAATTCTGAGTTCCGCACCCACTTAAGTTGGTTCTAGCAGATACTAACGAAGAAGCAATAGACCAAGTAGCCCCATTGAATTTTTCTGTGTTAGCTAATACATCAGAACCCGTAGTAGTTCCTCCAAAACTTAATCCAGAGTTTTGACCTCCACATCCCCCCAGCACATGCCTAGCAGTGTTCATATTACCAGTAGCAGTCCAAGTAGAACCATTAAATTTTTCAGTTATATTAGATGTAGAACCAGTATTACCTCCAAAGCTTAATCCAGAATTTTGAGTTCCAGCCCCTGCAAGTCCGTGTCTAGCAGTGTTTAAAGCCCCCGAACTTGTCCAAGTGGAACCATCGAATTTTTCAGTTACAGCAGAAACAGTTCCTGTATTACCCCCAAAGCTTAACCCCGCTGTTTGAGTTCCACACCCTGCTAATAGATAGCGAGTAGTATTTAAGTTTCCACTATTAGACCACGTAGCACCGTTAAATTTTTCAGTATTATTTAATATAGTAGAAGCGTTATATCCCCCAAAGCATGTTCCAGTATTCTCAAATCCACAACTTCCCATAGCATATCTAGCAGTGTTTAAGTTACCAGAAGCAGTCCATACTCCTCCAACAACGTCATCTAGGAATCCAAGAGTAGCTAAGTCATTTTGTTCTTCCTCAGTTAATCCATTACTTACAGGTCTTACTTCTACTGCTAAATAAGCAGGACAATATATTTCAAAAGTATTTAAATCGTCTTTTAATGTATTTAATTCTATTATATCATTATTACTACTCAATAAATAATAGGAAAATAAAGGTTCTCCAATAAATTTTTCAGTAACAGCAGAAACAGAACCTGTGGCTCCTCCAAAACTTAATCCAGAACCCTGAGTACCACACCCTGCTAATCCCCACCTAGCAGTGTTTAAGTTACTACCACTAGTCCAAGCAGAACCATTAAATTTCTCAGTGTTGTTCAAATAATTTGAACCGTTGGTGGTTCCCCCAAAACTTAATCCAGAATTTTGAGTTCCAGCTCCTGCAAGACTGTACCTAGCAGTATTTAAACTATTTGAATTAACCCAAATAGAGCCATTAAACTTTTCAGTAATTGAGGATATTGCTCCTGTCCAGCCTCCAAAACTTAATCCAGAATTTTGAGTTCCGCAACCTCCCACAGCCATTCTAGCAGTGTTTAGTGAACCTGAAGTAGCCCAAGCAGAACCATTAAATTTCTCTGTTACAGCGGAAGCGGAACCAGTGTTACCTCCAAAACTTAATCCAGAATTTTGAGTTCCAGCTCCTGCAAGACCATATCTAGCAGTGTTTAGTGAACCTGAAGTAGCCCAAGCAGAACCATTAAATTTTTCTGTTACAGAAGAGTAAGCTCCTAATCCAGAAGAATCTCCCCCAAAACTTAATCCAGAATTTTGAGTTCCACAACTTCCCATACTTAATCTAGCAGTGTTTAGTGAACCTGAAGTAGCCCAAGCAGAACCATTAAATTTCTCTGTTACAGCGGAAGCGGAACCAGTGTTACCTCCAAAACTTAATCCAGAATTTTGAGTTCCAGCTCCGTTAATTCCCCACCTAGCAGTGTTTAAATTCCCAAAATTACTCCAAATATTACTAACTAAATTAGTTCCTATATAATTAGTTAAGTTTATATATCTGTTACCAGAGTCTGAAATATAGAATTCTTTATACATAGCATCTACGTCTAAAGATGTTATGGTTAAACTTCCACCTCCTCCAGTTCCAGTATTAACTTGAGTCCATCCAGTATTTCCACCATTAGATGTTTTTCTATAAACATAACCAGTTGCAGTATCTTCGTATATAATACCTATGTTAGCAGTAACAACTCCTTCAGGAGCACCAGAATCTCTCAGAAATGTGGCATTAATACCATTATATAGAGTATCAAAATCACTATTTACCTGAGCAGCTAAACTTATTGTATTTCCAGTAAAATCGTATGGTTTACTTAAAGTCATATATTATTAACCCCACATAGCACTTGATACAATATGCCAGTTATCACCATCACTAACAACCCTCATATAGGCATATTGACCGCCTATAGTTTTATTTAAACTTCCGTCCAAAGTATCAGTTAAATCACCCTCTATTATCACGTTACCCGTTCCAGAATCAACCTTTTTAACAATTACTTCTTTACCAGTAACATTAGCAGCGGGAGGTAGGGTTATGGTTCTATCGGAACTTCCAGTAGTAACAGTAGCAAAACTTTCATTATTAGCCATACTGTAATCAGTACTATTTACTGCTACAAAAGTAAAACCAGAACTTCCAGTCTGACCTAGTATGTTAGTCCAAGACCCCCCATTATCCTGTCCTTGTAAAACTCCAGAGTTAGACCTGATACCTACTTTATTAGCCCCTTTTCCAATAGTAAATGTATCTATCAAAGTACCAATCAGATTAAGTAACATTATTATTAATTCCCTTAAATTAAATTACGTGCTTATTCATCATAAAGTTCTCTATTTAAAATATAAAAGTCCCAGTAAATAACTGAGACTTTTTTAGGTATATTTTTATATATTTTTAAATTAGTTCATATAGCTTATTTTTTATAATGAAATCAGCTATTCCGTTATCTCTTCCCACATATAAATTCATAGCTAAAGACATCTTATTACCTAATTCTGAGGTGGCTTTTATAGCATAATCTTTTCTTTGTAAATTTTTATTAGTACTATAGAAATTATCTATCTCTTGAATCAGCTCATTATATAAAACTACTAATTTTACTCTAAATTCTTCTAGGTACCTTAATAAATCTTTATCTTCTTTAAATAGTGGAAGAATATCATCTAGCCCATTGCCTAGAATAAGTTCAGATAAGTGTTTTTTATTAGAAACATTGTCCTTGCAACGATGTTTTTTAATGTAATCCAAGGTTTTGAATTTCATCCTTTGTCCATTATCAAAAACTATTACAAATCCTTCTCTACCAGAAGCAGTTTCTTGTAATTTAGCAACATCTTCTAAACTTATATTGTACTTTTTTACAATTTCAAAAGGACATTCCTTTAATTCATGTACGGAATGATATTCTCCTGTTAGCATATTTCTCAAAGCTAACAAAACCAATTTTTCTTCGGGATAGAATAAGACTATTTGGTTAGTAGGTGCTACATATTCTGCAAGAACCGTATATCCTTTATCTATCCAATCATTACAGAAATCTTTATAAAGATTATTATTATTTATTATTTCGGTGGCTCTGATAGCTTGGTCGGAATAGGGGGTAGATTTAGTTTTAGCCAATAGTTTACCGTTTGGAAGTTTACCCACCATTATTAAGCTACCGTCTGTTTTTTCAGTGATAGATGTGGGGGTCAATTGAGATACTAACAATTTATCCGTGAAAGGATTCTCTTCATAGTTGAAGAACTTTTCAAAAGGTCTAGCGAATATAGATAAATTTTCATGAGTATCTCTCATAAAAGATATGCCCCTACTTTCTAATGAACATTCAGACAGCCAATCACTGTAACTAGCTAATTTGTAAGAGAAAGTTTGTATAATATACCCATCATATTCATGTTCTATTTTATAAAAAACTTCACTATGCTGAGTTAGTTTAGATAGATTCTCGTACAAAGTTAATATGTCCATCAGTATCTCCTTCATTAAAATATTTCCACAAATAACCACCTGCTATTTTTCTTTTATTTTTACAAACCTGTCCTATGTTCTGTGCGGGGATGCCGTAAAATTTAGATGCTTCTGACATACTTTGAAATACTAAACCTGTTGTTACATTAATTACCCTTTTTCTATTAGGGTTGTTTTTACTAACTTTTATTTTCATTTCTTCGGTATGTTTATATCCTAGGCAATGTTTATTATTTTTTAAAGCTTCACTTAATTTTATTCTAGTTTCATCTTTGGTTATTCTAAGTTTTCTAGCATTCCTTAGTTTCACTTTAGTTTCTTCAGTATGAGGAATACCTTTGTTACTAGCATTACGTCCCTTAAGTGCTTTACTTAAATTATTTTTATGCTCATCTGAGAATTCAATACCTAAATTACTTTCAGCAATTCCTCTCTTATTATAACCGTATCTTGGATTGTTAGCTTTTAAACTATCTATCCAATATTGCTCTTTTTCCAACAATAAATTCTTTAATTGTTCCACATCTTTAGATAATACTATATATTCTAAAACCTCAAATATGAAATTATCTTTCCCGTATTTATTATAAGAACTTTGTAAATGTTTATTATGATGTACTCCTCTTTTTAAGTTATCAAAATGTTGTTGTTTTCTACTTTTTAAGCGAGAGGAACTACCAATATAGTATTTACCAGTTACTGTATTAATTATCTTATAAACACCTTGATTCATGTTGTTAATTCTTGCATTGATAATCTTGTTAATAATTTATTATAGCATGACAGGTATGTTAAGTCAATATCTTTCTCTTGGATACATTTAAAATCTTTAACATTAATTAATATCTTGTCAAAACTATTATCTAATAGAAATTCCAAGAAAGTATTTGTTATAGTTTCATAGGATACATCATTTTTGAATACTATCTTCCATGTTTTTCTATCTTCAAAGGCTAAACATCTCTTATTGAAATAGTGTATTTCATAGATAAAACTATTCCTAGTTGTATTATTGAATATTTGATAGAGTATAAAAGGATATTGACTTACTCCCAATTCTTGACATCCCATACACTCGGTTAAGAAATCACCACAATAATGTATTCTCTTAAATTGTTCCTCTGTTCTATGACTTTCATACTTATACTTCAAAAACGAGTACAGAATGCCTATAATTCCGCCTACTATAATTTCATTAAAAATCATATAAAATTTTTACCGTTAGTGGCAATTGTTATAAGTTTATCTACATCATATAGTCTTGTGGAAATAGCTAAAGTCTCTAATTCTTTATACATATCTCCATCATTAAAGGGTAGCATTAAATCAGATATGTTATCGGTTCCTATTCCTACTTGTATTTCGTATTCCAACATCTCATCTACAGGTGTTATAGAATTATGTACTGGTTGTAATTCTTCTTTTCTGGGAGAATCCAACCATGCCCTAGGACAACAGATAATAGAAGTTCCCGTTTCTTTTAAATAATCATAGATAAAATTTCTATAATTTCTAGGATGACTAGAAAGAGAAATACAATGTATTAATGATACTTGTCCTTCTAATCCATATTCTACTATCTTATTTAATACTAGCTCGGTCTCTTTTTCTTCGGAAGAATTGAATTGGTCTACATGAACATGAACTTTTTTAGATAACTGTTTAGCCCTTTTAAATACTATATCCAAATGAGCTTCTAAGTCAATATCTCTAGCAGGTAAAGAACCTATAATATCACAATAGGCAGAACCCATGTCAAAATAATACCTGTTTTTTTCATCTAAAATACCTTTTAGAGTTTGGTTAGCACATTTTAGGTCTATTAAAGCTCCAAAATTTCCTTTAACATTTTCAAAAGCTTCGTATGGTTTAGATTCTGATACTTCATCAAAGTCTAAAAAGGTACATATTCCTCTAGCTCCGTTCATTTTTTGATAAGTAACAGCATTCATCATATTAGTAGTTAGTTGTTTTACAGTTATTTCTTTCTTTATAGTATCTACTAAATGCCATTTTTGTTTTAAATTCTTATTGGATACATTAAAATTTTCATCTGTAAGAGTATAAGCTCTATCCAAGTGAGCATGACAATTATAAAATCCGCCCTTTTTCTCTATGAGGTCTCTAAAATATCCTTCTACGTTAAAAAACATATTACTCCTTAAAATTTAACTTTACAAGACTTATCTATTCTAGTTAGAATACTAACTCCACTAAATTTTTCATCTCCATTCAAGTTCATCAGAGCTTCTACTATACCCACTGCTTCTCCCCTACTATTTAATACTGGACTGCCAGACCATCCTTTAGCTATGAAAGAGTCTGAGACAAGATAGTTGTCGGTAACTCCAAATATTTGACCAGAAGAAGAACTAACACAATTGTTAATTTTTATCTTATCCCCTTTTTTAATGGTACCTATAGAATATGGGGCTATTCCTTCTGTATTTATATTTATGGTGGTTATAGTGTTAGTCAAGTATTTAACCTGACTCTGACTTATCAATCTAGCTTTGCCTTTAATATCTATAAAAACATATTCAAAATTATTATTTAAGATATGGGTAGCTGTTATTATTTTATTTTTTCCAACAATAAAACCATGACCATAGGCTATATGGTTTTTATCTACTACTCCTATAATTAAAACAATTCTATCGTCCTGACATCTTTTTAGAAGAATATCTTTGGCACAACATTGGATAGCTAATAAAAAACAAAACAAAATGGATAATAAAATTCTAAACATAAAAATATCTCCTTTTATTTGATTATACCAAACACGGAGATAAAAGTCAAGTTAAAAATTCATGAATTTTTGTAAAGCTTTTTCTACATCATCTACTTCAGAATCATCTAACTCTTTATCATCTATTAAATCTTCTAAATCAGATACTAATCTATTATATAAAAATCTGGATAATAGTTTATATTGAGCATTGTCATCTTCCCACTCTGGGGTATCAGCACTGTGCTTTCTTCTTATTTCTTTCCAATGTTTTTTATCTTGAGAAAGGGAGGCTATTTCCTGTTCCATAGAGTCCAATTTATCTTGTAATAAATCTCTTAATTGTATTTTAGTCTCTTCAGGAACTCTTCCCATAACATTTCTGAGATACCTATAATCTATCAAATCTCTTCTTAATTTACCGATATCTAAATCTGCATCTTTAGTGAGATACTCTATTTTAGAAAACACGTCTTTAAATACTTCGTAGGGATTGTATGTATCTTGTTTTAATATTGGTTTTTTAATCCAAGTATTTTGTAGCAGTGAATAAACTCCTATACTTTTTAAATCTGACTCTTCATCAAACTCTACATACACTTCAAAAGGATGAATACCTGCATACCAATTATTTTCTTCTCTATTATCTTTGTACCACTTCATTACTTTTTTGGTAAACTCTAAATTATCTTCTCCCTCTATTTGGTCAACATTAGGAATTATATGAATATCTATATCCGATTCATCATCGTATATATTGGATGTTATGGAACCTATGATATAAATATCCCTAGATAGTTCAATAAGATTATAATACGGATAAGCTCTTAGTGCTCTAAATATTTTGTTTTTTACGTCTTTTCTAAGGACGTAATCTTCATTATCTTTAAAAAACCAAACATCCTCAGAAGGTTTTTCATGAGGAAAGTCTATGGAGGACTCATTTAATCCGCCAATAATGTTTTTAATCTTTTTTAATGACATTATTTCTTTTCTTCTGTAAGAGGTCTAAGCTCTTTACTTTTCTTCTCATCTACCAAACTGCTAATGTTCATTAATAATTGTTTAATTTTTTCTAATCCTTGTTCCATACCAAATTTCCAGAATTAATTGTACTCTATCTATTTATAATTTAAAATAAGTATGTAACAAACTAATCTATCAGTTCTTTTAGTACTAGATATTTATTAATATCTTCTTCATTTATAGGTAATAACTCTGTATCAAATCTATATCTAGTATACATTTTTATCATTTCTTTACCCAATAGCTCATTATCCAACATAAATATAATTATTTTATTAAAAATATCTTGAATATCATCGTTTCTAACCTTATAGTAACTAATCTCTATGTTATTCCCCCAGCTAAATCTTAAAGATATTTCAAAATTATCTATATCCAACCTATGCAGTATTATATCGTACTTTCTATCGAAGGCTTTTATAGAATAAAGTAATTTACTCAATGTAGGATTTTCTATAATAGTTGAAATTTCTATTTCATTCGGATACATATCTAACTACCTGTCAGCTCTAATAGCATTCCTAGCCTACATCTTAAATCCTCTGATAAATTTGAATTTTCTAAAATATTATTTAATTGATAATTTTCTATTTGGTCATATCCTTCATTATCTAAAATATATTGGACTAATTCAGTAGGGCACTGACCTATAAAAAATGTAAAAAAATTACTAAATGAAAAATCCATCAACCTAACATCGAATTTTGCTTTATTAAACGCAAATCTATTTACTATTATATGAAGAATATCCCTTTCTGTTATGTTAGTTCTTTTTAATTTTCCGTGAAAAACTGTTCGGGTTATGAAACATTGAAATTCTTTATAATTCACTTTTTCTTTTGGGATATGTATAGTATGATTAGGTAACTCAGTATAATAATATCCAAGAGCTATTATTTCTGTAGCTTTGTTCGGTATTATTAGTTCAGAGGGGTCATTGTTATAATATTCTATCTCTTCTATTTGCATGGAAGATTCTAATATTCTTATATTTTTAGTATTACTTTTTATGGCATTATTTCCATAATCCCTTGGTTTAATATTATATTTTTCCATAAAAGAAGCTAAATTACTCATATTATTAGTTTTTCATATCCTCGAGGATACTTATAAATTTATCTATCTCTTTCTTTTCTATAAGACCACATTCATAGTCTCCGACATCTCTATTAAAGGCATATCTGACACCTAGCCACAATCTTTTAAAGAAGTTATGTTGTTTTGGATTAAGTCTAACATCCGCATAAACAGTATCATCTCCCTCTACGGTATAGAAACGTAGTACATGATGAGCACAACAACATTCACACTCAACATAACCAACTTTAAAAGTACAATTATTGGCACCTTCGTATTTATTTATCATATTTATTTCTCCTCTTCGTCTTTGTTCTCTTTTATGAAACTAGATTCTTTAGACAATTTATTCTGTTCATCTAAAAGTTTAAAATAATCTTCTTTTGTGGGAGCTAACATACTAATACTACCATTAGTTATTATATAGACTAGATAATAATTGAGATTTCTTACTATGTCATTAAGTATCTCCTTATTATATCTATAGAAGACACTGACACATAAGATAGAAAGAACTCCATTAAGTACTAAGTTAGTTCCTCCCAGAATACCCATTAGATGATATAATAAAGATATAGGAAAAATATATAAAACTGCTATATTTAATAAAGTTATTACTAGGGATATTGCTATAAATCTAGGGTTCATTAAAATTCTCCAATAATCTACTTTAAATCAGTATAACATCAATTATACTGATTTACAATACTATGTTAAGTTTAATTAACTCCAAATATGTGTTAAATATTTTTGAAGAGATTTAAAGAATCCTTCGTAGTTCTTTTTCTCGAAAGCTACTACTTTGTGTATATACTCTTTTTGTTCTGGAGTAGACTCTTTAAATCTAAGATGACCTTCTTCTGTTCTTTCGAACCACTCATCTACATTATCACTACAAGGCATATCCCCTAAGTATTTATGGGAGTTAGAAAACCTATCCATACGACCACGAATTACATCTATCTTCTTAACTGTCCAAGGAGCATCATAATGTATATCATCCTCTACCATAACTTTCCTTAGTCTTCCTAATTTAAAGTCTATTATTCTTAGCAGATAATCATAATCCCAATCCTCATCATTATATAAAACAGGAATCCATCTAATTAATCGTTCTGCAAACCTAAATTGCTTTCTTATGAAATAGGCTACGTCATTTTCTAATAGTAAATCTCCCACTTTTGTAAAAATAGTTTCTTCTCTGGGTTCGAAATTTTTAATTGCTTTTGGACTTAACATAATTTATTCTCCTCATATTAATCTAGTAATTCTCTCATAGATATTAAACTTTGTACATTATCACTAAATATCCTACCTTCTTCTTCGAATATCTTCCTTAACTCTTTTAAAGATATATTATTATTTACTGAAACATAGCCAGTACTAGGAACTTCCTCCATTATAACTGTCTTTTTAAACGTACCTGTTTCTGTTAATTTGTATATTGTATCCCTAGCTAGCATATAAATAGTCATGTTAATTCTCTTATCATTTTAAGTCTAAACTGAACCTGAGTAGGTAAGTGGGATAATTTTAAATACTTGATATCCAATAAATCTAAATTTTTTAAAATAAACTCTTCGGATAACTTTTGAAATTTGGAAAGCATCCTAGATACCTTTTTGAACTCTTCGGGACATTCGTATTGTATTAGCTCTAACAGTCTGACACAAGACTCTTCCGATAATTTTTGAATTTGTAGCAGGGATACTAATCCAGATATATCTATAGTATTATCGCTTTTGGAACGAATTATAGTTTCCAAATATTTATTTAAAAATTTTTCAGTATAGTTTAATTTTACATAAGTAATTTCTGTGTAGTTGTGAGGATGACCAAACACTTGTTTAACCAAGGCACTAAGTACAATGCCCTCTTCTAATTCTAATTCTCTCTCTACCCTACCCATTCTTAGTTTTCTACAAGAATGACCATGAGTAAGAGAAAACCACCGATACTTATTGTCTTCAGAATCGGAGAAAATTTTAGTATAATCATACCATTTTGATAATTTTACTTCTTTAGTTATCTTTTTCATCTTCTGTCAGGACTATCTCCTCTACCAATTCTCCTTTATCGTCGTAAAGGATGACTTTAATGCTTCCTTTAAAGTCGTTCATTTCTTTTATAGCCTTTAAAAAAGCCTTATCCTGTTCTTCTTCTTTTTTAAAGCCATCAAGGATTATATCAAAATCTGCTAAATCTTCTTTTTTTACTTCTGGGTCTATCTTATACAAAGATAGATAATTTTTAATTCTAGTAACGAATTCTTCTTTTAATTTTACCATCCCATACAGGGTTGTTATCTGACCCCGTAGTTGTTCAGAAGGTTGGTAGGTTTCTTCATCTATACTATTTTCTTCTACGCATTTTAGGTGTTCCTGCATAGTATCTTTTCTTAAATCGTTTATTTGTTCTACTAGGGTTTCTAATCTGGAAAGATATAAAAGTATTTTTTCTCCAGCTAACATAATTCCTCCATTTATTAATCTTCAACCAATTCTTGCATTAACTTTATTCTTATCTTAAAATCTTCTGGTATATTCTTGAAATCCCCACTCAGCATGTATTCTCTGTTATGATATTTAGGATAGATAGAATGAAACATTTTCCAGAATAAATCTTCATATAAGTACATATATTTACAATGTCTTAGATAATTTTCTACTAATATACTATCATCTATATATTTTAACCAAAAGGATTCAGGTAAAGGAGGTATCTCGTCTTTAAATAAAAAATTTAATACTATCATATCTCTATCACAAGTATGTAAAGTATCTAATAACATCTCTAATGCAAAAACATCTCTATGTGCTTTATACATAAAATAGAAATATACTATATTTTCTTTATCGTGCCCCATATAAGCATTTATAACGGCTTGCTGGAAGACATACTCGGGTATCTTTTCAACCAATTGAGGATGCAATGGTAAAACATCTCTATAAATGCTAGGAGCTTGGTTGTTTTTTATTAAGTTTATTACTATATCTAGGCATACATCTTCTCGATAGTAATTTCTATTTAAAAAGTCATTTAACTTTTGATAATCTACACATGTTATAAAATCAAAATTCATATATTAATCACACAATTCCGATAAGGCAAGATACCTGTGTGTAATCTCGTCCATATCTTCCGATTTATATATAACGTCTGTATTCTTTTCGTAGTCTTCTAAGGCTTTAGAGAAATTAATGTATTTAAAATTCTGTCCCATATCTACAAATCTACCACTATTAGAAATAAAACCATGACTGACACCATCTATGGGAGTCTTCAGACCTGCATGGAATATACTAATCTCATTTACATATTTCAAAGATAGCCCTTCCCCATCCCTGATTATATAATACATAGTCTTTTTACGTTTCATTTATTCCTCGTTCTTTATCAGATATTTATTAGAAATAGACTTAAAAGAAATTACTTGATTGTTAATTAAGTTTTTAGATTTAAATACTAATCCTTCTCTTTCAGAACCAGATATAACGGATTTACCTTCTGCCATTTTTAGTAAATCAGCTACTGTTAAGTTATCTAGGTTAGTGGAACCCAGTATCGGAACATGGGGTATCTCTATTCCATCTATAACATTTAATTCTTTAAGGGTATTTAATCTTTCTTCTGGAGTCATATATCTCTTTTTATCAATATCAAAAATATCGAAGAGTTTAAAATGGTGTCCTTTGTATTTACCTCTATTTTTTTGTATACCTTCTCCCACTAATTCTCCCTGTAAAGATATATTTTTATTATAAATTTCTAATTTTTCTAATATCCTTAAGCTTCTTACGATGTCCCAGAAGGTATTACCCACAGTTTCTTTAAGTTCATAGTTTCTGGAGCATACACCTTGCTCTCCATCTTTTCTAAAGACTGTACAAGAACTACCATCCTCTTTTTCAGATATCTCAAACTCCTCATACCTATATTTTTCTAAATAATCGGGTAAGTTTTGAATTCTCTCTTGGTCTGTTTTAGAAATTCCCGATGGAAAATTTCCTTTTATATTTCCAGCTAGGTTAGCTGGAAGAGGAGGTTCGTATTTTAGAATACCCAGACTCTCTGTAACATCATCTCCTACTTGTAAATTAAAAGCAAACTCATGATTAAACAATTTATGTGGGTCTAAAACCAGTCCTTGGCTTATTTGCCCACGTAACTTCACTGTTCTGAGACGTTCTCCCCTAATTCCCTCATATTCTTTAGGTTCGTAACCTTCTCTAGTTAGAAACGGTGCTATATTAGTGGGTATAAAAGAGTCAATCTCAAAGTAGCAGACCTTATCAAACTCTTTAAATTCATTTTTCTTTACTACCACAATCCACCCGCCTAAATGAGCTGCTTCTATGGCATCTGCTCCTTCTATGGGAGCTATTTTATCTATCTGTCTTATAGTTGCTAATTTTCTTTCCATGATGTTATTCTCCTTATTATTTTCTATTAAGATTATACCAAAGAAATATCCAAAAGTCAAGCTATGTTAAGAAATGTGTAGCTTATATTATAAGTAGAGGTAAAGATGGGAGATAGATTATGTTTGATTTTATTAAGAAATTTTTTGAAAAAACTAATGAAGTACAGAGTAAGATTGACGAAGTGCAAGTATCTGCACAGAGTAAAATAGATGCTACTGAGGATATTGAAAAATCCTTAGAGGCGGAACTTGTAGAAACTAAAGAACAGTTAATTACTTATAAAAATTTCTATTCCACTGTTACTACTCTAGTAAAAGACATTCCTATAACTCTTACTAGCAATGTAAAAGATGAAACTATAGCCAAACTTCAACATATTGTAAATTTCTACAATGCTCAACTAGCTAAAGTAAAAGCTCCACGGTCTTAGTACATTTTTTACATACATATACAGCTCTAAGTTTATGGGGAGGAGAGAATTCTTTACAGCCATTTCCTCCTCTTACCGAGGATATCCTAGAAGATATCTTACAGTAGGTTCTATGGTAGGCACATTCTTCGAATTGAAATTCCCTTTTTCTTTCTCCATTTAGAGTTTCCCGATATTTTTTAATTAAGTGTTTGCATGCTCCACAATTGGAAGTAGTATACTCTTCTTTTTCGTATACTTTTTCATAATTATGATTACAAAATATCTTCCTTATCCTATCTAACATACCAATCCCTCAAGAATCTTGGCTTCCTCCGAGATTCTTTCTTTATATTTTGCTATAAAATGTTCATGGTAGTCCCTGTTATATGCTTCATAATCATTTTTAACACGACCATTAAAAAGGATATCTCTTCCTGAAAAATATTCCTTTAACTGTTCAAAAGACACTGGGGTATAATTCCACTTATCCACACCTACATCAGTGGATAATCCGTAGTCTGGACAAGTATTATGTACGTGTCCGTACAAATGCCAAGCTCCGTGAAAGGAACGATTCCAGCTTCTGTGAGGATAGTGGGAAAGATAAATATATTGACCGTCTACTGTTATGCTTTTACCTTTATACATTCCTTGAATTAGACCGTCTATCTGCATCTTTCTATATACTTGTTCCGTATCGTGGTTTCCAAGAATTAAAAATTTCTGTCCGTTCAGCATAGGGAGTACATGTTTATAATTCTGATGTCCCCATATCATATCGCCCAACATCCATATAGTATCTCTGTTAGTAACAACGGAGTTCCAATTATTTATTAAAGCTTCGTTCATCTCTTCAACTGATTTATAGGGTCTATTGCAATATCCTATAATATTTTTTGACCCTATATGTAAATCTGCTGTAAAGAATATATTAGATTTCAAGATATCAGCTCCTCCATCATTATTTTTGTGCTTATATAATCCATTGCTTCTTTTTTAGTATCAAATTCATACCAAATACTGTTGTCCCTGTTGTTATTTATAGAAAGATATATTGTAGCTAGGAACATTGATTGGTCTAACTTACAATAATCCATTTTATTTCCTTTATAGTATTCTTCATGGAATATATGTTTATCATATCTATACAATAATTCTAATTGGGAGTCATCTTTAAATTTCTTTATATATGCTTTATTGGGATTTATATTACCTAACTCAGCAAGTCTCATCTACTAACTCCATCATAGTAAGAGTAGCTAACATAGCTTCTTCATCTATCCCGCCATGTCTTTCTAGTAGGGTATCAATTATGTTACAAGAGACGTATCCATATACATCTTGAACAGGTTCATTCAGTGTTTCTGCTAACCAATTATCAAAAGGTTCTGGAAATCCTATTTCTAAGTGGGAATACTCTACATTCTCATCTTTGGGGGTACAGTAGTGATGAGAGCTACCTTGAATACTAACGGTAAATCCATCTTTACAAACTATAGCAGGTCTAGGAAAACTGTATCTTCCGAAAGGTGCACGTTTGTATGATAATTTAAGGTATTCTTTTAAATTCATCCTAGATACCGTTTTCTTGTACATGTTTTAATAATCTTTTAACTTCTATAGCAGGAACAGTTATGTTTTTTAATAATTCGTCATTAGTATTTAATAAATCATCTACTGATAAATTTATTATATCTTCTTTTATATAATATTGTGATGATAATAATTTTTCTAATAATGAATTTTTGTTTTTTGACATATAATTTCTCCTTTTACATCCATTATAATAAATAAAAGGGTTGTTGTCAACCCTTTTGTAAAGAAATATTTATCTATCTTTAGTTACTTTAATTTGTACGATATGGTTAGGAGTGATTACTGACCAGTCTTGATACTGTACTGTTACCCAAGGATGACGAAGGTAAGTATAACTAGGTTCTTCTACTACATCCTGTATGAGTTCTCTCATAGTTTCTTTAACTAGATGTTTCTCATAAGCTTCCATATAGCATTTCTTGGGAGCCAATTGAAATTGTTTAGGTTGTTTAGTTTTTTCCCAACGTCTACTCATTATTTTAGATACACTATAACTCTTCCAGAACCTTGAGTAGGGGTTCCAGTAAAATATATTCTTATATCGGAATTATAAGAATATTCAAAACCGCTTGCTTTTTCATATAAGTTAGATACTGTTAGTTCTGAATCTGTAGCAATAGTAAACAAATCAGAAACGAGAGCATCCCCTACCGTTATTGTTCCTTCGTCAAATGCACTTTCTACTTCTATTACTACTTTATCTACAAAATACCCGTCATAGGTATTTCCTATAGTAATCCAATCTAATCCAAAAGTATTAAAATCAAAATCTCCTACAATTTTGCCTATTTCATCATATACTTCTTTAATTGCGTTTTGTACGTTAGTGGATGTTAAGTTACCCGTAGGAGTAAAAGGTAAATCAGTAGCAGTAGCACTTCCAGACACGTCGCCTGTTGTACTTTTAAGTATTCCCCCAAGGGTACCAATTTTTAAATTAGGTACTATGGTCTTTTTATCAATAGTTAATCCGCTTGCATCCGACGTAAGGGTAGTTTTGTTAGCTTTACCAATGGAAAATACTCCACTAAGGGTACCGATAATGTTTTCAATTAATCCCACAACAAATTTCTCCTTTTATGAATACTATACGATATCTTTTTAATTAATTATATCACGATAACGGGATTATGTCAAGCTACTATAAATTTTATCTATCATATCTTCTATTTTAGTATCCCCAGAGAATTCAAAGGATAATCTTTTTTTATCTACCGTTTTTCCTATCTTAATATCTATCTGGATATCAGAATATTCTTGATATTCTTTGTGTTCTTTTCCAGCATTATAATAAATAGTAATCATGCCACTGAAAAGTTTCCCTTTAAATCCAATTGTGGTTTTAAGGAATTTTTCCCCATAAGGATAATTTCTAACTATTTTAAATCTATCTCCTAATTTATTAGATAGCATTCCTAACATTTTTTCTATTATGTTAGTTTCTAAATACTCATCTCTTTTTTGAGTTATCTTCCCAGTAGCTTTTTCCTGTCTCAGTTCAAAAGTTTCTATTATCTCAAAAGAATCTCTAGTCAAAAATATGGCTTGGTGGGGTTCGTCTGGATGTATGATAGATTTACTTTTTTCTTCAGCATTATCTACTAAAACTTTTATCCCAGCTTTTACTAATAATTGATTACTTATCTTGGGGCTTAGTACTGTTTTATTAGTCAAACCTACAGTTATCATTCTGTAAAATTGATATCCAGCTCTTATTCCCCTATTAACTACGTAATTTTGATAAATAACATCCCATCTTTCCTCTGGAAACATTATACTTAAATAGTGAATAAATTGTTCCCTTGTTAAATCTTGTAAATATAGGGTTTGGTTAGGGACAGTATTTCTAACAATTGCTAAATATCTTCTATTTGTTCCAAATCCTATGTCAGAAGGATGATGCACAACATAGTCAGCGGGAAAAGCATATACCCCAGCGGGGTCTTCATGTGTTCCAGCAGGGTCATAGACTATCCTTTTATCCAGAACATCAGATTTAAAATTAGAGAAGTGAACATACAAGTTATCTAAGTTTTGAGTTTTGTATTTTTCTACAAAATTGACAAATTGCTTAGGATAGTAGTCGGTATAATGCACCTCATTTATTAAATTTATAATTTTTTTAAACATGTTATTTACCTATATAAGGTTCTATCTCTAAATTCCAAAACTCTTCTGGAGATTTAAAGTGTTGTTGAGCTAACATTCTCTTAAAAGCATTAGCATTAGCTACTTTTTCTAATGGTAAGTTTTCATATGCTTTTCTTTCTTTTATCATGTCTCTTAAATATAGTTTAAAATCCTCATCACTGGTTATTTTAAATTCTTCTTTATTTCTTTTAAAATATTCGGCATGTTCTTTATAGGATTTATTATAAAAGTCTGGGCTTACTATATAATTCAGAGCATGTTCTATCTCATGAACTAATTGTTTGGGTCTATCCAACACAGATATTCTATTGTCTATAGATACAAAAGGTATTTCTTCCCCAGATGCTGTTTTCCCCACAGAAAAGAAACTTCCTTCGGGTTGGAATATTATAGGCAACCCTCCTATTTTCTTATAAACAGTGGGAGCTTCGGAAGTTAATAAGTCTGATAATTTAATATCGTTAGTTAAGCTTTTATCATAAATAGTCTGATTGAATATGGGAGCCTTATTCATAATATCCCAGAAATCTAAACCGTAGTAACTTTCCAACCATTTTTGGAATTCGGGGTATGTTTTTATATCTGAGCTTAATACTTCTGATTTAAGTAATTCTAAATCTTTATTTAATATATGCTTAGTTAGAGGATTGACTCTCTCATTAACTAGCTTTAATATTTTCTTAAACATACCATAACCCTAATAAACATCTTCGTTTATAATATAAATTAATTAATCGTCATCATCTAAATTAAAGGTATTAGAAGTAATACCATAATTAGGGTTTAATCTAGGTAATCCTCCATTTATAATTAAAGGCATATAAGGGGCATGTATCACGCTTCTCAACATAGCTTCTAAATCATCTTTTTCATTATCATCTGTTAATTCAGCCATAACCCTAGAAGATAGATGAACGCTATCAAGATATTCTATTAATGATTCCCTATCTTTAAAATGGATTGGACTAAAATTATCAGCTTCCAACTCTTCTACTTTTAAACAATAGTTACCTTCAAAGATTCCATATCCTTCTTTATTAGCTATATAATTATAATAGAGTTCTCCTTCATCATGATACATTATATTATCCGACAAGAATACAACTTTATCAGCTCTCTGAGTATCTGCTGATTTAAGGTAGACAAATCCTCCTTCAGAAGAAAGTTTTTCTACTATAGTTGTAGCTAAAACAAGATTATCTAAATGTTTTAATTTTAAATACATGACTAATCCTTAGTTAGATTTAAAGTTATAGATAGGTTTTATGATATCCAATATCTCTACAGTATCCTGAACTAGCATAATTATCTCTTCTGAGGGTTTGTAAGCCATAGGAGCTTCATCTAAAGTGGATTGTTTTACAGAAGTGGAATAAACATTCGCCATTTCTTTTTCAAAATCTTCCAATTTTAAAGTATCCTTAGCTTTAGACCTAGACATCAATCTTCCAGCACCGTGGGGAGCCGAATAATTCCAATCTTTATTACCTTTTCCAATAGCCAGTATAGAACCGTCCCTCATATTTAAAGGAATTAAAACTAGTTCTTCTAACTCTGCCGAGATAGCTCCTTTTCTTATTATTCCATTTTCGTCAATATAATTATGGATAGTTTCAAATCGTTCTATTTCATTTAAGCCTAGAGATTTAACTATTCTGTTAGCCATATTATGTCTACTAATAGAAGCATATTTTTGAGCAATTCTTAAATCATATATGTATTCATCCTTAAGGGTACCCTCTAAGAAACACAAATGTTTAGGAGTTTTATATTTTTCGTTATACTGCTTAGTTTCTTCTATATAATTCTGTAATTCTTCAAACTTGCCTTCTTGTTTAAAAGATTCTATCTTTTCTTTATGAAAAGCTTTTACTTTATCCGCACAATATTTCTCTGCTATTCTCTGATGATACTCTGCAACACATTTTCCAAAATTTCTCGAACCGCTGTGAATTACTAGGTACTTATTATCCTCTGAATCTACGTTTATTTCTATGAAATGGTTTCCTCCACCTAAAGAACCCACACCTTTTAGAAATTCTCCAAAATCCCTGCCAAGTTTCTTACCTATTTTTTTAACATCGTCCTCTATACTAGAAACATTAGCAACAACTTTATTATTGTTTTTAAATCCGTGTGGAATATTATGTCTTATATAATCATCTATGTCTGATAGATTTAATTCTGATTTATCCAACTTAACTGTAAGCATACCACAACCAATATCTACCCCTATTAAATTAGGAACAACCCTATCTTTCATGAGAGCAGTAAAACCTATCACGCATCCTTTACCAGCATGTGTATCAGGCATAATTCTCACATTAGCATCTACGAAAGCAGGAGTGTTTATTAATTCTATTACTTGACTCAATGCTTCTTTTTCTATATTGTCAGTATATATTATTGCATTACTATATTTGCCATCTAAATTTATCATTATTTTTCTCCAATTGTCTATATATTCCAAGCATAACATAAATTTTTATATATTTCAAGCTATTTTCTTAAATCATAAAGATATGTTACTTTTGGTTTAGTTTTTACGTAAATAGCTTCTCCAGTTTCTAAAGCTTTTTTAATTTCTTTAGCGAACGGTTTAAGTTCTCCTTTATTTTTAGTTCTTATACATTTATCATGATATCTTTTATCTCTATATAAGATAACTCTTCCAGCACTGGTATATCCAATATGTTCGAAGTTACTTGCTTTGTATATTATCCCAGTGTGTCCAAAAGTTTGGTCTGCGTAGGAAATTACTTTTTTAATATCTGTATTTTTCTTTAACCATTTTAATGTTTTCCCTATGAAATAGCTCTCTGTATTTCGAGGAGTATCATCTATACAGCATAACCTTCTTAATTCTATCACATCTCTCTCTTCATCAGCATACTTTTTCCAACAATTAGCCATAGCCATCTTACCATAAATCATGGCACCAATCATTTCATCACCTTTCATTAACCTGAAACAGTAATCTATTCTCAGTCCATTAATACTTTTACTGTAGTGCCACTTCTCTACAAAGTCTTTTATATCTTTTCTGGTACATAGTTCTACAATATAATTTCTTACAGAAGTTTCTTTCATTATGCTAATATATTTCTTTCTGGAAAATTTATTATTTTCTTATCTTTATTTATTTTAGAATTTAATAATTTTTTGCAAAGTTTAGCACAATCTGTGCAAATTAATAAATCTCCGTCTCCTAGGTATTTTTCTTTATCTTCTTTACAAAATCTACAAGACATTTTTATCTCCTTAATTAACTAACTCGTTTAACATTTTTAAACTATTCAATTCTTCTTCCGACACTACGTATGCGTTATGTCCTTGTAGCACATTTCCAACTATACTATCTGCTATATCACAAATGTTCCAAGCACTCTTTTGTTTAGTTTTATCTTTCCAGAGCATGTCATATTTTAAAGGGTAGCAACATCCGACATACCTGTAAACCCAATACTGAGAACCAGATTTAAAACAATTAACTATATCGTCGAAAGGAGAGGTTAGTACAAATATTTCCCTACTTGTTAGATAATTTGTTACTTCAGATAATGTCTCTTCTTCTAATTTAATCATTTACTAACTCATCCATCATCTCAAACCTAAATTCATCTAAAGCTATAAAATTTTTATTATTAAGTATGTACTCTTTTAACTCTTTTCTACCCATACCATGTTTATTATGGAACATTTCATGAAAATTACCTGTTTGAGGTATTTTATTTCGAGATTGAAGTTTCCAGCCATCATACCCTTCCACTAAAAGATATCCAGTTTTCAATAATCTATTCCAAAAAATCATCCTATTAATTCTCCCATGGTTATAGAAGGGAGAACAAAGTTGTATATTAATTCGTTAGACAGTAATCGTTCTTTAAGACCCATGAACAATACCGTAGTAGGAGTATCTTCAGAAATTAATTCATTTAACTCTTTAACTATCTGGCAGGGACAGTCCTTCAGATAAAAAATATCTATTATACAAGATAGCCTATTATATACATGAGGATTTTTAGTCTGTTGTTTGTAATACCTACGTGCTTCTCCTCGGTATTTTTCCATCTCATCGAACAAAGTATTCAAAACTATCCATTTATCTATTATCATGAAACTAGCTCTATCATTGTTTTTATAGTATCTAACTCTTGAGTTACTATTTCGAAGGGGTTATCACAACATTTTTTATAAAGTTCATCAAAGTTGGTAGCTTGAAATTGCATACCCCATTCTCTGTAATAGAAGTCATACTCTATGGTATAAACCCCTACACCAAACCTTAGTACTTGACATAGGTGTTTTATTTCTTTATGATATACAAAGAATTTTTCTAACATAATATATTTCCTTAAATAAAATCGCAAGGTGGGGGAATCGAACCCTATACCGTCTTGAGTTTTGGAGACTCCTATTCTACCATTGAACTAACCCTGCATATCTTATATAATATCATACACTATAATTTATTTCAAGTATTTGTTAAGGAATATTAATTATTTTTAATTCACAACAAGTGCATCTTGTTTTTCTACATTCATGACATATTTTTATGAAAGAATTACTTTTTAAAAATTCTTCTCCGCATACTATACATTTAGATTTAGATACACAGGGAAAACCAATTTTTCTAGCACATCTTATACAAAACATTATCCTACTAACTCCTGCATTATTACCACACTTTGAATTTCCGAAAAATTTTCTATTTCATATAAATCTTGTCTTAAAAAACCAAGGATAAGATTATTTTTCCATTTTTTATAATCTATCTTATAAGCATATTTAAATAAATTAGATAAATCTGTTCCGATACTAAACATCTGACTTCTATAGGTACTATTATTTTCAGAATACATTAAGATAAAATATCTATCTCTTTTAAGAATATATTTTTTATCCTTGGATATATTTTTCCCGTCTGATACTTTTTTCATACTATCCCGCAGTTAATTCTATCATTGTTCTTAGTGCTTGTAATTTTTCTACAACTTTATCAAAATCGTTTGAAATATCATATATAACTTTAGATATCTCGATATCATTTAATTGGGAGATATCCTCTCCCTTATAAAAATCTTTACCCATAACAACTTCTACCTTTATAGCATAATCTAATTTAAGTTTATCTTCTTGACCTATGGGAAAGCCGTACCTGATTTCGGACAGATTGGGAAAACATCTCAAGTCTGGATTGACATTAATAGTATTGATAGTACTTTTTATCTTTTCCCAATTTTTAAAATGGAGTATTCTTAAGGATAAAGGGGTACCCCACGGAAAATTACTTGTATCATTTTCAGATAATGTTATAGATAAACTATTTCCCGAATTACTCCATGCTAAAGGGTCATGGAGGATATTGGAGTTTACGACAATGGAGGGAGGGGAAAGAACTGAAGGGTAATTACGATACTCCACAGAGCAACTAAAAATAGGGGCATACCAATAATAATTGTTTTTCTGAACATTGAATATCTGGAATTCTTGTAAATTTTTTAAATCCCCTTCTATAAAAGGAGGAAGCGTAAAATTAATAACTCTATCCCTGTTGTGATATGGAATACATAAAAAATTAGGAATGTTTTCTTCAAAAGTGTCATGTCCAAAGTCTTTATAGAAATTTAAATAAGTTACTTTATAATAATACACAATTCCAGTATTTTTTAGAGATTCATTATAAATATCTATTATTTCTTTTACATCTTCCATAGAGCTATCTTCCTTTCAGAACATTTCTTATTTGTTCTACCGAAGTTATTATATCTTTAATATCAGAAATACTCTTTTTGTACAGTTTTAATGATTGTTTTACTACAAACTTTAGGAAGAAATTAGATTTCTCCAATTTTATTAACGATTCTTTTTCTTGTCTCTGTAATAATTTTAGTATCAATTGATACATTCTCATCAGTTTATCAATTTTATTTAATAAATCTATCCTGATATGTAATTGAAAAGCATTTTCTTTTTGTTCGTTCACTAATATTAATAAATCATGAAGGTCTTTCCCTGATTTTTTTATTAAAGTATTAGCTATTTTTATTTTATTCATTCTGATAACTCCTTCATCACTAAAAGGGACTCAAACTCTTCTTTATCCTCAAATTCATGTATTCTAAACTCTCTATAGCTAGTAAAACTAGTTAAATTTAATAAAACATTAGAGATTCCAAAACAAGTAGCACTGTGCCATCCATTGTCTCCTAGACTGTCAACATCAAAAGCTCTAACATACTGGAACTGTTTCCATTTATTCCCTATGGTTAGATGAAAATATTTTTTATTATGGCAGGTACGGTGGGTTCCCTCTATAACATAGAATTTTCCAGAGTCTAATGTTTTCAAAGTAAATACAGTATCCCTTCGGAGACTGTCTTTTCCATTAGGAACCATAGCATATATGGGTAAATCTAATCTCATTAATTTGTCAACTCTTCCATAACTTTATGTTTCTGATAACTTTCTATTAAATATTCCATAATTAAAGGTTTATCTTCTCCTTCTAACTTCTCATCTATAATTTTTAATGCCCGATAGAAAACTTTTTCAGCGGTGTTGTGGTCATAGAACATAAATTCTACAATTCTATCTATTAGAGAATATTCATTATAGAACTTTTCATAGCATCTCGATTTGATACAATCATTTATTATATAATATTCTTCTGGATTATCTGGTCGTATAACACCTAATTCACTATCTAGTATTCCCACAAAACGTTCTCTTATAAAAATAACTTCCATATTCCACAAAGCCATATATTTTAATATGCTATTTATGGTTTCTCCAAAAGGTTTTATGATATTTAAATTCATCCTACTAGCTCCTCCATACTTTTAACAGCATGGAGTTCATCCAAACTATCAAGTTCATAAACTTTCTCCTTTGAGAAGTAAGGACGTTTTATATAAGTTAAATAGATATTTATCTCTTGTAATAATTCCCTCTCCCACAAACCGTGGTCAAAGTGGATATTACCATAAGGATATCCAGAACTATCTTCTTGATAAAATTTCCACAATTTTTTTTCTTTATCGAATAGGTACCAGTGGTAATTATTTCCAGATTTAAAAAGATAAATCTTATCTTGATATATGCTATTTATTTTAACATGCTTCTCTAATATTATCATGATACAAGTTCCTGCATACTGAAATAAGTATCTAAAAGTCCTACAATTTCTTCGTCTTCTAAGGGGATTAATAATTTAGCATATAATCTACTATAACCTTCTGAATCTCTATGTTGCAGGTTAAAGGGGAATGAATACTTTAATTCCTTAGTTTCTTTTTCCAATATACTGATATAGCTAAACACATAATCGGTATTACTTTTTATATATAATATTTCATACTTATAGGTACGATGGAATAGGGCAGTGATTATATTTGTTATTTCTAAAATTTCCATAAATTTTAGTTCTAATCTAAGGGGTTCAAATATTTCATATATTTTACATTCGTAGGATGGTTTTACTAATTTCATATTACTCCTAAAGAAAAAGGAAGAGGTTAGTGAAAAGTAAGGTTAAAGGTCAAGACAGGAAAAACTAACCTCTGTTACGTTAATTGTTAATGTAGAATGTTGCTGTAACTATGACATCGAGTATATCGCTGTAGGACAGCATGCCGTTGTCGTGCATTGTTTCTCCTATTATACAAAAATCTTTATTAAAGAAAGCATCTGCTATTTTTTCAAATCCACGTATTTTAAGATACTGAACTAAGTCTGATTTTTCTACGTCTTCAGCATATATTTCTAATTCTAATCTTTTAAGGACTTTATTTATTTTAGTTGTAGTACTCATAATTTTCTCCTTGACTTAACCTTATATAATTATCATAACAGAAAAAGAACTATATTTCAAGTTCTTCGTTAATAATTATTAAGATATTGTTACACTTTTCGTAAGGAGTTTTACGATATTTTTACACTTTTCGTAAGGAATCCTATAAAACCACACTATTTCTAGGTCTTATCTTATATTTTGGTAGATATACTTGTACTTCCTTGCCATTAAGAGTATATTTTACATTAACTTCATTTTCAGAAGGGCTAGAATCACTCACTACCTCTGCATCGATACCTGTTTTTACCTCTGGAACAGTACTATGCTCGTCTTGTACCATGACCTTCATCCCTTTTTTAAATGTTTCATTTAAAAAATTACATAAATAGATAGTTTTATTTAATTTCATTGTTTTAGTCTCTAACTAGATAATCTAATTATAATGTAAAATAAAAGTTATCCAGTTAGTTCAGACATTGACCTTCTTATCAAATTCTCATTAGATACTCTAATACGTTCTTTTTCTAGGTATTCAGACATTCCTTCTATGGAAACTATTTCCTTCTGAAGATTTATATATAATTGTTTCTCTTTACCCTCAGAAGTACTTATATCATGGGGAATTCCATTTCCATATACTATATCAACGGCTCTTCCAATCATCCAATATTCAGAAGTGTCATAAAGAAAACTTGTTTTGGCATTGACTGGAACAAACCATGAATTTTTAACCTTAGTTCTATATTCTTTCAGTATACTGAAGATGATTTCTATAGCTTTATCTTCATTAATCATCATTATCTAATCCATCTTTTAGATTCCAAGCAACTGTACCGTCCTTTTGTTTCATACCAAAAATAAGAGCATGTTTTATTAGTTCCGATACACTACTCATACCGAGTTCTTTAGCATATAACTTCATTCTTAACATCTCGTCTTTATCAAATCCGTCAAAACTAACCTTAAACAATTTCCCTTTCAGAACCTTTTTGGCTCTACGTTGTCTTTTGCTTTTTTTCCAAGTTTTCATTTTATCAATTCCTCCATTATTATTTCTAAATATTTTTTATCATCGTAATAGTATTTGTTTATATAATCTACTCCATATCCATAATCCTTTTCCGTCTCTTTGTATACCCCACATTTTTGACATTGGTAGAATACATGGTCATCTGGAGATAAGAAAGGTTTGCTCATATTTTTTACGATTATCCAGTCATGAAAACAAAATTTCTTTTTAAAGTAATTAATTATTTTATTTTTCATATTTCTCTTTAAGCTTTAAGTATAATTTATGCTCTTCCTCATCTCTTTTAATAGCCTCTTTTTCTTTCATCTCCTTTATTCTATCATCTATAATTTTCCTATTTTCTCTAATAATTCTTAACTCTTCTTCGTATTTATCAGTCAGTTCTTTTTCAAAATCTTCATAGAAAAATCTTATTGGGAAACCTATCATTCTAGTGTCTTCGTCTCCGTCTTGTTGAGTGAGTTCTACATATTCTTCTATATCATCGACGGGATATAAATCTACACTGACTCTATTGTCATCATTGAACTCAAAGCCATAATCCTGAAAACTCCAATGGTCAAAATTCTTTTCAGCACAAGCTTTATCCTGCTCAAATTTTCTTTCGGCATTAAGTACCTTATTTCCTATCTCAACAGCCTTCGTTCTAAATCTTTTGAAACCTTCTAAAATTTCTTTACTCATGACATTCTCCTAATTTATTAATTCTTTCATTGTATCGTATACTTTCTTCTGGTCTTCTGTAAAATATTCTCTAAGACTCAATTTTTCAATAAATCCTTTTTCTTTTTCTTCTCTATCCATGCTCATTTTAAAAGCTATATCGGGATTAGTGGTGAAAACTAAGGATAACATAAATCCAGTTTTTAATTCTTCTATCTTTGTTTGAGCATCTACGTAATCTTTTGTAGCCACATCGCTCCAAGACGTACCGTTTATTGCTTGTACCGCATTTAAATTTACGTCGGAGGTGGTGATTACCTGACCCGCTGTAAAACTATAAGGACTATTTAGGGACATTCTTAATTCACCAATTCATTCATTACTAATAATTCATGATAGTACTCATTTGGATATTTTTCTAGCACTTCCAGTATACCTGTTTTTAATTTTTTGTTATTTAATAATTTTAGCATATCTTCCTTATCAAGTAAAGTATGCAATTCTGAAAAAGATTTAAATTGTACTTCGTTTAATAAAACGAATACTAAATGTTGTCCCAAATATTTAATCTGAGAACGAATACATAATTTTCTTCCCGTATCAGTATTAACTATGTTTCTTTTTATTAACATAAGGAAGTAGCTAATTTCTTCTAAATCTTTATGTCCTATATTATACCCTAACGAATCTTTTGGAAAAAACTCATGGTTGAACCAAACAGGGTCTAAATAATAATATTCATTTATTATTTTAGTTGTCATTAATCAATTCTCGCATCATTAAATAAGTCTCTGTGTCTGGATATTCAGTACATCTGAATTTGCTGTATTCTAAATCTGATAATCCGTAATTTATCATATAGTCATAGCAACTTGCCATAGAATGAAAATCTTTAGGAGCTATTATTTTTTTCTTAATTTTATTTTCGGAAGATATATAATTGCTTACAGTTTCTATAGCCAGATTGTCGCCTTCTCTATATATGAATTTAGATTTCCAAAAACAGCTATCGTATCTTTCCTTAATAGGTTCTATAAGATAACACTTATTGTTTTCATATACCTCATGTATTGTATAACTCTTTAAGTCCATTAAGTGGTCAACTCCAACATAGCAAAAAGTTTAGTTATTTCATCTGGTTCTAATATTACAAATCCTATTAGATAGGCTTCTATTATTTCTTCTGGAATTCTAGGAAATAATTTCCTCATTCCTACTATTGTCTCTTTTACTAGATTCCAATCTGTTTCATAATTTTCAAGGTAGCTTCCAAACTCGTCTGAAAATGTTAAATATTTTGCACTAATTGATATATGTAATCTTATTGATGAACGAGGATAGTATTTCATTATTAATGTATTAACTATGCTAGTTAATTTATCATAGTTCATATTTTAAATTTCTCCACGAATTCCCATTCTTTGTCATTGAAAGCCGATATAACAGGGAGACCTTCATAATTAAAAAATAAAAAAGGATAGCTTTTATGACCTTTATCTAAATTTGGATTAGTGTTATTAAAAACGGTACACACTGCTCTCATGTGAGGAATCCAAAAGTCTCCCACGTATTTGTTATCTCCCTCTAATGTCTCTGCTAATTCCTTTCTAGTTGCATATTTCTTTTGTCCTTTTAGCTTAAACTTATTTTTAGTACTTCTTCTAACTGTTTCATTTTTAAGGAATTGCTCAAAAGTCATGCCTTCGTTTATTCCTTCTATTTGACAGCTATAAAAGGATTCTTTGAGAAGTAGTATCTCACGTAGATTCATCATTAGTTATATCTCCCATATTCATTTGAAAATGCGTACATCCAATAACCTATTTGGGTTAGTAGAACTATTAAAAAAGTAACCATGTAAGCCCACGAAGGAGGGTCTATCTGCATGTAGTTAAACTTGCTGAAGTCTTTTATCTTATAATTTTCTATAACTTCCTGCTTAATTAATGGGATTATACTATCATCCACTTTATTATCCAATATAATAGACTCCAAATTTCTTTTCACTAATGATTTTTCTGTCCATCCGAAAACATAAGACCATCTATTTCCTTCTATTCCCCCATAACAAATCACTAAGTCGTTCTTCTTACCCCCAATCCAAGCAGATTCTTGATACATAGCTTGTTCTTTATCTTTGTTTCCAAAGTAAATTATAATTAAGTTTACTTTTTTAGTAGCCCCAAGCTCAGTATTTAAAACATCCCAAGCATGTGGAGTTATAGTAGACACGTTGATAAGTCTATCACTTTGAAACCAATTATTATTTTGAGGATATTCAAGAGTCTTCATATTTTTAGGAATTTCTATAAAGGAAAAGTTAGATTTTGTTGCTTTTATTATATTTGTCCAACTTCTTGTCGTTGTGGTGGGGAAATAAACCTTACCTGTCTTATTGTAGGCAACATATATATTACGGTCTCCTCCGTCAAATCCAGATTTATTTCCATCTTCTGTATTATAATTTCCAAAAGTATTAGATATTTGTTTAAATGTAGTTTCTTCTATATTATTACTTTCTCCCGTAGAAGAATTAGCTTCCCAATATCTATTATGGGTTCTATGTTCGGTAGTGTAGTAAGTAGTACAAACTTCGTTTTTACCGCTACCTGAACAGGATGTATGAGCTTCTTGATATTCTTCAATCCATTCGGGATAATAAGTGGCTCTTATTATATGTCCAGACCAAGTTTCTGTATCTGATGTCATTCCAGCGTATAAACATCCATGGATGATACCAACTGTTGCAAATCCTATTAGAACACTAAGTAACCACTCCCACCAAACTATCTCTTTTTGTGTTATCCATAAATAACATCCTATTATAAGAGGAATAAAACATATTAGATATAAATTTCCCACAATTATCTCCTTATTATGTGCAATAATATCATATTAGCACACAATTAATTAAATATCAACTATTTCGTTATAAAAATTTACAAATAAAAAGAGTAGTCCAGCTCGACTACTCTCTAAATTAAAAGGAATCCCTCAGTCTAAGATTCCTTTGGCTACAAATAGAGTACCCGTAGTCTGCCACACTACACGGAACCAGAGTATTTATAACAGCACGTAATTGACTGATGACGTACTGTTTTTATTTACCTCCGAAACGCAACTTAGCTTTCGTGGATAGCTACTCCCTACTTGCTGGGAAGAATACGTCTCACATAATTTTATTATATCACTACAGAGTAAATTTGTCAAGAGATAAATATTATCTAAGACTATGTTTAATATATAGGTTAAGTATCATTCCGCCCTTTTGAACTTGCTTAGGACTATTTCTGAAAGTTACGGAATCCCAACTAACTTTATATTCTCCATCGACTCTCCAGAGGTCTCCCCCAACTAAATTATTATAGTTTAATTCAATGCCTTCAGATATTAATTTATCAATAATGATAGAATGTAAAGCGGAGAAAGCATCCCAAACATATAAATCTTCTGTTTCTAAATCCACAAAGAATCTTAGAGCTTTAGGTCTTGAACTATTTTCTGGTTGAGCAGAATTTCTTATTAAGTGTTTAATATCAGATAAAGAAGGGTTTTTAAATACAGTAGCTTCCGACCATTTAGATTTAATAGTCGTTAAATACTCTTCTTTCAATATATTTAATATCTTACTAAACATTATTTTCTATCACTCACATCTACAATTAAAACTTTAGGTCTAACTCCTAAGATAAAAGCAGTATCTAGTCTAGTATTACCAGACATAATCCTGTATCCCCTGCTGAATTTTAATACTATAGGAACTGGCATAGAATCATTATTTTCAAACCCTTTAATGATTCTATCAACATCCCTAGGAAATTTATAATGACTTACAAGTTCTTTTAAGGATTCTATTGATTTAGTTTGACTTCTATAATCTATATTATCATCAAAGTTTTTATCTATTTCTACAATTTTCCCTTCTTTAGCTTTCTTTATAAATTCCTTCTCGCTGTCGAAAAGATTCCAATTCTTAATATTTCTTATTTCATATTCCCAATGATATTCTTGACTTAATTCTTTATCGTCTGGAAGTCTCCAAGAATTATACTCAGAAAAATTCTCTTTTATTATTTTTAGAATCTTTTTAAACATGTTATTTTCTAGCCATCCCTTTAACACGTTCTTCGACCTCTTGATTCACCTTGTTAAAATCTATATCTAGTTTATCGTGTAGGAAATTGCCTCCATGGTGAACCATATCTTTAAGCCTGTCAAATTTAAGAACAAGAGTTTTAATGTCATCATAATCTTGCCCTTCTTTTACCAACTCAACAGCCTCTACATTGTTCTTAGCTAGATTATAAAATTCCTCATTTTCTTTAGCTTGTTCTCCTCTGAAGTTAATAAGAATATCTGATAAACCTTCTTCATCTAAATCTAAAAACCTATTTATGTTACCTTCTTCATCCTCTTCTTCGGTTATGTAAGGCTCCAATAAGTCTCTTAATTCGTCATCTTCCATGTGTTTAAATATGGAAGTATTTAATATACCAAAAGCAAAACGATATCTACCTTCCCCATTTATATACTCCATTAAATCAGGGCTATACCAATCTTCTAATACTGCTTCCCTAAGTTTTTCCAATAAATTCTCTAATCCTGATATATCCTCGGATTCTTGATATTCCGAATAGTCCCCTCCAAGAGCTTCAGCTAATTCTACTAAACCATGTTCAAATAACCAATCTGTTAATTTAAAGGATATTTGCTCTGTGGCTTCTTCTATATATTTTCTTAGTTGATTCTCTTTACTATCATTAAGTTTTCCAGCTTGAGATAAATATGTTAAAACTCCTATTTCCACTAGCATATCATCTAATTCAAGATAGTCTTCGAGTAAACTTTCAGTAAGTTGTTTTAATCTTTTAAAATAGTTATTCATAAAAATGTTCTATTCCACTATGCTGAAAATAATAAATTTTACCATCTTCGCTTCTGCCGTATTGATAATCATTTGGATATTTTTTCATATCAAGTAATATATTTTTATCTATATTACATTTTTTTAAAAATTCTTCTTTAGTTATATCCTCACCATAATAAGTGGCATCATAATATCTCTTCTGGTCTTTTTTACAAATACCTACGCAAGTTTGAGTGAAATCTAATTTTTCTATTAAATTTATAATTTTTTTAAACATATTATTTAACCTGAATATAATTCCCTAAGCTTTGCTTCTCCCCTTTTAGTAAGATAGTACTTACCCTTCATATCTTTAGCTATGTAATTATTAGCTAAGGCAGAATGAAGTTGTATTCTTATATCATTTATAGTTTTAAATCCTTCTTCGGGGCTTCTGTGAGAGGCTATATTATAAAGAAGGGTTGTCATCCCTAAGTCTGTTCTATTTTTAGCAATATCCATGGGAAGAACAGCTTCTCCTAAAATATCTTTCGTTATTTTCTTTAATCTCTCGAGAGACATTATTCTCCTCCTCCGTCTCCACCATCCCCATCTCCGTCATTATCATCATCGTCTCCATAATGACCAAAATAAGGATATCCCATAATACCTTTATGAGATTTTCTTTTCTTATGTTTTTTCTTTTTTCTTTTTTCGTCTATTTCTTGGGGAACTTCTACAGAATTACATAATGCTATAATAGTATCAAATGATTCTTTTTTCGAGTTATATGCAATCGCTTGTGCTTGCTTCAAAGCTTCTTCCTTGGTTTCTGGGGAGGAAGTTCCAATTTTACCCGTACGTTTCCATTTGTGCATGAGTTCTTTAATTATATCACTTTTACTTTTTCGTTTATCGATAGGCATTATTCTTCACCCTCTTTGTGTATAAAATTAGTAATAGAATATTTAACAGCAGATAATGTTTCATCTGCAAAATATTCTTCATCAAAACCATCCCAACCATATCTAGGTTCCCATATTTTTATTAGATATCCTTTGTTCTTAGACATTGTATAGTAAGGTAAAAATCCTTCATCTTGAATACTACTAAAATCATCTGCATAATCTACAGTGTCTTTTATATCTTCCATATTAAAATTAACTATAAAGTTATCATTTTCCCTAATTATGTCAGGAAAAGTATCTTTAAGAGTATTCATAATGGTATCGTAGGCTTCCGATTCTGTACCTGATGTTTTAGCATTTCTAGCACTACTACTTATCTCATCCAACATTTCTTCTATATCGTCGAACCCCGATTTTTCTTTGAGTTCTTCTAATTTATCTTCGTCTCTACCATCTTCGAAATAATCTACTATGTCATTAAACGATAAATGAATTTTATATAAATACTCATCTATGTCTGAGCGTTTACTATTTTTCATATTTTTTAATTCATATCCGATACTACCATTGTCTATATCCACATCTAGGAAAAAGTCATTATCCCCAGAAAGTATTGCATAAGCTGAATCGGGACTAACATAATCCCCTCTATTCCCTTCAGTAACAGTATCATTTAAGAAACTGTCTATATTTCTTTCATATTTTATATTTTTAGTTTCTGGGTCATACGTTAATCCATCATCTATTTTCTCTAAAAATTTTATTATCTCTTCGTCAGTATGTTCTCCTATTAGAAAGAAAAATTGAGGAGTGCTTTCTAATATACTAGGATTATTTTTAGCTAATTTTAAGAAATACTCCATAAGAGAAGGACGTTCCTCCAAAAATTCTATCATATTAATTTGACGGTCATTCTTATCCATGAATTGTTGAGATTCGAAATGAAACTGATATTTTTCGGTAGGGTCTTCTTTATTTATAATTATAAATAAATCCCCATCTTCAGTATAACTATCGTAGTAGCTACGAGTATTGCTAGTAGCTGTGCACCAAGAAGTCCCCGCTCCTAATTTACAAGAAGCTTCGTAGGAAGTAGGAGTCCATATCTGCCATTTATCATCCTCAAATAAAAGTTTAGCATCTTTCATACCCTGCTTTTTTAACTCTCTCTGCTGTTGTCTGGCTGATAGTTCAGTATCTTCCCCAGATATTTGTTGTAGAGCATTGTACAAATCAGGAAGAGATTTGAATTGAAATATATCTTTATTAGTAAATTTCTTTTTATTTTCTTCGAAAGAGTTTAAGTACTCAGTAACTTTATAGAAATCTTCTTCCTTTAAGTTTCCTTTATTGTATATAGAAAGAATCCACCTACCGTAGTTACCTAGATTCTCATTACCTTTGTAGGTAGGGTCTAGGGCTATAAGCTTTCTAATCATATCTTCCTCTATATTAGGAAAATATTTTTTAATCTCCGCAATACCTTCATATATTAATTTATCAACCAACTTTGTAATCTTATTAAAGTTCATATAACATACCCATCAAACATTTATCCTATTTATAATTTAAAAGAAATGTAGTAGAATTGTTTAAAAACTACTACATTTTATTTATTAAGTTTACAGTTACTATTTATGGGTTATTGTAGCTATCCTTAAGCCCCCATCGGTGGTAAGTCTCACATCATATACTTCAGGGTCTCCTCCTTTTTTGAGGTAATCTTCTATATAGTCATTAACTTTTTTTTCCAATACGTCTAACTGTAGACTAGTTTGAAAAAATTTTACTTTCATGCTCTTTCTCCTTTTATAACTTTTATGAGATGTTCCACGAAATCGTATGTGTCCTGATAGAAGTCCAATGTTACTACGGGAATAAGAATACCATCATCTCCTTTAGCATCCGTTGTTTTGGACAACACTTTCATTTCTTTACTTTCATCATCAATCTCAATGATGTAACATGAATCTTCGTAATATTTCATTAAGGTAAGTTTCCTCCAGTTATTAATTGTCCAGAACAAGCCCATCCTGTCTTATCTTTCTGACAATCATTTGTGTATCCTTTTAAATATATAGGATAAGCATCGTTGGGAGAATCAACTCTATTAGCAACAATACCTGTAGAAGTAATCCAGAAATAGAATACATCTTCTCCAGCGACACTTTTACCTTTAACTCCGTCTACATTTACTAGTATATCTCCGCATATATTATTCATGTGTTGTTGAGCATAATCACAATTAGGAAATATCATTCTTGGCATTATAACGATTCCGTTAGCCAGAGCATACTTCTCATTATTAAATGTTTCTGGGAACATGCTACCGTCTTGTAAGGATACATTTCTTAATCCAAGACTGTTATCATTACCCGAAGCAGTTTTTAAAACTACTAAATATTTTTTTAAAAAATCACTATTTAAATTTTTAAGAGTTCCTCCATTATCGTTAGAAGCCATTTGTCCCGCATTACTTAATACACTGGCTATTACTTGTACTTGACTTCTTCTTTTAATATCTCTTATCTTTGTAACAGTTGTAGGGATTGTCAGAGCACATATAACTCCGATGATAACTAACACTAGCAGAGTCTCTGCAAAAGTAAAACCATTTCTTCTTTTCATTTTAATCTCCTTTTATTTAACCTTACCTAATTAGTATAGCAAAGAAAAAGGACTTTTTCAAGTCCTAAGTTACATAAGGTTAAGCTATTGTTACAATTAAATTAATTCTATTAGTTTATTAAATCTATAGACAAATATTAAATCTTTTGGATTTTCTACCCCTTCAAAATCTGAATTATCTTTAAATATATTTTTAATTTCAGATATTTGATTCTTACTGGGTATTCCTTCTATAGAGTAACTTATAGTTACTTCATAGTTTTCTTCTTCGGCATTCTCTAAATTAATGCCCCGCTCTTTTAACTTGTCTCTTAACTCTTCGATGTATATCTTTAAGTACCCATCTTCGAGTATCTTCTTTAATTTCTTATATGACATGGTTCCTCCCTATTTTTTGAAAACGCTTACGTCATCATCCTTACCAGTTTTAAATGAGTTTTCTGTTCTTGTGGATGTTACTATAGTTACATCTATTTCATCCCTTCCAATAATTTTAAGGAATAATCCACTTGGGAATTGTCTTAAGAGTTGCTTATGCTGTCTATTCAAGTCAAGAAGTTCTTTCTGTCTCATTGTAAAAGAGTCTCTTGAAGATGTTATAATATTCTGCAAATTTTGAAATGTTTTAGTATCTACATTAGGAACTGACTCCTGAACCCAGTTCATAATAGCCTGACCAGAATCTTTGCCTTTTCTGGCATCTGCATAACCAACTATTATCTCTTTAAGAGCATCTTTTTGACCTTGTGTTACTTCAGCCACTTGACTAATTTTCTTAAACATATTGTCATATTCGCTGGCATTGTCTTCTTGTTTGGTTTCAATAGCTGTCCTAAGAGTTACCTCTTGGTTGGAATAATTTACGAACATACTTCCGACAAAGAACACCGCCACTATAACTATTGTAATAATACCTAATAAAATTCTAACTAACATAATTTCTCCTTCTTTTATTTCTTCTTATACTATAACATAATTAAATTTATTTTTAAAGTGTTTGTTAAGAAATATTAATCCAAATAAGTTTCATGTCCTTTTTGGATAGCCCTATTTGTCCTTTCATTATTTAAATAGACTAATCCACATCCAGAACAAACCATCCAAGGGATACATTTTAATTTTCTGGGTTTATGGGGTTCCCATTTTATTTTAGGTTGTTCCTTCATTAATCCTTACCTGTATAAAAGTATAACGATGTTTCTATAGTAAAAGGTATCTCTAAATTAAATAAAAACATATCACAACACTTACATCCATTTACATATCTAAACCAAAAATCATCTACTGATATGGGTATGAGATACAATTTAAATTGAGCTTCCCTGAAGGGGATACTAATAGAAAACCCAAATAAACAATACTTAAATAAATATATTCTTAAAAAATCAAATATTTCCAGTTCAAACATCTTGTTACTCCGTTAGTTCTATCAAAGACCTTATTACTTCTATAGATATATCTCTATATTCTTCTGTATTTTTAGGGTTAAAACAATCAGCTACCAAATTTAATACTTTATTAAATTTTGAATAGGATTTCTCTCGTGTGTTGTCTATCATGTCTACAGGAATAAATAGTTTAGCAGAAGATTTAAAAGTAAATTCTATGCCAATCCACTCACTTTCTGAGTTTTCACTAAATTTACTTATCTTGATAACATATCCAGCTACTTCTTTAGTATCTATTATTCCGTTCCCTATTATATTTATTATCACAGCACAAGTTCTCTCATCATAGTGTATGTTGTTTTGACTCCTTTACATCTTAAGTATATTTCAAACTTATCATTTATATTAGTTGTAGAGTCATACCTATATTTTATAAATCCTACTCCAACACCATAAATAACACTAGAAGTGTGTTGAAGGAATAAAGGTACGTTATTATTTTTCAATACTACTAACACTTTAGAAGCAGGTTTATTAGCTTGTAGTGTCTTCATCAATTCTCTAGTATCTTTTCCATACTCTATAAGAGTCTTATCTACTCTAGGAATATGTTCTCTAAATAAAACCATATCGAAAGAACTGTTGGCTTCATAGGATATATCTGAATTTTCCACATAAGGATTTATGTAGGTAATAACATTACCCTCCCATATAGCTTCTTCTACCTTTAAAAATCCTATTAAAGAATCTAATTCTAATCTAAAATTCATCCAATTAGCTCCCACATTGTTAGTCGAGTAGTTAATTCCTCTTCGTTATCAAACTGAATGTAAGTAGGATTAATTTTCTTACTTAAATGTATATCGGGTAACATTTTTTGAATCCATTTGTCTTTTTCATTTCTTATAATGACACAATAATCTTTATTAACAAATAAGTAAAATTTAGTTTTATCAAACATTAAATCGAAAACACTCATGATACAAGTTCTCTCATAGCTACCAGTTTAATCATGAACTCCCCGTAGCTTTTAATGTCTTTAAATATTTTTAACTTGCATCCATCTTTTATGTTACTGTTTATAAAATGCTCTGCATCCCAATTATTCATAGTGTTTACTAATTCACAGTTATGGTCGTAAGCCACGTAACACAGAGAAGTAACATTTTTAATAACATAATATGAATCGTCGTCATATACTACATAAAAATAATTTGGGTTTATATCTTTTATTTTCCTACTCATATAATCTCCTAATAAAATAGAGTTGTTACCAACTCTGGGGGAAAAAGGGAAAGGGGTTTATTATTTTATTAACTCTTTTATTACTCTTTCGTTAGTTATACAATCTTGGTTATGATATCTCTTGCTACTGTACCACATACCCGTTTTTTCTTTAATATTTATACAACTGTTTCCTTTGTCTATCCATTTTTTACACCCATCACAAACAAAAGATTTTCTACTCTTTTTTACATAAATTACTTGTCTAGCACTCGTATCCATTAAAGTTTTTCTCCGCATAATATACAATGATGATTCATTTGACAAGTGTAGCAAATATTGGTAAATCTTGTTTTGAACTTCTTTTTACAAACTTTGCATTTTACTTCTATGGCTTCTTCCCTCTTCAAATCTTTCTTTTCGCATTTGTTACACTTCATCTTTATCAAACTTTCTTTTGTTGTACTATAAATATACCACAATTAATTAATTTTTACAAGTATTTGTAAACTTATTGTTACATTATTCTACTAGTTCTTGCATTGTTTTTCTAATTATATTAAGTTTCTTCATGGTATTATTAGCTTTTCTCTGGAGTCTCGCCCTATTATACCCAATAAAAGAGATATGTGTTTTATTTTTATCTTTTTTATCCCTCACATACTCTTCCATCTCTCTAATTTTACAAGTAGGAACAAGTCTGGGGAAATCTTCATCTGTTTTTATTTCTATTCCACTATGGCTTTCTGTAGCTTCCACGGTACATTTAACTCCTACGGAGTACTCTTTGTATTCATCAAGGGTGAAATATTCAACATAAGCCCTAGATTCTATTTCTTGTTCCATAAATTTATGATTATATTCATCTCTCAATCTATTAGCTTCATAACAAGAAGTAAATATGCCTACTAATTCGGTAGTTCTGGTAGAGAAACAACCTCCATTATACTTAAGGGAACCATAGTGAACCCACATATTATCAACATCTTCATGAATTAAATATAAAGTATAAACAACATTATCCATTATTCTACTAGCTCCTGCATTGTTTCATAGTGGGGGAAAGCATCTAAAAATATTTCAGAATGCCATATAATCATACTCACTAATTGTTCATATTCTATTTTATTCATGAATTCTTCTTTAGCTTCTTCTAGCATTTCTGCCTTATGTAATGCTCTTGACATTACAGGAGTTAAATTAGACTCTGTTTCAAAAACCTTATCAGGAAGTAACTTAAAATTCTTAAAAACATCTTGAGCTATTAGATTAGCCGTGGCTTTAGTAGCTTCTCTTGAAGTAGCCAGTTTCATTTGTGGATACCCTCCCACAAACCTTGTTCTCATCCTAACTTCAGTATCCCACACACTACGCATAGCCATATCAATAGCCATAACATACTCTGAAGAATTAGTGGTTTTAACTATAGGTTTAGGAAATTTAATATTATTTTTACCATATAAGTTATTATTGTGAACGTGCCCTAATTTATTTAAGTGCATTCCAAAAGGCTTTTTACCCATATATTATTTCCTTTCTAAAATTAGTATAGCAAAGAAAAAGGACTTTTTCAAGTCCTAGGTCATGAGTATTAAATTATTGTTACAAATTATCCTTTAAATCTTTTTTCTTCTTTTAATTCATGTATCATATCATATTTAAGCATTATATCTTTCCATTCTTCATTACCCTCAAACATTTCACATCCTATACCATGTCTTCCAGATAGCATAAAACTCTCTGTTTCATTGTATGTAAAAGAACATACATAACAATAGGAAGTAGAAATGGATTTTCCGTTGTGCCACGGGTGCCCGCACACGAGTCTGTGGTGGATACATTGACAACAACAGCCTATACAGGGCATACCCGTTGAAGGTTCGTAGGTATAGTGAGGAAATTTATCTATATTATACTTTTTTATACCCATAATCGTAATCTCGCCAAAGATTTAGGGAGAGTAGTCTCTTCTATCGGATAAATTACTATACCTGTAAGAGTTCTTCCTTCGAATTCAGTAAATCCCTCGTCTATTATATCATGATAAGGGATATTATTATCTTCTAAAGTCTTTCTAAGGTTGTTTAATTTCTCTAAAGAAGAAATTTTTAATAAAATCTTTCTTCTATAAGATTCTTGTACCCATTTAGCATGGTTATCTTTAGCTCCAGACCAAATAAAATCTACTCCGTGTCCTACCTGAATACTCATTTTAGCAGGAGACATATTTAAGTCTTCTCTTAATAAAAAATATGCTTTAACGACCATATAATACTCCTAAAGACATTGTTTTAATAAGTCTTCTCTGCTCGGGAGTTATCTCTGCCATAGGTATTTTATAATACTCACAAGCCATTCTTTTATAAACATCATATTTTGGTGGGATTTCGTAAGTTTTCTTCATATTTTATCCTATACTGGTTATCTAATTGACCTACATATTCATGAGAATAGCACAGTCTTCTTGTGTCTAATTTCATGTGGTGCCATAAATCTTTTTTACTTTGTTTTTGTGATTTCTCTCTACTTTTTAAATTAGTGGAAGTTGGTCTCCATAAGTTACTATTTTGTCTATACTCTCCCATTCTGATATGGGCTGTTTTAGAAAAATATCTATAACCTTGATTTAAAAACATCTCTCCGATGCTGTCAGAAAATCTAGTTCCAATACCCATTCCTTGATAGTCGGGTAAAACTACTAATCTACTTTCTCTAAATTTATTTCTATCGTCCCCTTCGTACAGAGGAGGAATTCTACTGGGAAGAGACAAATTTCCAGAAAATACTATTTCCTGATTTCCCCATAATCCTACATAACATCTAGCTGCTTTATTCATATCATTATTCAGATAATGATGTTTTGAGAACAAGTTCCAAGTTTTATAATCTGTTTCGTATATGTCGATTTTAATTTGAGGTCTGCATCGAAGTAACCTCCGTTCGGTTAATTGTCCAGAATCGGTATCAAAAATCCAATCTGGGTCTAACCATTCCACTATATCTCTATGACAACTTGATATAGTTATATTCTTTAAATTATTCTTTCTTATATATTTAGATATCGCAACAGAGCAAGCTTTGGCTACATTTCTATCCACCACAGAAGTAAATTCATCTATGATAGCATTATCTCTAAGAGCCATAGCTAATTCCGCTCTAAATTTTTCACCATTGGATAAGACATAATAGGGTTTAGTCCAAGAGGGTATAGTATTTAAACCCACCGCTGATAGTTTATCTATAGCTTCTTCTGGGCTATTGAAATGACTTGCAATACATTTATCATAATCCCACACACTATGAAGTTCTTTCCCGAATTCTCTAAGAAGCGTAGTTTTACCACTACCTGAAGAACCTACTATCAAACCAATGTTGTAGTTGCTATCAGAAAGTATGGGTTTTTCCCAACAATTAAATATACTAACTCCACTGAATTCATAATCAAAACATTTAGATATTTTTTCAGTGTATTCATCAGTTTTAACAGTACATTTAACTTGTCTCACTGACTAACCTCTCTCATCAAATTCCTCTGTCATCTCTTCATAGAATTCACAATCTTCAACAGATTCCAATATTTCTTCACAAAATTGTTTTCTTTTGGAGCAAAAGAATTCTAAGTTAAAAGCATACCCTCCATCATTGGTATCTCCCTCTCCTAGGGTTTTTAATCCCGAATGATTACAATTAGAACAATTCTTTTCTTCTAAACAATCCCTATTTCCACACATAACTATATTCCTTTTTAAAAACATTATATCACGGTATTTATAAAATGTCAAGCAATAAAAAAGTAGTTAAGTCTGTAGGGCAAACAGCTACATTTTTAACTACTATAAGAGAAAAGGCAAAAAATGTGTATACTTTTATTATAGCACTATTTAATTATTTGTCAAGATGTCAATTTAAAATTCGTAAATATCCCCAGTAACTTCTCTTATTGTAACTTCGAACATCGTAGAATTTTCTGGGGACTCTTCTACTTCCAAAGAGTATTTACCATGTCTTAGATAATCAGACAATGCTTCTATAAGGTCATCCTTACTTATTCTTTCATTGTTATTGTCTGAAAGTTTATGCCACACTTTATATACATTGGGTAATATTCTACTGTATATCAAGTCGTTATCCTTGTCATATTTATCTTTTATTATAACTTTATAGATTCTGTCTTTTACTTCATTAAGTTTTGTTATAGCTCTGTTAATTCTTATTCTTTCTAAAGTCTCTGAATCTTTCTGACCATTTCCCATATTAGATTCTGGGTCTATAAGAGTTATATCATATCCTTTAGTTGTTTTACTTATCCTTACATCGTGGTCATCTTGAGATTGTTTTACAGTATTCAACATATCTTCATTACTTAATTCCGATTCAAAATCAGGTTCATTTCTCTTATATAGACTTTTAGCTACATGGAAAGTATCTTTGTCTAATCTCGTATAAACAAAATCAGTATCTCCGCTAGTATTCAGATAGAATACATTTTGTACTTCGGGAAATACATAATCTAATCCTTTTAGAGGAACGTCCGACTTTACATAATCAAGTAATTCTAATATTCTTTTTAACATAATTTATCCACCACATTTCCGATACATTCTACTAATTGTATAAATCTCATAAAATCTATATTCGCACTCTCTTTACATTTTATTCTAGTTATATCATCCCCAAATTTTATTATAGATAAATCCAATTCTGATAGTTTATTAATCAAATCTTGGTCGTCCGTATGTTCCATTATTCTGGGAATGAATTCTGTTCTTATCTCTTTTATGTCTTCTTTTATGTCGTTATGGTATTCTATAAAAATATCTCTATGTTTCATATCTTCTTGAGAATCCAAGTAGTTTAATTCTTTTACAAGATTTTCTATGATTCCTGATATTTCTTTTCTGTTCTTCTTTTTATACATCAAATTCTTAACGATGTCAACAAAATTAAATTTCATTGATATTTTAACTAAGAGCTTTATTAAATGTTCATTAAGAATACTATAGTGAATATGTCTAACTTTCTCCCACTGTTTATTATTTTGTCTTTTCATGAATTTATCTATAATGAATAAACCTATAACCAACTCAAAACAAAATTGACCCCAACCCGCTATCAGGTTTGGAGCGAAATTCTGCCAACCAAAACTAAGTCCGTAGATTGTTAAACCTATCCCAACGGCTAAGAAAATTATGGTGTAAAGTATAAGTTCGATATTCATAATCTTACCTAATAGTTCTTCTCACTTAAAATATAAAAGAAATACAGTTAGGGGATTAATCTTCCAACATATCTAATTGTCTAAGAATTGCTTTTATACTTTCATGCCCTAATTTTAACTTCTGTTGGTTGTTTCTCTTGTCTGTTAATATATCCTTATGTTTTTGGAACACCTTCATCACATCTTCAAAGAATTGTTCAGATTCTTCAAAAGGTTTTTTAAAGTCTTCCATTATATCTTCTATCTTCTCTTCTTGATTTTCGTCTAAGTATATATCATTATATCTTAAATTCTCATCAGCCATCCACTCTGCATTACTTTCTATGCTTCCTCCAATATCCCCAAAGTCGGATTTTAATTCATAGTATTGAAAAGGAACCCACAAGTATTTGAGATAAGAACCGTGAAAATCTTTTTTCTCATATCCAACAATATCTTCTATCTGTTTTATAGTCTCTGGACTTATAACACCGTACCTGTGTAATAGATTAACTAAATCCCCGTGCATATCTGGATACAGAGTTAAGAAAGAATCAAGAGATTGTTCTCTCATATTCACGTCAAAGAATTTTTTAACATAACTGGATATTTCCTCATTCTGAGTTAAAGACCTCCAGATGGATTCTTTAGTTTCGTCTGCATAAACGGTGTCTATAAAATCGGCTATGTCGCTATCCATTTCTTTCATAAGGTCAGACAACTGAACTTCTTGATAAACCCAATTATCTTTTACTTTAAAAACATACCCTGTAAGTTTATCCATACCATTAGCTATAGCTTCATTGGAAGGGTCTTTTACTAGCATAAACAATTCAGGGTGCTTCTCCAGATGTTCTTCTGCCACATCTGAAAAGAACTCTTTAAGACCTTCATGTTCAGATAAAAATTCAAGTAAACTTACTTCTCTGTCATTTTTATCCATAAACTGTTGAGATTCAAAATGAAATTGATATTTCTCAGAGGGGTCTTGATTATTTATTATTACGTAGAGGATACCTTGTCCACTATAGGTATCGTAATAATATCTATCTGAGGTAGAAGCAGTACACCATCTGGTACCAGAACCTAAATTACATGATGCTTCATAGTTGTTAGGAGTCCATACCTGCCATTCTTTATCCTCATAAACCTTATCTGCATTCTGAAAACCTTGTTTTTTTATTTGTCTTTGCTTTTGTTTATTGGACAAAGCTAATTCTTGGTCTTGTACAGAGTCTAATCCTACAGCTAAGTCAGGTAATGTCTTGAATTGGAATATATCTTTATTAGGAAATTTCTTTTTATTTTCTTCGAAGGAGTTTAAGTACTCAGTAACTTTATAGAAATCCTCAGTCTTTAGATTATTAGTAGTCCAAAGTTTTAATATCCATCTGGCATAGTTTCCAGCAATATCTCCTCCCTTATAGGTAGGGTCGAGATTAACAAGTTTCCAAAACAACCCATTATCAATAGCTGAGTAGTACTTTTTGTACATATCCTCTAAGCCTTCATTGAAGAATTCTTCAGTTACTTGTTTTAATTTCTTCTTTTTCTTTTTATGTTTCTTAGGGGATTCAGGATAAATAGCAAGATTAGTAGCAGGAGGATATGATATCTCCACATCGCCCTTTAGGATACCCTCGACTATCTCTTTAATCTTACGTAAACTCATTAACTACTCTCTTCCGTCAATAAAAGATTTTAACTTACTAACAAAAGGTTTTAGTGTCCTTCTTACTTCCTCTGAGTCGGAGTCAGTACTCATAGAATAATATAGACCGTCTTCTATTTCCTCTAATTCTTTTACTAAACTAGATAGCTCAGAACTATCCTCGTAGTTGTAGCCTTCATTTACTATCTTTTGTATTTTTTTAAATGACATTTTAAAACCTCAAACTATTCTATTCTTAGTATACTCTTTTTTAATACGTTCCTTCATTATACCGAATTTGGATTCTCCAAGAGAGGATATCAAGGCATCTTGAATGCCTCTTAAATAATATTTATTCTTCTCTGATTTATGCTCTCGGTAATCATAGTATGCTTTTCTATATAAGCTTATTGCGGATTTATCCATAGCATCTCTAGTAGGAGTACCTTTATTTGATATCTCCTCAAACAACTTTGTATCTTCTATATTTTTCAATATTTTCTTGAACATTTTAATATCTCAGTATCGTTACCGCTTGTTTTACTTTAGCATTAAAGTAATTTCTACAATATTCTTCTGCCATTTCTTCATCGTAATCTTTACAGGAGTAGATATTTAGTGAAACTTTATCAAGATTATCGAAGGTGTGTATGGTTATATTAGATGTTTTTAAGAATAACACAGTGGAGCATCCTTTAAGATGCTCAAACTCTTCGGGTGTTTTATCGGGGTCTTGTGTTGTATATTCCCAAGTATGTATCTCTACTGAAGTCATATCTATGAAATTGCATAAATCTTGAGTAAACTTCTCTACTCTATCTTTATTGAAATCTTTTAAATTACAATTATGTAAATCCAAAATTAATTCTTTTCCAAGTATTCTCCCCGAGTTTATTTTATCTTGTATTTCCGACATTCTAGTATTCCCTCAACTAATGCTAAAAACAAATAATTATCTATTTAAAATATAAATTAATCAATTGTTTTTTGCACATTAATTGGTTAATTCCTGCATCATCCTAATACTTGTTATTTCATCCACACTGTCCAGTTCAAATATTTTAATATCGTAGTTTTTTAATCTAAAGCCATACTCAAAATATCCTAACTTACCTTTAAATACTTCTAATAAAAAATTTTCGGTTAGAACAGTATTGTCTTGTCTTGGATTTCCATAACGATATTCTCTCCATTTACTTTTCTTTCCTCCACAAGTATAAAAGAACCTATACTCTGGGAAAGCAGAAAGGGATTCATTCCAATGATTAATTCCAGTCTTCTTATAGCAGTAAACTTTAAGAGGGTTTAAATTTTCAGGAGGTTCTATCTTTCTTATCATCCAATAAGCTCCTGCATCATCTTTCTAGCTTCTCTAAACTTATAGGATAATCTAAATCTATGACAATTTTGAGCATTCTTTTCATAACTAGCTTTATGACAAGGTTCTCGTTTATTTTCGTTATGTTCACATCTTCTGCAAACTTTATAAACACACCTACTAGCATTACATTTAGCTTTTCCACCATTACAACCTATACAACTCATCCTACTAACTCCCTCATCATTAAATGGTTTTTATATTCAAGGGGAGTCATACACTCATAAGATATCAATTCGTTACTTTCGGTGTATGCTTCTAATACTTGCTGAATACTTGTATAGCCAGTACGTCTGAATTTACCTTGATAATTATTCAAGATAACAAGATACTTATTTGTACTTTTTTGTTTATATATTAAGATGTCGGGCTTTACATCATAATCCCAAGCAGGACTTACTATTAATTTATGGTAGATTGTCATTTCGTAAGTTCTTTCACAGTACAAGTTCCCTCATTATTTTATACTCCTCCACGGCTTCCCAGAATTCTTCCTTAGTTATCTTAGTCCAATTTCTTTTAGCTAGGATACTTTTACCCTGTGTAGTATTTGTGTAAAACTTTTTTATGCCGTTCAAATGATAACTATGGGTTAATCCCCACTCATTTATTAAATGATAACTACCATAACCATCTTTATAGTATTCTGACATTACTCCCTCTTAATTGTAACCTATAGGTTACATTTTACTCTACTGATTGTAACCTATAGGTTACACTTTACTTTATAATCTATAGGTAATAATTTTAAATTTAAATTATCATGGATAGGTTATAATTTTAAGATACTAACTCCTTCATCATAAAGTAACTGTTGTAATGGGACTCGTTTTCAAACTCTAATAAGTCCATGTGAGGTTTTTCATAATAAACATGAGCATAACCAAAATATTTAGTTAGATAAGAAACCAGATGATTTACTTTTAAGCAATGCCATCTACCTTTATCGTCTTTAAGATAGATACCGCTCTTATCTCTTTTTATAGCCAATTCTTTAAAGTCGTCATTTTTAAATAGTGTGGTAGGGAAAGCTATGGCATAGAATTTACCTTCCTTGAATAGCTCACTGGGAATTTTATAATTCTTGGTTATATTAGATAATTTTATCTTTTTCATTTTATTAGTAATCTTACTCATTCCGTTAATTCCTGTATGTGTTTCCACTTAGCCATACTCTCATCATCTATGGTTAAACAATCATAAGGGCAATGTTCTACTGCTTTTATTATCTTTAATTCATTACCTTCTACGTTCTGATACTTTATATCTATTAGAAAAAAAGAATTTGGACTATCTATCAGAAAAACTTCGGGACAATAATACTCACAACGCTTACATAATTGACATTCATCTTTTATATGTATTATCATCTGATAAGTTCTTCCATAACTTTAATTTTATCTATCTCCTGTTGAATCATAAAGTCTGGCATATCATGAAGTTTTTGGAAGTCTTCCCCGCACAGATTGTAAATTCGTTCTATTATCTTGAATTTTATCGCATCGAAAGTTATCCTAGATACATGAGAATATAGAAAGGCTGTGTTTATATAATCAAATATCTCTTCTTCATAAGTCTTCTGGACTATCAATGTTAATAGTTCGGTTCGTAGAGGGTCAACTACACAATCATCCGTCATGAATTCAATACGTATACCACATTGAATTTCACCATGAATACTATCAGTTACTTCTATATCTATTCTTGGATTTATCATATTTCTACTTCATTCTAAGGATAGATATAATTCCAGTAACTGTGAATATTGAATAAAAACAATAAGCAAATATGAACATTCCCAAACAATTAAAAGATGCAGTAGCCATTCCCATAAATATGGAAAAGATAGGAAATAATAAAAGACTCATAAAGGTATAGATTATTACTGCTGTTCTATTACTTTTTAGTTCCTCAGCTACTCTTTTCAACATCTGTTCTTCAGAAGACCAACCATTTCCTACGAAGCCTTCTATACCTTTAGCTATAGTGAGTATTTTAGTAGCCTTCTCTTCTATCTTTTTGTCATCGATGATTTTATATTTTATTAAATCCACTAATTCTAAAGCTTTATGTACCAAGCTCAAAGACAATTTAATCATTTTATTCTCCTTCTAATTAACATATATAATAATACCATAAATTAAGTTATTTGTAAAGTGCTTATTAAGATTAATTACTTAATTCTAACATGACTAGAATACTTTCTAATTCATCTAAACTTTCAAATTCTTTTACAATACTGCATCTCCATTCCTCACGAATAGTTTTTAGTGATTCTTCTTTACTTATACCCTCCAATAAGGAGTTGGATTTTCTATCTAAACGACATCCATCAAAAGTCAAATATACTTTATCGTCTTTGTATTCGTACACAACCATCAGAGGGTCATTTATCCAACCCGCTAATACATAACTCATGATATAAGTTCTTCCATAACTTTAATTGGAATATAATGGATACCTAGCTCTTCTTCAACTTCCTCCTCGGTTAGGAAAGACCAATCTATCAATTGTTCCAAACTTCGTTTACCATTACCGTATTCAAGTAATTTATCTAATCTTTCATCAGAGACACTCCAATTATTTTTATCGAAATAACATTCCAAGATTCCAGACCAAACATTTAATCTATAAAAGGATTTATAATTATAACCATTGTCAAATAAATAATATACGTAGTCTATGGGTTTCATAAAGTTAGCTCCAACATAGTAAGCATGGCATCTACTCTATCCTCGTCTTCTATTACTTCTCTCTTAATACCTTTTTTAGCGAGATATAACATATCATCATAAGATTTTACCCACATTCCATCATCCTGCAATTTTTTATTAGAATAACGCTCAAATAATACATATTTACCTTTTTCGTAAAAATATGTAGTATGCTTGATTCCTTCTATTATTTCTATAGTAATAAATCTTCTCATTTTATCATCTTGTCCAAATTATCTAATAAGGATTTTATAACGGGGTCTTCATCTTTATCTTCATTCTGAGTTAATTCTCTCATCATGTCAGTCTTGAGTTTAAGATTCTTCTCTCTAATATCGATATAGATATTTATAACGAGAGGTACTCCAATACAAGCCAATGTCATTATTATATAAACAGTAATTCCTGTCCCTAAAGCTTCCATCATCTCCAATACCACTCATCCCAGACTTCTGATTCGTCTTGTGTTAATTCATTCATCATTCTTCTCTTAAGCATATCATTTTTGTATTTTCTTTCTTGTATCCAAAAATTAAGCATGCTTATACCCGTGCTTGAAAAACACACAACCCAAGCCCACACGTGGGCTTTCTCGGAATGTAATGAATTGAGATATGCTATTATGGCACAACATACAGTACATTGTATTAAATTAGCGTATCTTTTTATTTTTTCAATTTGCTTTTCGTTGAAAGTTCGTAACATATTTTAATTAATTCTAACTCTTTCTGTTTTTTCTCATAAAGATATTTAATAAATTCCAGAGTATTTTTATCACTTGAAACTATGTTGACGTGAATACCAAATCCATCCGAACAAAATGGTTCGTAATCGTAAACAACATAACTATTGTATTTACTTTTCCACTCCACTCTTTCTATACTTGCATTTTCTTGACCCACTAGATTAACTAAGTCATCAAGAACTTTCTTATCGGGCACTTCAATTTCTAAACTATGTGTCATTTAAATACCTCTTATCTCATATAACTTTTTAAATAAAGGATATAGGATACGAAAGAATAGCTTCTACTATATGAGATATCGTTGCGTATCCCTTACCTATTTATAATACTACCATAAAAAAAGAGAGCCGTCAAGACTCTCACAGTAAACATCACATTATTGTTACAATTTATTTTAATGTGGCTATTCGAGAGCCATCACTAAAACCAAATTTCTTTTCTTCATTATTCTTAGCTGTCTCCTCGACTTGTCTTTTCTCTGCCTTTTCTGCAAAGAAAATCATCTCGTCCAATAGTTGTTCAGCATATCCTCCCTCTTTAGCCTCTAGTAGCCACTTTGAAACTTTTTTATCATAAGCTTCTATCTCACTGGAAGCTCTGAATTCCAGTATGCCTTTTAGAAAATCCGACAATTCCAATCTCCTTTAACTATTAATCTGTTTCAATTCTTTTGGAGGATTTTTAAGGGTCTCCAGTTTTGTACTATACCTATTGAAGGGGTGAGAACGAAATACAGTCTTACCTTCTTTAAGCTCTTCCACATTATCTATCTTAGTAAATCGTGTCCAAGTACCATCACCATTTTCATAGATAACCATATCGTCGAGATTTTCTTCTAACTTTGATTTTTCTTCTCCAAGTTTATCCATCTCATCTTTTATTTGTTTTAATCTTTCAACTTTATCTTTCATCTTTTTCCTCCACTTTTTTATAAGGTTTGCTTCCGAGCATCTTATGGAATAACCAAGGAGCTAAACCCCAAGGTAAACTTATTTTATAAAATTCACAGAAGTCCCAAATGTATGACCAAATATTATTTTTGAAAGTGAACATTATCCTTTTAATATTCCTATGATGTCTCTTTCAGTAATAATCTTATAAGGCTTCTGGTCTACTTTAATTTCTACTCCAGCCATTCTATTAAATACTACGATGTCTCCCACTCTAACTTCAGGCTCTACTCTAGCACCGTTACTTAAGATAAGACCAGCCCCAACAGCTACAACTTTAGCTTTCTGAGTTGTCTCCTTTACTACGGTAGATTGTGGAAGAACGATACCGCCTTGAGTAATGGCTTCCGTGTCAAAAGGTTCAATAATAATTCTATCACCTATTGGTTGTAATTCTGACATAGTGATTTCCTTTCATACTAATATACTTTTACATTATATCATTTTGTGATTCTATTGTCAATCCTATAACTCTTCTATCTTAATTTTAAATTTATCTTCAAACCAATCCGCAAAGATTCTTCTATGACAGAATTTATTCTTACCTTCATAACATAGAAAAAGATAAAGATTCTTTTCATTGTGCATTTGTTTTATTATATCTAATACAGCTCTACCATCGATAGAAGTTTCAAAATAGTTTTCTATTCCTTTTATATACATCTCTTTAAACTTATCTTTATTTATTGCCCCTGCTTGATATAAATTAAATAGGGTCTGAGACGGATACAGACAAGGAAGTTCCCTCGCTTTGTCTGTAATTTCTCCTCTAGGAGAAGTCCTAGATATTTTAAACAGTATTGCTTCTTTAGGAAACTTTCTCCAGTTAGCGTAATAGGATGTACAGATAGTCATAAATTAGTCCCTATGAAATTCGTGGCAGTATCCACAATATTTATTTTCTACATCTTTTGGATGATAAGAAGTCTTGTTACATTTTAAACAAGTTATCCTAAGCATAAATCTTAATGTAGAACCTGCCGTGTCTATAAAATATGTTTTCTTATTCTCAACAGCTCTTCTCCTAGGAATACCATATATCCATGACATTAGGAGTAAAAAAGATATAGAAAATATTAATAAGAATACTATAAAAAATGTCATGATACTAACTCCCTCAATGTCATATAAGAAGTAAAATGGTCTTCGTCTATTTCCTCTAACGATGTATAAGATGATTTCATAGGTATCCCAGAATGCTCCCAACTATGTTTAACTTCGTCCCAAAAGTATAGAAACCCAGTTGGAGAGGTTCTATAATAAGAGGAGCCTAGATTAGTTGTATATTTGAAATATTTAACCACTTACAAGTTCTTTCATTATTCTTAATTTTTCTATGTCATGAGTGTTATCTATTATCTTATAACCCATGTGAACTTCTAAAAATTCTTTTTTACCATACTCATATATATCTGTACCATGGTAGATAATATGCCAAATATTTCCCCAGATTCTTCCAGTTTTAGCATCTACTTTGTCTCCAGCAACCCTAGCTAAAGAATTACCGTCTATTTTAACTATCATGACTTTTCCATCTGGGTCATGTACTAAGTAAAAAGGTTTTCTTCTATCAGCCATCTTTTCTCTTCCTAGTACGTTTTGGTTTAGGTGGATTGTCCCTTTCCCATAACAGCTCTGACAGAAAATAATAATCTCTACAATATACTTGGTCGGGGTCTATGCCTTTTTTCTCACAATCTTTGATAAATTCTTTAATACAATTTTCATAGAATTGAAATTCTTTCGGATATTTCTCTTGTTTATATCTAAACATTTCTATATGTGTAGGAATTTTAACGTCTACGGGTTTTGCATCCATTACTATTTCCACTTCTACTATTTCTAATTCATCAGCTTTATAGTAATGGGTTGGGGTAGAATAATCAGCATTAAACCACTCCGTACTATTTCTACGTACCCATTCTGCATGTTCAGGAGTCATAGACATCCAACAATTTATATTGTCTTTATCTACCTCTATTATATACTGGAACTCTCCACAGAAATCTCCTCCCTCGTTAGAGGAGAGTCTTACTTTTAAGAATTCATTTTTAACTTTATGTCTTAGTCTATACTCTTTCACGGTTCCTGCCAGTCTTCACAAAACTCTTGTTCTATGTTAGTAATAATATTTTCTTCCACAGAACAAGTACCGTCTAAATAATGCTTACAATTCTTACAACAGAGTTTCATGTTAATCTCTGTAAGTAATGAAGAAAGTTACGATATAGGAATTAGCTTGATTGTAGGGAGATTTAATTCCTTCTATATTACTTTGTATTCCCAACACCGATTCTTCTGGGATATTAAATCTTGTCAATATTTCGTTCAAAGTCTCCGTAAGATTTTCATTATTAACATGATTCTTTACATTAACTGCCTCTTTTACAACTTTAATCACAATATCTCCTCTGTTAATTCTTTCATAACTCTCATTTTATCTCGATATTCATAATCCGATGCTTTGATATCTATTACCTCATCAAGGATACCATACATCCACATCTCGTTAAATAAGTCTAAGCCATAAGAGTCTAATCTCCGTCTCATAGCTTCTTCTATATGTTCTCTCTCCCTGTTAGGGAGAGTTCCTTTTCTTTTATAATCTTCAGAAAAACTATTCATATTTATTTACCACAAAGTACTTTAGCGGTAGTGTAAGCTGTTGTATCTGGAGGAATTGCTTTCCAATTAGTCTTAAAATCTAGGAAAGCATCCTTATTTCCCATATAATCAAATCCTTGTCCTATTTCATTATTTTTAGAGTCATATCTTCTTCCGACAATAAGAGCAGTAGTAGCACTATCACAGTCATATACGACGTACACTACAACTGTCTCATAAACACTGACAGATAACTTTTCCCAAGCTTCTACGAGGTTGGGTTTATTAACATATCCCGTTACATGCTTAGAAGTTTTTACTGAGTTAGCATCTACTTCAACATTAGTCCCTTTAATGGGAATCCAAACAGGGTCTTTGAAGGCTACTTTTTCTTCTGGCTTCGCTACTATTTGAGATTTAATTACTGAGGGTTTAACGTGTTTTCTAGCATGTAAGTAATCTGTGATAGCCGAAGCGGTAATAGAAGATATTAAAACACCAACTATATACAATACAATATATTTTTTATTCATAACTTCTCCTTTTAATTAGTACTGTTTATAGTATAATAGCTAAAACACTAAATGTCAATACTAAAACCACAAATATTAAGATAAGTGAAGCTATAATTTTAACAGGTTTATTTTCTATCTGATAATCTTCGTCTTCTACCATAATGTGTTTTCTAATCTCCTCAGCATGTTTTCTTTTTTGTTCCAGGATATCTAAGTGTTTTTGTTCTAATTTATAAGTAGTTACAAAATATCTAGTGTCGCCTTTGCCCTTACAGACAATTACAATATCTTTGTTTCTACATTTAACTTTATAAATTCTTGTAGTTTTTCCAAATCTACTAATGAGTTCCGCTTTCCCCGTATCAATTTGGGAGAACATATCATCTATATCTAACTTAGATAAGTTGATGTCATGCCTTTCTTGAAACCTATTCATAAGATGAAGAAGACGATTCCTTTGGGGAGTCTTATCTTTATTAGCGAATAGATATTGTGAATTTGTTCTCTTTTTACTAGCCATACTAACTTACCAGCTCTTTCATGTATAAAAATCTATTTATTTCTTCTTGACTTGTTAATTCATAAACTTCTCTTTCTTCATCAAAATGAAGTATTAAATGAGTTAGTACTCTCGACCATATTCTTTCTTTTTCTTTGAATACTCCGTCAACATATAAATGAAGATGTCTTTTGTGTATCAGCCATTCAACAGTATGACACTGAATATTTTTTCTTCTTATTATATAGAAAGTTTTATTATCGAGATAATTATTGTATATGTTATCTAACCATTTACTATAAAAGCTATGGAAGAAACACACATCTCTAAACCATTGATGTTTTATATAAAATATATCATTAGGTTTTATTTCTTTCAAGCTGTTAGCTCCCTTAACATTTTTACAGAGTCTATAAAGCTCAGACATTCTTCTTCTGTTATTTCATTAACATACATATCTGGAATATAATTAGATATGGTCTTTTCAATATTATTTATAAAACACCATTCTTCATATTTAAAGTTGTAAAAATAGAGAAATTTATCATCTCCATATAATTTATAGAAGACTTCAGAATTTGCTTTACTTTTAAAATATCTTATATGACTCAACTGATTAATTCCTGTACTGTTTCAAAAGTTTCTATTCGTATTAGGCATTCTTCTTGGGTTATTCTCTCTAGGTACCCGTCATATATTTGAAAAGTTTTTGTATCCCCTATTCTCTCCCAACTTTTAAATCTCCAATCATACATGAAGAAATAATCATTCACTAATTGATAAAATACTATATTATGTTTATTTATGAAGTATTCCCTAATCATCCTACTAGCTCATTCATTGTTAATAAACTGTCTATCTCTTCTTCTGTTATTTCATACATGTCATCGTTGTCTATTAAGCTATTTATAAAACATTTATAGAGGTCTTTGCTGACTGTGTTTTTTCTACCTTCTTTGTCGTATATCTCAAGACCACATCTCTTATTTCCTACACAATATCCAATACCAACCCACTCATCTTTTTTAGGATTAAAGATTATAGCCACTTTAATATCTTTAGCAGGTTCATAATAAAACTTACTATTAAACTCATCTCTTTTGGGAATATGATTAAGTTTTATCATTGCCTTCTCCAAACAAATATCTTATTGGGATTTTAACAGCGTAGGCTATATCTTCCTGTATTTTATCTATCATACTGAGTTCGTAATAATTTCCCTCTTTAGGTTTAGCTACTAACTCTATCATTACCAAAACCGACTCTACTTCTTCTGGAGTTAATTCAAAAACAGTTGATGGATGATGTTCTAAGAAATTTTCAAACTCATAATCCATCCATGCTGACCTATGCCATTCCCCCTCTCTCAATATATACACAGTGCTAGAAGTACGAAAATTAGCTTCTCGCCTTTTGTAGAAAACAGGATTGTTGTGGTCGTTATCTATATTTTTATAATATCTACATTTATCCATTAAATTTAGTTCTTATGTTATCTATCTTATTCATTAATCTATTAATAATACTTTTAGTTTTTATAGGGTTTACTTCTAGGGGTTTCATAGGAATTATAGTTATCCTATTTAACTCTGCCATCATTTCTGATATAGTAAATCCAACTTCATCTTGGTCTACTAGCTCTCTCATAATCATAATGGAGTTAGCTTCTTCTTCAGTTATTTCTATAACTTTAGTTGAATCTTGAGATAGATATGTTTCAAATTCCGCTAAACTCCAAATAGAATCTTTCCAAATATTATCCTTTTGACAAACTACGACTCCTCGTTTATCTACTTTATACAAAGTAGGACAAGATTCAAATTCTATATCTTTGTAATATCTACATTTATTCATTGTTAAGCATCTAGTTCTTTTCTTACTTTTTCTACCAAGGGTTTCACTAAATGATACATTCCCATTTTCTTAGCAATTGCTTCTAACTCGTCTACTAAGACTCTAATAACTCTTTCTAATTTTTCTACGTTCATCCTATTAACTCCATCATACTTTGTTGTACCATACATTCTTCTTCCGTTATAAGTTCTGAAGTATAACTAGAATGATAATGTTTGTTATACCCAGTTTCTGCTATCAACTCTGATAAATTGTACCATTCAAAACTTATAGCCCACTGCTTACCAGTCCATATATGAAATATACTTTTATGGATAGTAGGGGTATATTGTATTAACTTAACTTTATTTATTTTATAGTCTAACATGGTAACTTTAAAATATTGACTCATATTATCCTTCAGTAATAAAATCCAAGGCTACTCTAAATACCGTTCCTATGACTATCCCAAAGATTAAATTAGGACAATGAGATGGAGTGAATACACAAATTAAAAATATTATACCTAAAGCTATCGCATACCAAGTATAGATAGCATATTTAGTATTAAAGACTGGAATGGGTTTAGCCAAAAACTCTTTTATTTTATTCATTACATTTTACCTATTAAATTAATTACAAACAACATGGCTAATATTATTAACATCATACCAAGCATTTGTAATGGTACTAAGATTAATGCTTCCACTTATTCTTTCTCCAATTCTTTTGTTATATTCTCAAAGAGTTCAGAATCTTCTATATTGAATACATTTCTTTTAGGGTCAAGATTAGAAATAATTTGTCCGACTCTAAGATAGGGATGCTTACGTTTATACTGTCTCAACTTATTAAACAACTCATCTATCTTTTCTTCGTCAAACCTAAAGTTGTAATCTTCTTGGTGTTTCTTCATTCTTCACAAGCTCCGTTTTCCCAGTCAGCTAATATTAACTTGCTTCCAACTTTATTTTTGACACACGTATTTGTATGAGATTCCGTGTGAACATCCTTATCTGTCGCTATAACACAGTAATTTCCGTCTAAGAAAGAATGACCATACGTTATAGACTTAACTGTTTCTGGGTAAGTTGCTTCTTTTAACATTAGACATTCTTTAGGCATGTGTTCTATTCCATAACCTATTAACACAAATATTGATAGAAAAAATACTAATCCTAATATTACACTAGCTCCATTATTATCATTTCCAATATTTCTTTTTATTCCCATGATATTTCTCCTTTATAATAATCATAGCATATCTTTAACAATAAGTAAAGTATTTATTAAGATTAATTTACAAGTTCTTCCATACTACGGAGAGTAATCATTTCATCATCTGTTAATTCAAATACTTTAAAGTCATTCCAGTACCAATAAAAAGTACTCATAGTTTTACTTTTTTCATAATCATGAGGTTTATCTAAAGTATCGTTATTATTACAATAGTATCTGAATTCTATACCCGTTATATAAATATCTTTATTAAATCCTCGTTTATGTTGTAATAGATAAAGTTTATTATCAAGAAAAGAATATTTATTATTCTTTTCTTTACTATCGTCAGGAAATATTCTTATCATGATACCAATTCTCCCATAGCTAAATAAGCTAGATATTCTTCTTCGGAAGCTTCTCTGTACTGCCTAGAATAATATTTTAATAATTCCTCTAAAGTATAACTATGACTTTTATGTAAGTTACCTATCCCATCAATGTAATAAAGTCTTCCTTCTTTCTCAACGTAGAATTCAAAATATCTAGCACCCACTTTATGTGTGAAGTCTTCTCTTATCATAGCATATCTCATGATATTAATTCTTTCATCATTAGTAAAGAACGTAATTCTTCTTCTGGATTATCCGTTTCTGGTTCATAAAGGACTCCTTCATATTTTTGACATTCGTGTGGATGATTACTGTCATGAAGATAGCACTCCCAATTGTCTTCATTTATAAATTTGAAAGTTCCTGTCTGATGCCAAATACCATTATAGTCTCTCTTAGACTCTATTTGATAAGAAACTAATTTGAGTCTTTTTATTAAGATGGCTTTTTCAAACTCTTCATACAAAAGATAATATGTTTTATTATAATCAAAGCTCCAAGCCTTTCTTAATAAGTCATCTATCTTTTTCATTTTGTAAGTTCTTTCATATATCTTCCTAAGTCTACTTTAGCATTTATCTCTTCAGAAGTCAATCCTCTATCAATAAGTTCTTTTTCTATAATCTCATAGTAACATTCTAAATCATAGTACTCTCTATTCATATAAGAACTCATACCAGATAACTCATTATCTATCCAAACTAAATCAGATAATAAACTATCACTTGTCTGTTCTTCTATGTCTTGTAACATATTAGGCACCTATAAGTTCTTCCATAGATTCAAGACTTCTTAAAGCATCTTCAAACTTACAATAGATTCTGGGTAGGGTCTTTACAAGATTGAAAACTTCTTTACCTGCTAAATATGGATTTCTAAAAGCATAGTTCCAATAGTTAAAACTTGGATTAGGAAATGGAAGACCTACATAATATTCTATATTATTTTTATCGTCAAATCTCATTAAATAATTATTGCCTTTTATGTTAGCTAAAATATACTCTTCTCCGAGACCTAATTTTCTAGCAATATCATGTTCACATTCTACCCTATAGTATATATTCCAAATGTTATCAATGCCAGATAACCATTCATCTAATTCTTTAGAAGTCTTGTTAGGTTTATAAATATTATCCATAGTACTGTCCCTATCGATAGAAGTATCAGAGACATTACCCTCTTTATCATATAAATAATGAGATGCAATAGCAGAGAACTCAAGACCCTCTTCCTTTTTAATTAGGTCATAGTACTCTTTGTCTACTGTATATGTTTTATATAATATATGAGAACTATACATTAATTTACTTAATCTCCAAAATCATGTATGTCCGACCAATGTATAGTAGCTTCGATGGGTTCCTCATATTCTTCTTCGTTATTAATCATAGCTTATCTCCTTAGCGTACTAACTCTGTCATGGTTATTATTTTAGTACAGTCTCCTTCTGTTATTTCTTGTACCTGATTTACTTTTACCAATCTTTTTATTTTATCTGATATCCTATCATAAGGAACCGACTCTGCAAGAACTGTCCAATTATTTCTTTTATAATCATACATATAGGTATAGTCATCTTCATCTACTTTATATAAGTAGTATCCAAATTCTAAATGGAAACTATTTCTTGGTTCTTTATAATATCTCATAATTTTAGTATAACAAAAATAGAGAAGGCAGTCAATACCTTCTCTTTAATAATTAATATAATGTTACAAACTTTGGAGGAAGCACAATAAGCTAATTTTAGTAAAACACAATAAGCTAATAAAAAATGGAGCGGGTAGGGAGAATCGAACTCCCTTCATCAGCTTGGAAGGCTGAGGCACAACCTATATACCATACCCGCTTAATAATACAGGTGAGAGGATTTGAACCTCCACGCTTTTTAAGGCACGAGTGTCTAAAACTCGCATGTCTACCATTCCAACACACCTGCATAGTATATAAATGGCTGAGGAGATAGGAATCGAACCCATATTCACTGAGTCAAAGTCAGGTGTCCTGCCGTTAGACGACTCCTCAATAATTAAAAATGGCTCCCTCGGCAGGACTCGAACCTACAGTCATTCGATTAACAGTCGAACGCTCTACCATTGAGCTACGAGGGAATAAAAAGCCCTTTGTCAGATTTGAACTGACAACCTTCATCTTACAAGGATGTTGCTCTACCATTGAGCTAAAAGGGCAAGTGGGTGGAAGGACGGGACTCGAACCCGCTTTGCTTCGTTCACAGCGAAGGATATTACCCATATATGACCGACCACATGGCGGAACTATGGGGATTTGAACCCCAGACTTCTCGCAGACAACGAGTAGTTTTACCCCTAAACTATAGTTCCAAATATATAGATACTGAGAGACTCGAACTCCCGACTTCCTCCGTGTAAGAGAGGCACTCTACCGACTGAGTTAAGTATCCATGGTCTAGGTGGAGGGACTTGAACCCCCGACTCCCTACGTCCAAGGTAGGATTTCTACCAACTGAATTACACCTAGATTATAATTAATGGTGTTTCCTAGAAGAGTCGAACTTCTGTCTAACGCTTATGAGGCGACCGCTCTGCCGTTGAGCTAAGGAAACATGGTAGCAGGAGTTGGATTTGAACCAACGACCCCCAGCTTATGAGACTGGTGAGCTAACCAGACTGCTCTATCCTGCGATAATAAGTACCTGATTGGATTTGAACCAACGACTACAGAGGTTGCAACTCTGCCCCTTAGACCACTTGGGTACAGGTACATGGTGGGAGTAGTAGGTACCGAGCCTACCTCTGGTGCTTTTCAGGCACCCGCTAATCCATCTCAGCTATTCTCCCATGGTGCGTTGGGAAGGACTCGAACCTCCAAGTGATTATTAGTCGGGTGGGTTACAGCCACCTGCCATACCGTTAGGCGACCAACGCATATTTGGAGACAGTGGGAATTGAACCCGCTACAACGTCTTTGCAAAAGAAGTCCGCTACCTCAGCGTTATCCCCATGACGGGAGGAGTTACCCTCCCCGACTTCTAGGCTACGAGAGCCATTTTACGTCCGAAATCTAAAGACACTGTGTTGTTTCCGTTTGTTGTTTTTGCTATTTTTAAAGAGAATGCCCTCTTACTTGCGAGTTTATCCCTACCTACCACGTCTAATCCACGCACCCCCATGGTGGAGGTGAAGGGAGTCGAACCCTTGTCCGCAACAGACATCAATAAACCTTCTACAAGTTTAGTCCAATTTGAAGAGTAGGACTTCTCACTAAATTTTCAAGGTACAATTACTTTGTTTTGTATTGAGTTCTTCTGTATTTTTTCCAGCTTCTTCTTACGGTGTGCCTTGCGTTCTCTACTTGATGCCAAGGACAGAAGGAGCAGGAAGCGAATTTTCTTTTATAGTATTTTTTATAAACACTATTATTAGTAGTTGTTTTAAAGTCTTCGCTTTTCATTTCTTGTATCTCCTGAGTTATTATCCTCAGAGATTATTTAATTCTTTTTTCATGATTGTTTCCTCATATTTAATAACAAAAAAGAGAGGTTCTTTTTTTGAGAACCTCTTGAAGAAATCTTTTCTTTTGTATCGTTGGAGATTAGTCATCTCCTCCGTAAGAGGTTTTTGTTCTCATGCCTGTGCAATCCACGCTATGTCCTTCAAAATTAATTGACGGATTCGCTATGGTATAATTTTGTTGTAGCATGAGTTCCATTTTATTTTCTTTCTGACCCGTTAAGGGTATCATCTTTTCTAATTTGAGTCCTAAGTATTTGTTACTCGGTATGAACTTAGGGATAACCGAAGATAGTTTTTAGTTGCGTAGCTATCATAACAACAAATATTTGATTTTCTAATTATAATATAAAGTAGTGTTAAAAAAACTATTATATTTTTTCTTTACTCTATATAACCATTATATCATGAGATGAATTCTTTGTCAAGTATTTAATTTAAATTAATCGGTAAATCCTTTTTCCTTTAATTTTTTAATATAAGAAGTGTCCAAGTATTGAATATCTATATTATCTCTTGTGGCTCCTAACCTTCTAACATTTTGATTTAAAAAATTAAGTAAAAATTCAGTATCATCTAAGTCTCTCGTTGTTTCTGATAAACCTGCGACTTCCCATAATTTTGTATAAGAGGAGATAATAATTTGATAATTCCATTTTCTTGGAGTCAACGCTTTCATAGCGACTTCATGAAATAAATCACCTCTGAATAGATAAACATTTCCTTTATCATCCACGAGTCCTCGAACTTCATCAAATTGTTTGAACATTTTATTTAATTCATTTGGGGAAGGATTAACAAAAATATCGGCTTCTCCGTTACCTCCCCTAGCTGTTGTTACATAGTCTTCATGAGTATCATTAATATTTAATATGACTTTAGGAGTAATAACTACAGCTTCCCAGTCAACTCCAGAACGCTTATATAAATCTTTTAGATTGGAGATTGAAACACGTTTCTCTATATACGTTAAAGAAGGATGGTACTCTTCATTATACTTTACCCAACCATCAAGAGGTACTACTACACCATCTTTTAATTTAAAGAATTTTTGGAAATCCCATTCATATTTCCAATCTGCTATATCTTTAATCAGATATTTTAATCTTTCATTACTTCTTTTTATGGAAGCATCTCTATTTAAACTATTACTACTATGGTCAAAAAATACTACTTTAGTATCACTTTCTACCAGACCTGCTGTTAATCCTTCAGTATTTAAATCTTCTATCTTATTAATCATATCATCGTGAAGAGCTAATCCCCCAACCCACATATATAAGTCATCATTACCATCTATAAAATATCTAAGTCTAAATTTTTTATCATATTTGTGTCTACTATTATCATTATAACCTATTTTTACTAATGCCCTAAAATCACTGGAGGTAGGATTTTTAAACACTTCCACTTCTTTAGAGTAGTTACTTTTAACTACTCCATAAAATTCTTCTGTTATCTTTTTAATTTTCTTTAAACTCATTTATCCAATCACCCATTCAACTTGTTCTGGAGAATATCCAAACCTAGACACATCAGGGTCTGATAAGAAATCGTTAGTAAGTTCTTTTACATCTTCCTCATCTTCAAATTCTTCTTCGTCCCTGTATCCAAGTATGTTCATGTAAAGTTCTATCTTATCAGGAAACATTTTCCCTTGAAAGGTATCAGCTTCCATTCTTTTATAGTCTTCATCATCCATAACACTTCCGTGTAAGATTCTACCATCCCAAACATACAGAGCATCACCTATGGTAAATCTCACGTATCCAAATTCTTTAAAAAGTTTATATAGTTCTTGTTTAGAGGGATTTCTAAAGATATCTACATTAGTGTCTCCTTTAAGACCACTAACCATAGCAGTCATAGAGTTTCCTTTCACTAAAATAGATTTATAATACTCTTCTGTTATCTTTTTAATCTTCTTAAGACTCATTAAATATATTTCCAATAGTAATCTATTTAAAATATAAAACTTTTACCAATTTATCATATACCCTTCGTAAGACCCTCCCATACAAGAAAAGTCATGTTTACTTTCTCTTACCACGGAATATTTCTTTTCAAGAGAAGGAAGTATCTCTGCTATGTTGAATACTAAAGTTCCCTTACATCCTAATGCTTTAGCTTGTCTAATCTTCTCTCTCACTTCACCTAGATTCATGAAGTTATACCTCTTCTACTTTCTTTATTTCCCAAGATAAAGTTTCCTCTGATTCTAATTCAAAATCTCCCTTATCTATTTGAATCGGCAATTCGTCATTAGCTACACAACCAGTTAATAATTGTGTTATTACATGTTGAGCTTCGTCAGAATTATCTACTCCAGTTACTATATAAGTATACCTGCTAACTTCTTCAGTTATTATTTTAAATTTTCCCATTACCTATCCCTCCTTGTACTTCTCATTTAAATCTTTAAATAGTTCTTCTCCATCTAATAAATCTTTTTCAAGATGAAGTTCATCCTCGGCTTCGTTTAGTTTATTAAATAAATCTTCTATGCTTTCACATCTTGTAAGATTGATTCCATTCTCAGCTTCAAACATAGCTTCGAGGGTTTCTGCATTAGGAATATGAGAACTATACTCAAGTGTCTTATATCCATCTGGGCTTTCCCCATCAGTTTCTATATAATAGTTTTCTATATCTTTTGCATCCACTACTATTTCAGAGACGTAATAAAAATCATAATCTCCATACTCATCTGTTTGAGAATACATCTCACATAGTCTATCCGCATGTTCTTTGCTACTAAATGCTTCTACTGGATAATCTCCATCCATGCCTAGATTGTGCATTACAACGTATACTGTATCCATTATTCCTCCAGTAATTTTATTCTACTGGGAGATATGTCGACAAGAGAGGCTAACTGCCAATGCTCTAAAGCACTTAGGCTTAATCCTTTTATATCCACCTCAAAAAGAATATCTCCCAGCCAATCCTTTTTATTTGTACTTAGATATACATATTTCCCATCTCTACCATATTCAATTTTTAATCCGTGTTTTAATATGCTTTCTAAATTTTTAGAGTCAGTACGATGATAAGCTTTCTCTCTTGATAAGTTAAAAGCACAAATCTCACAGGATGTTAAATTCCTATCTTCTTTCTTGTACTTGCAAGTGTGGGGTTGTTGTTCTTCATAACATAAGATATTCATTACTTACTCGCATACCCTACAGCAAATATTAATAATGCTATACCAGCAAACATCCAAAATACTTCCACCTATTTCTCCTTATTGTTCTTACTCTCTTTCAAATATTTAATTATTTCTTTAATATAATACACTGTCAAATGAGTAGCTAACAGGAGCATTATTAAGGCTAAGGAACCCACCATGACTATTAAAATAATATTTAATATTATTTCCATTACTTCTCCTTGTGATTTATTGTTATAGTCATTCCGCCATGAATTAAAAATCCAAATGCTAAAACTATTAAGGCTAATCCTGCAAAGGTTCCGAATAAATACATTATGTTTCTACCTCCTGTATATAGAATGCTAAAGTTCTGTCAGGATGTTTCTCTTCAGAATACTTCTGCATGCAACTAGAACATTCTATGGCTTTCTCTTTGGTATTGAATTCATCCAACTGAATATCTTCTCCGTCTTCTCGTATCATTCTGACACGATATCTCTTATTAGATGGTTCGATTCCAGATAACTCGGGAAGATTTTCTGCTATCATTCTTTCAGCATCTTCTCTTAATTCGGGAGGAAGATATTCCTTCAACTCATTTAATTTTGTAAATATATGTATTCTGTAAGCATCGTCTTTAGATTCCATGATTATTCCTTATACTTCTATACAATGTTGTTTAAATACTTTTAAATCAAATAGAAAATTTTTACTATTACTGTTAGCATCTCCACCAACTACTATGGTTTTAAATAATTTATTAACTATCATATTCTTAAGTTCTTTTGTAGGAATAAGATAGAGGCTTGCCTTATCTTCCGATTCGTGTATCTTGAAGCAGTACATGTCAGCCTCTGAAGTTTGAATGCCTGAAGCCTTACCTCTGCATTCATACTCTACTCCTACGTTTCCTGTTCTTGCACAGGTAAAATCTTGTTTAACTTCTACCTTTAGGTATGTTCCTTTCTTGGTATAGAATAAGATATCATATTTATTATCGTGATTGTACCTTACAAAATCGCATCCATACTTTTCGCATATAGCACATGCAACTTCATATTCACATTGTTCCGCTAATTCTTTATCCTTTGTGTAGTTGTAGTGATTCATTTACTGTCTCCTACTTTATTTATATATAATTATAATAGCATAAATTAAAATAGAATGCAAGTATATGTTAAGTTATATTAATTTTCTACGACAAATCTAACTTTACATCCAGTACAGATTGTCATATCTGTAAGAATAGTTAAAGGCTCATAATAATAAGTCTCTTTTCCACATTTGGGACAACGACTTAGTTTTTTTAAATTTTTCGGAATAAATTTAGTAATCTTTAATTTTCTTAATAAATTAATGAAAAATATTTTCAATCTATGCTTTTTATAATAAGCTAGATAAAACATGTTTAGGTCTAACAAATATTTTCCAAAGGCATCTCTAAAATTCAATTCAATCTCCTTATATTAAACTAAGTCCATAGTTTATCATAGTTATCTTTGCATTAACATAGGCTAAAGCATATTGTTGATTAGCTACAGCATATCCTCCGTTAGTTTGAATAGAGGTTACATAAGCATTCCAAGCTTGAGAAGTAGCAGAAGAATTATAAACCTCTACGGCATAATTAAAAGTATAATTATCTGGAGCATATCCTCCTAGTATAATATCTGACTCTGAATCACAACACATGTTAGCTAGGTTATGGGAACACATAGCAGCGTGAATAGAGGTATTAGCATTAGCAGAATCAACTATACTATTATAAACATTAACAGCATCTTCTTGCATATTAACCACAGTATGAACATTAGTATCCTCACTATTCACAGCCTTAGCTACAGAAGCAGCCATACTAGCACCTTCTGAAGCAGTAGAAGCTCTCGAAGAATTTTCCACAGTTTGATTACTGAGATAAGCTACAGCAGAGGCTAAAGCTTCAGAGGGTCTTCCATCATTAGGGTAATTTATGATAAAACCATTTATACATTGCTGTGTTGCATAAATTCCATACTGTATCTTTTTAGTGCGGTCTAATAATCTTAGTACTACAAAGTTAGCCCAATCATAATGTTCCTCCGTTACTAATTCATTTATTAATACGGTAGAATCTATTTGGACTTGTACTCCGAAGTAAGATACAGCCCAAGTATATAAATCATTGGGAGCTTTTTCTTCCCTAAGCCATTGTAATGTTATTTGCATTTAGTCTCCTTTACTTATATTTATCATATTTAAATGTTAAATTTGATTTCGGCTCGTCATCGATTATTTCAGTAAGTTCCCTCATCATGAGAGCTTTAGTTTCCCACTCTTTAAATTGTTCCTCGGTCATTATTTCGTAGTCTTGATGCTCAAGATAAAATTCTATGAAATAAGATTCTTCATTACATCCCGCTAAATCACTACCTGCAAAGCAAGAGAGTACCTCTCCGTCTTCGTATTTCATAAGATAATGTCCACTATCAGGACTTGTTAAATATACTTTATTCATGAAACTAATTCCTGCATCATCTTGTATTTATTTAAAATCTCGAAAGCTTCTTTCTGATAATTTAATTCGTATATATCCCAAGCACCTTTACAATCTCGATATCCTAAAATGGAATCTTCATATTCAGAAGCATATCTGTGTTTATCATGAGGGTATTCTTTGTCCACAGAAAAGTCTTCTGATATCTCCCATTCTAACCAAGGATAGTCTCTAAAGAAAGAATCTTTAGTTCTATTAGGAGCATGTAAGTATCCCATAATAAATTCTCTCCCTCTATCTCCTTCATTGAATTCAAGAGCGAGATAAACTTTCTTAGGATTTATATTCGTTTTTGGAGTAAATTTATTCAACCTACCAACTCTCTTAAGTATCTTATTCTTTCTACCTCTTCTTTATTTTCTAATAGAGTTACACTATTTACATTAAAGAATTCATTATGGTAATCAGAATCATAAAAGTTATGAACTATTTTATAACCACTTCTTATAAATTCTTGTCCCCTTCTATTAGTATATAGATATTTACAATGACGGCTTCTTTTCATAATCTGGTCGATACTTGTAATCTTAATCATCTAATCCACCAGTTCCATCATCATTAAAACTCTGGTCATCTCTTCTTTTTCTTCAGGAGAACATTCCCACACATTAGTTATGTATCTGTTATTTATGTGCATTTTAAGATTAGCTTCGTCCCTTCCTCCTCGACGAGAATGCTCAGAAGGATTCTCAGATACATAAGTAAATTTCCAAATATCAAACAGGGACTTCTCAGCTTTCTCAAATGTATAATAGCCGATAACTCCATCATCCTCTTTAGAGAAATAAAGCTTATTGTAATCAAATTTATTTATATAATCTATCTTTCTCATTTAATTACTTTAATTCTTCCAATTCCTTTTTGTACTTTGATTTAATTATAAAAGCAGTTATGGCATAGTAAATAATTGATACTATAGCAAGTGAGATTGTAATCTCACACACTGGGAAAGGACTTGCTATAAGAAAAAAAGAAATCCCTATAAGAGTAAATGCCAAGATACAAGATAGTCCACAAGAGTATAATAAAAATTTAAACATGTTTATCTCCTTTTAATATTTCTAATAATAATAGTTTAGCTCTTTTATTCCATTCGTTAAAGTAGTCATCTCCATAACATTCTATTACAGCTTCACAAACTCTTCTATACTCGTTCTCTAAAATCATACCGTCATTAAGAGCAGTTATAAAATACTCTCTCCAATCAATAGAGAAATTATATCTACTTAATTCGTTCAATGCTAATGACAAGGGAAGACCGTGAGTATGATAAATCTCATACACTTTCCCTCCGCCTATTACAGATTTACCATCTTCTGTTATCTTAATCATTTAATTTATCAACTCCATCATTACTAATTTTCTATCTATTTCTTCTTGGTCTAGTATGTAATTTTTAACATGTCCAGACTTACATAACTGATTATAAATGTCTTCCATGCTATAAAATCCAGTGCCTATTTCATGCAGTCCTTTAGGGGTTACAGCATAATGCCTGACTCTACTTCCTTCTTTAACGTAGAGTGAATCAGCCTCTATTCCTTCCATGTATATTTTTGTTATATCATTCCAACTGTAGAATTTAGCCACTATTCTTCTATTCCTTGGAACAAGTCCATTATCTGTATTTTGTAATCTCCCATAGCTTCTATAAGCTTAGGGTCTAAAGTACTTGGAGTATTCTCGTCTATGATGGCATAGAGTTTTACCCAATCCACTCTTAGGTTAGTAGAGATGGCTGTTTGTAAAAACACTATAGTAGCTTGAGAGGCTGCTCTGAGATAGTTAAATTCAGTTCCGTTCTCGCATCCCATCATCATATCATAAGACAGGGCTTTAATTAGGTCTATTACTCCTGCGTAAACTTCTTGTTTATCTGTCATGGTTTTTCTCCATTATCATATTTATGAAATCATAAGGTTTATATAATTTCATTATATCAAATGTTCTTTCTTTGTCAAGACTAACTTGTTCTCTTTCTTGTATTGGTCTTGGTTCTATTAATACTTTCATTCAATCAGCTCCTTCATTATCAGCTCTTTTTCAAATTCTTCTTTTGTTAAGATATCTAAACTAAAATATGTTATGATATTAATTCCTGAATTAAAAGATGTCTATTGACTTCTTCCATCATTTCTTCGTAGGAACTAAATTGTTTAACTACCTTATATTTACATACTGTATTTATATGTACATTTTCTGAAATAAGATAACCATCTCTTACTCTTTCTTCACTCTGAGTTCTTTCAAATTCATTAGCTTTACCAAATCTAAAAGCATAGGATTTATATGTTTCTTTATACGAGAAAGAACCTCCGACAGGGGATACAAATTCATCGTTTAGGAAAGGTTGAACTTGTACATAAAAATTAGTCATTGATTAACTCTTCCATAACGTACTTGGATAAAAATATATCTTCTCCTTTACTTAACATAGGTTGAAAACGCTCTTTGCAATCTTCGAAAGAATCAAATAAGAGTTTTATAACAGGTTTTGAATTTGTATATAATCTTATCAAATCGTAAAATAAATCTGACCTGTTAGTATTTATACGCTCCCATCTTTGAGATTTCAAAGTATGAATGTATCGGGGATAAAATCCTATCATACTAAAATCTTCTCTACAAGAATATCTTATAGGCATTAGTCCCGTAAACTTCTTATTAAATACTTCTACGAAATAGCTCATGCTAGAATAGAAGATACTGTTATCTAAGCGTTCTTTTTCTATCATAGGTTTTATAGTGAGTTCGTACCAAACATCTTGGAACTTTAACTTCTGTACAAGTAGCTCATGTCTATTCACGATACAAGTTCCTTCATCGATATCAATAATAACATTTCTTCTTTTGTAAAATCTTCTGTCTCATCAGTTTCATAATAAACAATAGTAAAATTAATAAACCTGTCTCCTAAGCGTTCCGCTGATGTTAGAGCCTCTTTCATAAAGTTTTCATTTATTACAAACTGTTCTCCGAAATGGAAAGGTTGGTAAGTTAGTACTTTGTAGCTAAAACCCATATAGGAAGTATCTCTATTCTCTGGGAAATAGTGAGAACTATAGTAATTAACTTTTATAATTTTAGGTTGTCCAATCATGATACTAATTCCTTCATACAGAAATAAGCAGATACCTGTTCTTTAGTAACTTCCATACCTCTTTCTCTTTCATCTAAGGGAAACATGTTCTGAGTAGCAACCCATCTCTTTGTATGATGAGAATACCAGTAAGTATTCTTGGTTCCTACTTTATATATCAAAGGTTTATATCCATCTAAATTAGGAGAGTAGTACTTCATACCAACAGTTCCTTAAGCATACAGGGAGCTAAAGCTTTACCTTCCGATATCTCATTAACAATATAACCTTGTTCTTCCCAATATAATAGAAACTCTTCAGCAGGGTACCAAGATTTCATCCACAAGGGGTTATCACAATTATCGTAGAAATGGATAGAACCGTCTTCCGAAATCCTATAGACTTTCAAAAGTTCTTTACTTCTCTTACTAATTACTTCGTAATACTTCACGATACTACCTCATAGTTTCTTACAGGTTGCATATCCTTAGCTCTGAATAAAGCCTTATGTCCGTTCTTATATTCAATCAATTTGTATAATCCGCCTTTAGTACCTTCACAGTAGTAATAGTATTTAGATTCTCCTTGTCTGAAAACATTAGGATATTCTTGTTGAACATCTACTACATGTGTTACTTTTACTTTAAGCATTAATATCTCCTTGATTAACTATATAATTAGATTATCATAGCCAAAACAAGAAGTCAATGGTATGTAAAGAAATTGTTACACTGTAGGTACTTCTATTATAATAGAGAACACACCCTCATCTACCGAGACGTTTTCTCTGGAGGTCAATTCTTTTATGAGTGCTTCTTTAGAAAATAGTTTAAGTATCTCTATTTTATCTTCTTTAATCATTCTTATCAACTATTCCCAGTATCTTAACCTTCTTATTTCTATCGGCTATGAGTGCAATACTTCTAACATAGTCAAATTGCTCAGGAGGTATTTTATATTTCATTGTTTCTTCCTTAATGTTTTTCGATACGAGTTATAATTTATTAACAGTTCTCGACTTAGTTTAATCTTTTTCGACTTTATTTATCTTAACAAGAAGCTATGTTTAAGAAGTCTTTTTAATTCCAAACAGTGGTACTTAAGGTAGACAAGTTCTGTTTCTCTGTCAATATCTTTATAGGTTTTGATAAAGTAACTTCTTGTTTTTATTGCATATAAGAAAGATGCTACTAATGCACAGTGGTTTTGTTTATTCTTACTTATCTCTCTTAATTCTACACTACTTCCAGACTTAGTTCCATTTTGAGTACCCATTATTTCTTTCCTTGTGTTAAATTAAAACAGTAATCCAATATTCTTTCATTAGTGTCGTTGATTCTGTATCCCATTACAACACCACTATCACTTATAAAGAAATCCGTAGGATATTTTATTTCTTCATTTAAGAATATCGTTACTTCTTTCTTAACAACTATATTTCCGTGTCTGGGTTTAGCAACATATTCAAACATTTTTAGTTTCTTCCTTTTCTTTATTCTCATGATGTCTTACATAAGCATCATAGAACATTCTTAAGAAATAAAATCCACACATAATACAAAGGATGCCCCAGAAATATTCACCTGATTTTAAATCGTTGAACCCAATATATAAATCCATGAAAGATAAAAATAAAAGAAAAACTTGTACTCCAGTCATTTAATTATTCACATACCTTTCCCTATCGGATTGTATCTGTCTTCTTACAATCTTAAGGTCTTCTTCATCACCTGTTATTCTAATACGATAATCTTCAAAGAATAAACCAGAGTCTTTCTCATATTCTACCCTTACATTATCATATTTAAAATCTAAAGCTCTTAAGTAACTTCCAAAGTTAGCAAGCTTAGTACATTCAACAGTAAATTTTAATACAGCCTCTGCCATTAATTTCTCCTTGTATATTCATCATATACTATATTGAATTATACTACAAGTGTTTGTAACTAAACTGTTACTAATTCTTTTCTTCTGAGTCGAGAAACAATTCCTAAAAGTCCTTGATGTAGTAAAACATGTTCGTCATGAGACATTATTTGTAAGTTAGAAATATGATTATTAGACTTATTTAAATCTCTATGATGTACCTCATATCCATCGGGAATTTCAATATCCATTGCTAAGAAGAGTAATCTGTGTTCTAGGATTAAGAAACTTCCTTCGTCTCCTTTGTACCTAACTAACACATACCCGTTATGAGTAATTTTTCTTTCTCCTTCTCTAAATACTTTCTTAACTAGCTCTTTGTCTCTAGTAAGTCTTTTAATACTTGCCATTAAAATCTCCTTGTCTTAATCTTATATATTTAGCATAACAAAAAGAAGACTATATTTCAAGTCTTCTTATATAAGTTTGTTACAATTATTTACAGACTAAACTATGCTTGTAATTTGTCCGTCTACTACTGTTATTGTTTTACCGTCTACTGTTGTGAAGCTACCATTAATGGCATTCTTTGTTACACAACTATTAAGAGCATCCTTAACCGAGGCTCCAGAAACTGAAGAGTCGTTTGCTAATGCTGAAGCATGACTCATCAAGTCTACATTACCAGAGTTAAGAACTATCACGTTAGCTGGATTCTCTGGAGCAGATACTACATCGTAGTTAAGATAAGCTGTAGCTCCGTCAGAAGTTAAGCTTCCCCAAGTATGACAAGTATGTATCTCTAACCAACAGTTGTTTATAACTGAGACATTGTTTAAACCAGAGTTAGCAATATTTCTTGTACCAGAATCTCCGTAAACTGGGTCAGGAACTTCTAATCCTACATCGTCTATTACAACATTTCCGTATACCATAGAGTCTCTTACTATCATGTGTGAAGAGTGTTGGGTAAGATTTCCACTGATTAAACAATCGTTAGTAATTTGTAAATAGTCAACGGTTCCTCTGAAATTAGATACTATACTATCAGCCCACATGTCTGCTAACCAAACTGAAACTCCGTTCACTACTCCAGTAGGTTTATCAAAAGTAATTGTTCCTCTGATAGTAATATCTCTTATTTCTAATCTACCACCAGTACTAAATGTACATAGATGAGTTCCCGTTACTTTAGTAGTTTCTTTTGATTCACCTTTTAAACACACATAAGGTTTAAATGCTAAGTTTTCTGTGTAAGCTCCTGCTTTTATTTCTAACATATATTTCTTAGAATTACTTGCATCGGAGATAGAATCGATAGCAGATTGAATTGTCTTAAAGGGCTTCATCTGAGAACCATCTTCCGTATAAGAATCGGTTCTTGTGTTGTCTACGAATTTAACTTCTGTAACTGGAATTGCTATTAAAGCATCGAGTACAGCACGATTAGTATGAGCTATAGCCGTATGGTCATAAGTTGTTTCATGTGTAGTCATGACCCCATTAACAAAGGTAGCATCTACAGAAGAGCCTTGGAGACTTACTACTTCGGTTTGAATAGCCTGAACTGCCTCGTTCATTTCTGCTATAGTATCTTTAAAGGCTTGAGGGGTTAATTGCTCTGCATCACGAGGAACTGGAATTGATAAATCTACTGTGGCTCCTAATAAAACTAAAGTATCAAAAGGTGCAATAGCAGATACTATCTGTACTTCTGTATAACCTATTGGAGCATTTACTGTTGTTAAGGGTGCTACTGTAAAGTTAGCAAGCTCGGATATAATAACTTGGGAGCTTCCTGTATTTTGAATTTGAAGTGCCATTTTTTAATTCCTTATATTTTACTACTCATTTAAAATATAAAAGAATTGTATAGTAGACAATTTAATCCGTTAATTCCCTAAGCACCTTATACTTATTAAGATGTCTATTTAACCCCTTCATGGTTCTAAACTCATAGATATTCCAGACGGAGCCATCTAAGCTATCTGCTATATCTTCTATCCAATCCCATAGACTATCATGACTTGTATAATCAGAACCTTTTATAATTAAATCATCCCCTAAGTTATATCTAGTATAGTTACCCCAACCGTCTGGGTCTGGCTCTCCTACTTCATAAACAAAGAACCTATTATCGTCTTCTGGATTAACAGGAACAGCTAAGTAGAATCTGTCAGGTCTTATATTACATACGAGTTTCTTTATTTGTTTCATTCTGTCAACTCATTTATAAATCTATCTACTATGTCTCTTTTTCTTTGTTTACATACGGCTATCATATATCTATATATAAACCAAGGAAATATTACAAATACTATTAAAAGAATGTATCTTTCATTCTCATAAATATCAAAGACATCTCTAAATATTAGATAGTCCCAAAGCTCATTACAAAAAGAAGGAGGAGAGTATATTCTTATAAAAATTATAAATGCTATGAAATTAAAAGTACAATATAATACAAAGATAAGTAGCATTATAAGTAATATAGCAAATACTTCTTTCATTAGTTAGTAAGCTCTTTCATTAAATCAGCAGTTATAAACTTAATATTAAATTGTTCTAGGTCTTTAGAACAAGTTATCTTACCTTCCATAATAGCTTTCTGTATCTTACGTGTATATATTTCAAGATGCACTGGACATAAATCTATGTGTTCCCAGTCTGAAGTATACCTATCATAGTCCAAAGATTCTCCATGATAAAGTTGTATCTTTCTTACATATTCTATTTCATTACATTTATCACATCGTCTTATACTAACCATATCAGTCTCCTGTTAATTCTTGAATAAATACCATGTGCTCTACGTCCTCTTTATTCATCATTATTATTTTTATCTCTGTAGACATTTTTCTCTCTTTATCTTTTCCTGCTTTAAAGGCATGATGCTTTTTGGAATATATTCTAGTTGTAAGAGGATAGAGAAGGGGTATATCTTTAAAATTAATCTGTTGCCATTTCCATCCCCACGCTCTGTCGACAATCCTAGCCAATCTCATATAATAATCATTACCTTGATAACTTGTGTATTTTAAAACAAATACAGCCATATCAATCTCCTGTTAATTCTTTCATAGATAACATTGCTCTATATTCTTCCATAGTCATTTTCTCTACCCTATGTGTTACATAGAACCTTATAAAACTATCCCCCAACTTCTCTGCGAAAGATAATGCCTCAGCCATAAATTCATCATCAGTGCTACCTCCTAGAACAGAATAATGTTCAAATTCTTTCTGAGTAGTAACTCCTCCTATATGATTTAACCAATAGAAGACAGTAATTTTGAGAGGTATCTTCATGCTACTAATTCCCACATTGTTCTTACGGTATCTATATCTTCTGTTATTCTAGTTACTATCAGATGAGGATAAACTTCGTTGTTAAATATTGTAGGTTCGTCTAATTCAAAATCATGAGAGACTCTTCCATCTATCCACAATCCTTTTTCTATATCTCTAGCTAAGACTTCGAGTACGTTAGGAACTCCTCTGCCTAGCATACCTTTTGTTTGTAAATATCCAGAAGAAGTTTTAATTATGAAAAAGTAAACAGGGTCAGTCTCCGTGTAACTATCAAAAGCACAAGGGTTCTTAACCATCCATACATCTTCTATTTTAATTACTGTCATGTAGTTAATTCTCTCATCATTAGAAACTTATCAACATTATCTACTATCTCAATTACTTTAAGTAGGTCTCTAGCTTTTATATAGGATTCATCCCCCTCTACAGATAGTACCATTCTACCATTCTTCATAACCTTTTTAACTTCAAGTTCTGTTTTGTTATCGAAGTTACCGTCAGTGTATATACACAAGGACACTATAAAGATATCTCCATGCCAGACATTATCACACATCCAGATACTGGGATGGAAGCCAGTGTTAGCCTCGATAAGATTCTCTATCTCATGAATATGTTTATATCTCTTATTAGTATTTGCTTTCCCAAAATCTTTATAGGTATCTAAAAGCTTACTGTGTAGTTGTCTTAACTTCTTGTCATACCAAGGATGTAAGTTTCCTTTCCTATCTGTTACGTAGGTAGGTAACTCTTCTTCTTTCTCTTCGGTTACACTTTCTCCTATAAATAGATTCTTAATATATTCTATTAAAGAAAAGTGTTCATTACAACAAGGACATTTCAACTTACAAGCTCCCTCATCATTATATACCTATCTATCTCTGCTAAGTATTGTTCTTTAGTTCTGTACTCTTTTATTATATCATTATAGAATTTCTCGTGATTAGTTGTATAAGAAGATTGTAATCTATTACCAACTACAGTAAGAATCTTTCCTCTCTGTAAATCGTGAGAGTCGTATACAAAAGAATAAGCGAAGGCTCCTTGAATAAATCCCTCAGCTTCCCAATAAATAAAGGAACACTCGGGGGAATTATAATCAGTGTTAAGACACCGTGATATTTTAAAGTACCTAGTCTTACTCATCATAAGATTAATTCTCTCATTATTTTTCTTTTATCGGTTTCTTCTTTCATTTGTTCCCAAGTTATCTGTTCTATGATAACTCCTTCTACTCTTTCCCACCAATCTATATCCATGTATCTCCAACAAGAGTCGTCCCATTTTAAATCTGTAGGATGAAAATCTCTAGGATTAATATGGTTCTCTGTGTATATCTCATCCATGTGTAGGAGACAATCTTTTATATCACCATACTCCTTTGGAATATTATAAATTTTATAGTATCTGCTTTCTATAAAAGTTGGCATTATCCTACTAACTCTTTCATCATAACATACTTTTCTATTTCTTGCAAGTACTCTTCTTCAGATTTATATTCTTCTAAATAACTATGAACTGTAGTAGTTGTTCCGTAAGCTCCCCGTTCCACGAACTGTACTGCATCTACTGTCTCACATCTTTTAGCTATAGTGTTCGTACATTTACAATGAACTCGTCTTTCGAAATCATATACATAAAGTATATCACCAATTATATAAATCATAGAGATACCACCAGAACAATGTTTATCTCTCCAAGACATCAGAGGTAATTTGTAATACTGAATCATGATACGAGTTCCTGCATCATTAAATAATTATCAACTTCATAATCTTCTATCTCGTAGAAAGCATCTGGAAAAAACATAACATCCTTATCTGTAACAAGGTCATGAAATATTAACAGATTCTTATGTACTTCTGCTGAGGAAGCTACTCCCCATCTTAAAAACTTTAACACTGTATATTTCTGTATACTGGGGTTGGTGTAATACAGGTAATGTTTTCCTGTTATGCACTTATCAGTTCTCTTTAGTTGTCTCATCCAACTAGTTCCTCTATCATTAATCTATTTTGGAATTCACCCCAAGTTATTTCTTCAGGTATCAGTTCTTTCTTATCTAACCAATTAGTAAACTCAAGCACGGTGTAGAACCTAGTTCTCTGCCATTCTTTATGTTCTACATCCCATACTTGTATCATAGTATCGTTTGGTTTCTTTGTATAATAAATAGTATAAAATCTATAATAGATAGTACGGATACTTCCATAGCTATGCAATGAATTAAAATGAACTCTAAAGTATCTAGCAATATTTACCAAGCTAACTCCTTCATCATCAATACAGCTTCAAATTCTTCTGTGGGAATTTGTTCTATCTTATATTGAAAAGCTTCAGCTACTCTTATCATCTCCGCTTCATCTACAAAAGAAACAGTAGACCAACAATCTTTATAGTTACCATCATAAAAGCTAATAAGATTATTGTCTCTTACTCTGTAGATGTCATCCGTATTATTATCTGTATTTGTAACTCTGAAATACTTAGTCATGAAATAAGTTCTTCCATTATTAAAGTTGATTTGAATTCATCAGGGGTGATTTCGGTTAGGATATAATTCTCAGGATATCTACGAGCACAACCTACCACAGCCTCTGCGTTGGGAATTATAGTAGTATCCCACCAGCCTCTCTTCTTATTATATATCTGTGCTTTATCATTGTCAACACATTTATAGTAATCTGTTACATTTGTATACTTCTTATAAACTTTAAAGTATCTTGTCATGATACAAGTTCCTTTATCATTCTCTCTGAGAGATATTCCTTCTCGTCTAAGAGATATATTTTTCTGAACATATACTCATGAAACCTATTAGATATTCTTAGGTCAGCGTTTATTAGATTAGATATATTTGAATGGAAGTTGACATTATATAGTAGCTCTAAGAATTGGTCTATCTCTTTCGCACTGGAAGTTCTAAAGTCTATATATACTTTCTTCTGTATGTTGAAAGAACTCGTTATAACCCAGTATCTTTTTATACTCCAAAAGAACCATCTTATTATAAAATGATTATGCTTTTTAAATACCGAAAAGATATTAAAGATACTTGATTTATTGTCTACTTCAATCATAATACAAGTTCCCTCATAATAGAATATTTATCTATTTCTTGTAAATACTCTTCTTGGGTTTCATACATTTCAACAATAGGAAATTTGAACTCCCTATTCAAATTAAGAATATATACATGAAAATTATTATCTTTTATATAAGCCCGAGACTTTCTAGCTTCCCTACGTTGCCCAGGATATCTATGTTCTTTCATTTTAAAATTGTAACCCGAGTCTCGGTCTCCTTCAAGAGTCATGAAAGAAACTCCACAAGTATTAAATTGTTCATTAGGAAGTCCTTTTATTTTTAAGTATTGTATCACGATATTAGTTCCTCCATAGCCAACATTGCCCTATACTCTTCTTCTGTATACCATTTTAATTCAAAGACACTCTTAGGATAATCATCTAATATTTTATCTAAAGTACTACCAGTTTTAAACCAAGAGTTCCTATCATAATAAAGATTGCATTCCCAATAATCTTTATTAGTATGGCGGAAAACCATACCTATCTCTTTCTCATGATAGTTTCTTATTGTTAGATAAGTGTTCACTTAGTTAGTTCCTCCATGAATAAGAACTTATCCAATTCCTCTTCGGAGTCTAATTCCCAGAGAGACATATCGTGAGACAGGTAATTCCATTTGACAAACCACTTATGTAAATTCATTCGAAGAGTAGAATCCGTAGCTTCAGAAGTATGCCATGTCTTTCTATTCCTAGTACTGGTAAGATGCTTGTAGTAGAAGTTACCTATAGGAATAAACACATGTAAGTTCTCCGTAATAAAAGTTTCTCCCAGACATACTAAATATATCTTTCCGTACTCAATATTAAATGTATGATGTATGTTACCTAAGTTTCTCAAGTGGTCAACTCCTGCATGAATAAAAAGTTATCGAGTTCTTCTTTAGTTACTTCTCTTATACTTAAGAATCTTTTATCGTGTTGAGCATTTCCAAGATACCAATCCGACATTACCCATTCATTAGATTTAATCATTAGCTCTCTCCATCTATAGTATCTCTTATGAACTCCTATCCTAAAGAATCTATATCTAGGAGTCTTCCTATACCCATCAAATAATGTTATGAAATATTTATATTTCATGAAACTAATTCCCTCATAGTTTCATATACTGGAATCAATGAAAGGTCTTTCCTGAATCCTCTTCTTAGTAGATTCATTATGAATCTACTAGGATTTTCTAATCTAACTTTTATCTTGTCTACTCCTCCAAATGGGTCTGGTATCAAGAAATCATTATCATCATCGAACCAGTCCTCTACCATCCAAGCAGGGGCTACCACATATAACCTATCTACTAAGAAGTATTCAATGGGCTTTAGGGGTAGGGGATTCTCAGGGTTAATACAATTTAATAATTCCATATTAAGATAGGGTTCATTGTAGAATAGAACACGAGTATCTTCTTTTGTATATACAATTGATAACTTCATTCAACAAGTTCCTGTAGCATTATAGTTTTCATGGCTTTCTCTTCTGTAATTTTATGACCAGCCACTCCGCCTACGGATAAGTTCCACTCTCCATTATACCAGTACTCTAATCTTTTTTCAATACAATCATACCGATATATTAAGGGATTGTAAAATTCTTGTGTTGTATAGAAATACCTAAAGGTCATGATACTAGTTCCCTCATGCACCTTAATTTATCATACTCTTCTTTTGTTTCTATTTGATAAACATCATATTTATCAAATATACATTTACCATTTTTCTTGAGATAGTAAAGAAGTTCTTTTACCATTTGCCTACCCATTATTCTATAGTATGTTCTTTTCTTATTAAATAGATAGAAAACAGGAGGATGGGGAGGAGTTAAACGATTAGATAAATCTTCTTCTTCAATTATTGGTATCATACTATCAACTCCATCATGTATTCCAAGGTCTCATAATCTTCAGCCTCTGCCAGTACTTCATAACCATATTCAAGAAAATAGTGTTCTGGTTTAAGTTCTAGTCTTCTAGGTAACGTAAGCCAACCATATTCTTTCCTGTGGATGTCGTAGTAATAGTTATAGGTACCGTCTCCATTTAGTCCTAGGGTTAATCTACATATAGATATATCTAAGTTATTTTTAACATACTTATAACTATCCTTAACAAGATAGAATCTCTTTCCAGATTCTTCATAAGCTTTGAGGTTTCCAAAAGAATCTTCTCCTATAAAATGTTTCATGAGATGAGTTCCTTCATATACTTAAGCTTTGTCTTCTCTTCTTCAGACTCTATCTCGTAGATATCATACAAATCAAAGAACCCAGAATACCCTTTAAGAAACGAGCCGTCATCATAAGTCAACCTATAGGAAGTCCATTTCATTATCCTCTTCTTATTAGTTATACTTATATAACCATCTTTCTTTCGGATAGTATAATATTGTTTCTTATATTTGATATCAGCCTTATTAAATATTTGTATCATACTTCTTTACCTTTTCTATGAAATCTTCTCTCCCGTCCACATCATCTAGCATGAGAGAAGAAAGTTGATTCCTCTGTTCGGGTGTCATCTTATTGTAGTTGCTCAAACATTGCATTTCAATATCTTTAATCTGTTTTTCAATCTCTAAGATATCGTCTATTAATTTGTTAGCTTCATTTTCAAAATTCATGATGTCAACTCCTTCATAGTTAAATAAGTTAAAGTTTCTTCTTCTGTTATAGTTGTTATGATACCTCCGAAAGTTCCAAAACATCTTATTAAATCTTCTTCATCTACATAGTGAGTACTGAGCCACTTCCCTATTTCAGGAACATAAGCTTCTACTGTTTTAATACCTTCTGGGTCATATCTAAAATACCTATTTCTACTGGAACTAAAATATTTTATCATGATACTAATTCTACCATAAACATTAACTTTTGGAGATGCTCTAAATTCTTGGCTCCCGTTATATCATAAATTATTATATTATTTTCTTCATGATATCTTCTTAAGGGAGGTTGACTATGGCTGGAATGTTCTCCACCTTTTAAATAGTTATCGTAGGCTTTCTTAATACTTTTATCCTCGGGGTATTCAAGATATTTATTCCGCTTATAAGATACTATTTTATACCTGCTAGATTTTGCAAACCTATGTTCATATAAGTATAATTTTTTCATGATACTAATTCTACCATAAATATTTTAGTTTGTCTAGCTACAGTTTCTTTTTCTATTACATCAGCTATAGCCCTAGTGATAACTTTGGGAAGACTATCTCTGTGGCTCTGTTCCATTCTCGGACTATAGTATAATCTATCCCAACTACGGACTTCATTGAACAAGTACTCCATAGTATAAGTACCTTTTCTTCTATCAACAAGTCTTAAGTTACGTACTGCGAGTTCATTACCTTTATTAAATAGATAGTATCTACTTGTCTCAGCTATAAGATTATATTCGTTTATAACAGTATATTCGTTTGACATAGTTAATACCTTTTCCAATAATCATAAAGTAATATAAACATTCCACATAGTTTACAAAAGAATCTGTAGCTTATAGTTATCTCATATATTCTTTTGTTGAATAAAATAAACACCTGTACTATTTGAAAGCAACTAGCATTACTAATTTTAAAATCATATCCTCGGGCATACTTTATTTTATAATCTTTTAAAGTCATTCTCTGTATGAATTCAGCAGACTCAGATTGCCCTTCTGGAAATAATTTCCCTGTATGGAAATTAATGAATCCTAATTTAATAAAGAAAATATCTTTATATGTATAGTATTCCAATATGTTTTTAATTAATACTTTCATATCATTCCTAACTAACTTTAGATAAGTATCTTATATGGAACTTCTGGATGTTATATCCTCCAGCATAGATAGCTTGAGTTACCAGAGTTCTTTCTAATCCAAAAGGTTTCTTAATCTTAAATGTTCCTACCAAGTTTCCTTTACTTAATGCTATGTCAACGGTTTGTACTTCGTTTATTTCTACACCATCGAAATGTTTAAGAGTGGACTGGAGTAACTTGTATCTTGAATTAAGTATTGATTCGGTAACAGTCATGTCAATGAATCTATCAAGTTGTTTTCTGTTATGTGCTTCTATTAATTCTTTGTTAGGTTCTCCGTAGTAACCATGAGTTCTTTTTCCGTCATGCTTCTTTATACCTAATTGTTGTAAAGTATACCAACATGATTTATAGAACTCTTTATTAAAATGACTTACTTTTAATTGTAGCAATTGAAAATCATGTGGGGAATAATACTCAGAAGTATTTAAGAACTCTCTGTACTTTAATTCCCAATAAGCTTTTATGTCTTGAGCCATCTCATCTTCTTTAACTTTAAAAGAAGAAGTCATCTTTTCGATAAGCTCTTCGTTCAATTGTTTCTTAGTCTTATCTATTTTATTAGAAAGCTTTTCGTTATTTCTTCTTATATCATCTAACATAATAAACTCCTATTGCTTAACCTCATAATATAAATATATCATGAATGCAGTAAGAGTTCAAGTGTGTTAAACAATCTTTGTTACATTAGTTTACAAGTTCGTGCATAGTAAGTATTCTAGTAACTTCATCCTCGTCTGTTATTATTTTAAGACCTACAGGAAATTCATCTATTATATTTTCTAATGTCTTTCCCATAGTATGTATGGGACATAAGTATTCTTTACTATCCCCCGTCAAATATCTATAATGGATATTATCTTCTCCATAAAAATACACACGGGAAAGAGCGGGGTTATAAGGAATATCTACTATAAGTCTCTTTAGCATTTAACTTACTAACTCCTTAAGAACAAGAGCACTATTAAATTCTTCTTCTGATAATTCTTGTACTATGTTTAACTTTTTATACAAATCCTGTATGTCATCACAGAAAGCTCCAATGTGCCTATCATAGTATTGAAATAAAACATATCCTCTAGGAACAGCTAACTGATGAGGACAGAACTTAACATACTCAAAAAGATTAGAGGGTGTTACAACCTTAAAGTATCTGGGTTTAGTGTATTCAAGATACAAATTCCTCATCCTTTTATTCTTTCCGCCAGTTCTATTATCTCTTTGTTGAATTCATTCTTACATTCTCCAGAACAGATGTGGAGTTTAGCTTTACTTATCCGAAAAGTTATCCAGTCGTTATCTCTAATAGCATCTATTATATCTTGAGGGCATGGCTCATGAGGAGTCTCTATATGTTTACCGCACTGGTCGCAATAGATTCTGTATAGGTATTCATCGTCGTCAAAAACTATCATAAGTAATAACCTCCTTAGTCTCTAAATCAAAAACAAAGTATTCCAACGAGAATAAAGTAAAATCAGAAACTGGAGATTTATCTATAAATCTTATAGCGTAAGATACTTGCCTAATAAATCTTTTTAATGATTTCCCTGTATGAACATGATTCCTAGATGTTGGAAATATAGTTCCAACATAGTATAAATTATCTTCCACTATATCTTCATCATAATAAAGCCTGTTCATTTATATCTGCTCCATCTTCTTCAGGTTCTCGTCAGACTGTCTCTTGTCTTTAAGTCCAGTTCCTATAAACACTTGTGCTCCGTAGGTTTCATCGTAACCTATGAATAGTAATTCTCTTTTCTTTAAGTCTTCTTGTTTTGACATTAGTTTATTAACTCCTTCATGCACTTGTATATTTCTGCTTCTTCCTGCGTAGCCTTCTGGAATTCCTTTCCATTCTTTTGGATACCGTAATCTAACAGGTCTCTTAGTCCCGCTTCTGATACATCACTCCACATAGTAACAGAGAATCCATTGAAGTAAAATTGTTTCTTAGTAGCTACATCTCTTATAGTCCATGCTCCTCTTCGACATTCGTGGAATGTCTCGTCATAATAAACTTCTACTATACTATCGTTAATCTTATAGTACATTAGTTTAATAGCTCCTGTAGCATTAGGATTGAATCTATCTTATCTTCTGAGTTCAACATTCCTCTTACTTCCTCAGTAATATTTTCGTCCTTTAGAAACTTCTCCAGTGTATCATAGTAATAGAATTGTAATTCTTTAAAAAGACTGCTTCTTATCCTAGAGATTATGAACGGATGATTCTTTGTATCAGTTTCCGAATAGCCGTAGTAATCAGAATCATATTCATCTACTATATCAAAGCTTCCTCTACTAAATTTTATTTTCCATTTATTCTTACCTCTCCAGTAAGGGTCATGATACTTAGATACTACAAACTCTTCATTAGTATCATGTAGTTCTTTAATCTTATTGTAGCATATTATTACTAAAGCATCAAGTAGTTTGTAACTAAATCTTATCTTATCGGCTTCTTCTTTTATTAACTCAGGATTATCAATTGCATCTTTAAGCATACCTCGTAGAGAACTGTGGCTCCTACAGTTCTCTTCTATTAAAAGTATGTCGGCTATTACTTCTGAGTTAGTGTAATCCATTAGTTTACAAGTTCTTCCATAACTTTAGGTGCGTTCATTATACTATCAACTTCTTCTCTTCTACGAGAACAATCAAAACATCCTACGTAAGTTATTCTACAGTAGACTTTAACTATAGCTGTAACAACTCCGTCTATGTTTTCGTATGTTAGTACATTGCTTGTACTAGCTTGGTCGTATTCTATATTAACACAAGCATAACCAGCACTGAAATCTTTAACGTGGTTTCTTAACTCTTCATTCTGTAAACTGGAATGGTAGTAAACATTCTCCACTACTAAATCTCTAAAGGTAATTTCATTATCTGTCTTAGCAATACATTGTACTGAAGTTCCTCTTGCGGGAATGCGTTCTCTCTTTTTTCTAGTCGTCATACTTTTACCAGAACCTTTTATAGCAATCATAGATGTCTCCTTGTCTTAACCTTATATATTTAGTATAACAAAAGAGGCACCATAAGTCTAGTGTCTCTTTAGTATTTATTAAGTTATTGTTACAATGTTATCTACAAGTATATCCTATAACTCTTCCGAGCTGGTCGGTGATTGGAACATAACCTCCTTGTTCTAAGATGTAAGTTGTTCCATAGAGATGGGGTACTACACATCCTGTCGGTTGATATACTTGAACTGGGACAGGGTAATAATTGGTCTGGGGATAATAAGCTTGAGGTTGGGATGCACCTATGATTGTAGTAGGAGCATAGTTAAGTGATAAGGAATTCCCTCTGGCATAAGAAGCCTGAGTAAATCCTAACACGATAAGTAAACTAAGTAATATTCTTTTCATCTATGTCTCCTTATATAATTCTTTGAAGTTACTTGTATAATTCTTTTGTTTGTTGTCCTCTTCATTTAATTTTATTTTATGTTCCTCGTAGATAGGGGATAAAGTATCTTGTATAGTTTTTAGAAGAGTGTATAGTTCTGAGGCATCTAGTTTAGTATCTTTAATAGATATATAATTTTTATTAGCATAGATATTGAATATCTTTTTATTGTCTTTATAAACTGTTAGCTCCTCGTATATGTCTTCCCTACTAAAAGGATTCCCTCTTTGAGCATGTACCCTGATTTTATCATAGCCTTCTATATTTAAATCTACATAATAGTTATTCTTACCATCCCAATAGCCATTTACATTTATATACTTATTAGCACATAAGCAATATACCATGTAGTTGATATCATTTAGCTGTTCATATACTTTCTCTTCAATAGTAACTTCAAGTTGAGTTTCTTTTTTCTTAAATATATTAAACATTTAATGACTCCTATCTATATCTTCTGTAACTCTATTGGTTACAGTTTTATATCCAGTAACTATTCCTAAGAAAGTACAAGGTATCTTACTTTCTTCTAGCTTTAGGAAACCTTTACAGTTGTTATTCTTATTTATATGTATGCAAGTTGTATCCCTTTCAATATCTCTTACAGGTCTTTCTAGGGGACTACCATTTTTAAGATACTCGTTTATCATGATTGCATCAGAGTTAATACAATGATAGTCATCGTTGTTCATGTGGATATAGTTATCGTGTATCCTATAACAGTATGCACACTCTTTACAATAAACTTTATCCACCATTAGATACCTGCTTCCCTAACTATGTAGTAAATACTTCTTACTATTCCAGACTTGTGAGTTCTTAGAACTCTGTCCTTGAAATGGAACCAAGTAGTGTCAAAATCCTGACACTTATCAGCTAAGTATAACATTATCTTTTCGTCTTGGGTAAGATTAGGATACTCATTACCCCAAGAAGAACGTCTCTTCTTCTCGTGTAAATCTTTTCTTATTCTTCTGTATCCCCTGTCATTTAACAGTTCATAGATATTGTAGTCTGACATGTTACCTCTTCTTCCTGTACTCGTCGGGGTAACACACTCCAGCTAAGTAATCGCACTTAGAACCATATCTTTCAAAATGATAACAGGTTAAACAATCGTGTGAAGTATAATGCTCTACTCTTATTTCTATAGAACTATCCGAGATTTTGTTTACTATTATATCCGACTTGTCTCTTGACATGTTACTTATCCAATCGTACTTAGTTGTGAAATTGATAATACTCTTTTGTTATTTAAAGTATACAGATGATAATCGTTAGTATACTTAGAGTGTAGTAAATAGAATCTTTCTCCTTTACTATTCTCGATTATCTTTTTGAAGATAACAAACTCATGGTCGACAACTTCACATTCTTCTATGAATTTATATATCTTTCCTTTTATCTTATACTTCATTATATTCTCACTTCGTCATAGACATGAGGATTGTTTCTTAAGGTTTCAAGTTCATAGTGATAGCTGTGGTATCTTAACCAATCTTTGAAATCCTCTACTGAAGAAGGTTTGTTTTCATTCTTAGCATAGTACTTGAATTGTTCTACTGCTTGGATTAAGTTTTCGATAACGTATGATTTCATAAGCTACCCATCCTTCTAGCTTTAATGGAAGCTACCTGTTCTACTACTTTCTTTTCTACTCTTTCTATGATGAGGTCTAGTCCTTCACTAGCCATCAGGATAGCTTCTTCAGATTTAACTTCAAGATTTCTTCCGTTGTTAAGTTTAAGAATAGATAATACCAGAAGTCCGTTATCTTTTATATCCACTACTTTAGATATAATTCTATCTATCTTAGGAGTGGCTGTTCTTATTATATTGAAAACTAAAACGGTATCATTAAGTTTAATTTCTCTTCCGTATAAATCGTGAGCCATATTCGTCTCCTTGTCTTAACCTTATATAATTATATTACCATACATGGTTAGACAATACAAGTGTTATGTAACTAAACTGTTACAAACTTATCCTATATATAATACCGTTGGGTATTACTTCATGCACCAGAAGTTCTATCTTGTATCCTAAGAGCTTAATACAATTCAGACTTTCTTTATCGAGAGGGAAGTCTAACTTTATTTCAAAGTCGTACTTACCAGACTGGGTAGCTTTGTCTATCTCCCATAGCATGTATCTGAGTTCATTCCTATATAGGTTTGCATCTACTACATTCTTAACAGCATCTTGTCTGAATAGTATAGGAGGCATCTTAGCATAACCACTCTCATAGAATTCTTTTCCGTATATACTTTTTAATTCTTTGGTACACTCGTGGTCTGCGTATAAAGTATTCCATCCATATAGTTCGGGATGTTCATTCATATAGAAGTAAAAACCGTTTCTATATAACTTAGCCATTGTTATCTCCTTGTTTGTGAGTATCGTCATCGTAATGAAAAGACAATTCATCTATATCTGTAAGTTCGAACTTAGCTAAAAATTCTTCTTTCTCCCTAACAAATACATAATTAAAATCCCTGTTCTTATAAGCAACCATCACTTGGTCTTCCTGAGCGTTGGTACAATTAACAACACCCATGTTAAGAACTATATAAAGTTTACCCGTCTTAATATGTCTATATATTTCCGACATGTTTTTCCTTTCGGTTTCTTTAACTCGATTACTTTTCCACATGCTTCACAATGGAAACAATCTTTTATTATAGTTGTTCTAGCAACATTACCACACTTACAATTCATCAGTACATTCTCCTGAAGCTATCAAGTCAGTAGCTACTCTTCCGTAATGTCCTTGTAACTGCCATACTAATTTACTGTCTATTAAATCTTGGAATAGTTCTACTATCTCTTCGTTATCAAGTTCGCCTTGTTCATAAGCCATGATTCTATCTACATAATCTGCCATTATTTACTTAGCTCCTATCTATTTCTTTTACTGTGTATATCTAATCTTCTTCCGTCTTCCATACAAGTAGTTCCTTTAAAGGTAGCCCAAGTTCTTGTTAGTATCTCTGCCATGTAATTATCTATAACTGATTCTTCCACTATGTCCCCTTCATTTACTTCTAAGTAGCTCCAAGAATTATCAGCCTGTCTAATCATCTCTTTATATGTTGCACTCTTATTTCTATTTATATAACTTATTCTAACATAGTCAGAAGCTTTGATACTCTTCTTTACTTTTACTAAGTTAGCCATAATGTATCTCCTATTGCTTAACCTTATATACTTAGGTTATCATATATAAGATATGAATACAAGTGTTTGTAAAGTTATTGTTACAATACTACTCGAGTTCTATGTAGAAAGATATCCTATCTATAACTTTCTTGATTGCTCTTCTCATATCGTCGTCTTGTCTGTATCCGTATTCATTACTGAACTGAGTCAGGTCTTTCTTCAAAGCAGTTAAATCTTTATCTAACACAACTATCTCCTTATTAATTTACTTTCTTGATTTGTTCTTTTAACTTATTGAAACAGGATTTACATAAGTTGAAAGTATATTCACCAGTAGGATTAATACTTATAGAATAAGATATAGTGTTCTCACATTCATAAACATTACAGATACATCTAGGATAATCATTACGAGTTACTTTCATAATCTTATATCAATCCTTGCATCTTTAAAATTAACGGAACCAAACTTGTTGTATCTAATATAATCATTCCAAGTAATACATATAACAAAGAATTGTCCTGTAGATTCTTAAAAGCAGGAATAGCTATAAACAAATTTGCTAATATCAATAATGCTATTTCGAAATACATAATTATCTCCTTTTAAAGTTCGTCATTTTTCTTAAGAGCCACAAGGTTCTTAACCGAATATTCTCAAAGTTCTGTAATCATTATAGTTATACTTAATATCTTGATAAATAGGTTTACCCTCAGAAGTTTTTGATTTATGGGTAATAGTTTTAATAGTATCTTCTTTAAGATATATAGCTTCTACTGAAGGACTGACAATTATATTAACTTCTTTATTCTTAAGTTTAGGAACTATGCCTTCTTGTTTTTCTATTAGGCTTACTACTTGTCTTAATTCTGTTAAACTCAGATACATAATTGTCTCCTTAATCTACATTTAATACCTGTAATATTCTGTTGAGTTCTGCTTCAACTCTCTCTTTGAATTCGTTAGCTACTTCAGCACAATCATAATCAAAAGCAGGAATCCAACCTTCTCTTCCATTTTTCATTCCACGTTTAGTACCTCTATAATCACTTGTAAAACAAGGTAGAGGTTTTATTGGTGATAGTTTATTAACTACTATATTCTGATTACCTATTAAAGTAACTACAATATTAACACAAGATATTAAATTATAATCCCCATCCTTATAAGTTTCTTTTTCAGTTGTAACAGAAATTACTGCTACTTTATTTATTATATTATTAAATATCTTTTCATAATTCATATTGTGTCTCCATAATCTATTTCGGTACTAATAATTAATATAGCATGTATGAAATAAGAAGTCAACATATTGTTAAAATTTATTAAGCTAAAGGTTTACTAGCGAATTAAACATATTGAATATAAAGAAAAAGCTTGATACCTTGACTATTAGTCAGCGGGTGGCAAGCTTACAAGAAATAGATTATGGAGATAATTGTAATAAAATGTGGGATTTTGTATCAACACGTCCCTGAAACCCCACGAAAATCGAGCCGTGGAATAGAAAGCTACAATCTACCACGCACTGATTCAATCCTTGAACCAGTGGCTAACCTGTTGGTAGTACTCTAAAGTTTTAAGTACCCGCTACCTCGGAGCACTGTACACATATAATAGTCAAGCTTTCTTATATTCTATTACATGCCGTTATACTATTACTATTGTTTTAAAGAAACTAATAGAACCGATAAACTATTAGAATGAGTGTATAGCAATATAGAAGTTGTTATCGGTTTTTATTCTTGAGTTATTACTATCTCTTTAGTTATGATACCATCGTTTGACATTACCAGAATAGAATCAATGTCATCTATTAGTTTATCATTACTTATAGGTATTGCTATCAGTTGTGGCATAGGAGGAATCTGTCTCAACATAGTATGTGTTTTAATTCCTCTAGGTATGAGTTCTTTTATCTCCCCTGCTTTTACTAATGTGTTTGCAAGTTTTATTAACTTCATTACTTCTGGTTCATTGTTATTTAAAGTGAGTACTATTCTTTCCATCTATTTCTCCTTATGATTTAATAGGGTTGTCCGTCTGATATATTATCAAACTCTCCGTTGATATCGTATCTTCTTTTCTGATAGTTATCTGAGAGCATCATAGCAAAGTTAGCTATGTCGGCACACTTTTCTGATAGTTCATCTACTGAGGTATCCCCCATCGGATATATTTGTTTTAATAGTATAAGTCTTTTATCTAACTCATCCAGTAGGAACTTACGATTGCAGGGTTCCTCTGACCAATGGGTTTTATGCACGTTATCCATTAGTCTTTTAAACATTATGTTAGAGAAGTTATGTATTGATTTAATTAAGTTGAGTGGTGTGTTCATCGTTTATCTCTCCTTATATTTCTTGACATCTATTACTATAACATTCTTCACATAGAGTTACTTCTATTTGTTCATCGTTTATCTCTTTGGCATAAGGGCAGTGAGTCTCTATCACAGTCTTGTCTTGGGTACCACAGTCTTGGCATGTTAAATATTCTTCTGGGATATTAATCTCTACCATTTATTCTTCCTCTAGTCTTATTGATATGTTACAGATGTCAGGTTCCCAATCTACTGAATGTAATTCACATCCATCATCCCATAGGTCTCCTACATGTTGTTTACATACGTGAGAGTATCTATCATAGATAGCTTTCACTCCGTCGGGAGGATAGACTATAGTATAGTCAGCATCTTTCTTACAGGGAATAAAGCAACAATATTTAGTACCAGAAGGATTGTAGCAGATAGACCTATTTCCTGTTAGCCTATCTACCAGTCCACTCCAATAGAAACTTATGTAGGCAAATATATTATTTATTTTCATTTAGATTATATTAAATTTCTTAAGTATGTTATATAAATTATGAGGATTTACTACACTTGAGTTAGTATCAAATAATACTTTACAATGGAATAAAGCATCTGTTACTAACTCAGAACAGAAGAACTTCTTCTCCGATTCTTTTGTTTTAATCTTTGAATTAATTCCATGAAGTCCAGACATCAAAGCTTGGTAGAAATCGTAAGGTCTACCATTCACATCATTGACAAAAGTTCTCAGGGCATTAGCATCAAACCTTTCTCTAGCACTTAGAGTTAGAGGGAAACATTCTTTACCTTGAGTTCTGTTTAATGCTTCGGATAGAGGAACTATCCTCACTCCCGCAGTTTGAGCTTCCAACATATTTTCAGAGTCAACTGCTATTCCCGCATGGGAATACTTAGACCAAGTAAATATACGAATAACTTGTCCCATTAAGTCAGCAGGTTCAAAGAAGATTACATCTCCCGCTTGTAATTTTGGATATTGTTTTTGTTTCTTACTGAATAACATTTCTATTCTCCTATTGTTTATATGATTTATTATGTAGCATTGACAATAGTTTCATAAGACAACTGAACTTTAGTTGGGTCTAATGCTTGATAGTTTCCTTTGTCCTCGAAAGCAAATTCAACATTGTTTACTGTATATGTATTCTTTACTCCATGTATATCTGTTATAGATATTAAATCTCCCGCTCTTGGTAATAGTACTATGGTTAGATTATCAGCTACTACAGTTCCACCTACCACTAATTTCATCATATATCTTTCTCCTTTATTATTGTATTATATATCCCAGCTCACTTCTAATACTCTATCCGTCTCTGTTGTTTTTTGTATGGTTACTTTGTATCCTTGCTCTTGATAATGGGATACTATTTCATCAGATAATGAAATAGGAATCTCATCTACTTTGATACTAAGTTTACCATAATGTACTCTACCTTCTATCTTATTATCAATGATAGCTATATTAGATTCTAATGTTTCTTTACGAACTCCTTCAGCAGATTTTGTCATCTAATCCTCCTTATAGTTTGATAGCATTACGTCATAGTCGCTGAAAGCGTATGAGAGTTTCACTATCAAATCCCACGCTTCGTCAGAAGGAGCTACATCTTTTGACTCAAAGAAGTCTAGTATCTTTAATAGAGCCACTGCTTCTGTATTTGTTTCCAATGTTATGGTTATGGGCTGAAATGATAATTCGTCTTGAGTTATTTTCATCTTACCAGTTCCTCCAATACTTCAACAGAAACTTGAGGTAGCTTATAATTGGGGTCTTCCAACTCCCTAACCATTCTTCCAAAATTAATTATCTCTTTGATTGAATTTCTTATAGAAGATTTTATACTTGTATAAGCGATAGTAAACTCTGGATATAAATCTTGATACCCAGTGCAATCGCTGTAAGTAATTCCCCACAAAAAATTAGATATGTCTATGGGTAACTTAGTATTAAGTAAAGTATTTTTAATGACTCTCTGATACAGTCTTGGAAAATCATTAGACTTCTTTGAGTCTATTATCTTTTGGAAATCTCTAAGTGTGTAAATTTTCATACTGGTTTATACTCCTCCACATCTTTATAAATTACATGTTTAAATCTATCGTATATAATTCTAGGATTGCTTGGTAATTGTTTTAATACCTCTACAGCATCTGGAAAGATACAGGTAGTAGGCATTGCAATATTAGTCCCATTTACTATCTGATAACAGTTATCGTCTATTGTTATATGTGAATACCCATTATTAAATTGCACATAAGAGATAGTTTCATAAGAAGCTTTGTCTTTATGTCTAGCACTTAATGACATAACTTTTATTATAATTGGATTAAAATCTACCATTTATTTATCTTTCTTAAAGTATTTTAAATATATTCTTAATAATTCTTTTTGGTCATCTTCCATCATATCTCTACTACAACGAGAACAAACCTTATGATGTTTCTCATAAAGTTCAACAACTCTTTTACAATCTATATAGAAAGAATATAATTTACCTATATCCATTATTTTTATTTCCTATAGTACTTTGAATTTCCCGAACCACCTTTAGGAGGAATTGGATTATCCGTAGTTCTCCTACCTCCCGTATATCCTCTTGGACGGTCTTCCGCAAATAATAAATAGAAGGCTGAGGTACAACTCAATATGAATATAAAAGGATATATACTAATTAATAAATTGGCATCCATAATTATCTTGTCCTAGGAGGTTTTGTATCAGCAGGTATTTCTCCTCTGCCTTCATGACATCTACTTCTTATTAAAGGTTGAACATCTTTAGAAGGGTCATACTCTTCCTTAACCTTAACAGGCTTCTTAAGCTTATCTGCTAATAAAGCATCAACACATTCAGTAAGAGTTCTAACAGTATTCTCTAACTGGGTTATCCTATTTAGCATACCAGTATCTTTATTATCTTTTAAGGGAGAACCTTTACCCATAGTTAAACCCGTAAAAGGTTTAAAATCAGTTACATCTGGATAAGGACAAGTTCCTAATAGTTGACACCGTACTCCGTTAAAGTTACCACAACCATCACATTTACTCATTATTAAATTCCTTTTTGTTTCTTCTCCAACTTCTTAAGTCTTCTCTCTGCTTTTCTTCTCTCCGTTCTAAATCCTCTGGGGTCTGACTTTCTCCAGCTCTCCATGAAAGCAAAAGTATCTTGAGACATAGACTCCTCTTGATTATCCCCAGAGTATTTATTCAACAGAGTATCAAGAACTTGCTCCGCTGTATCTTTATTAATACTTTCCATATTTACTATTATAACCCCTTCCGTTGGATTTGTCAACTGCTGTAATAAACATTTCTTTTAACTTAGGGTTATTTGTTTTTCTTATTAAAAGTTCTTTAAAACATACTTCCAATATACTTCTTCTGCTTTGTTCAAAATTATTCATATTAGTTTCCTTTAATTGTTTTAATAACATCAAGCCTTTGTTGATAAGCTTTAATCATAGTTTCAATTAGTTCAATACCTGTATCAAGGTTCTGCTCATCTAAGGTAAGTTGTTTTAACTCATCGGTAGCTACCTTACCAGCTACAGATGTTTTAACCTTAATAGATAGCTCTTGTAAAGAGTCCATTACATCATCATTACTCTTAGCAGCTTTATTATATAAGTTAATTTTATTTTTAGGAACCTTCCTATCTAATAAATATTTTATCACAGGAGCTAACAATACAATTATCTTTACTACATCTACTTTCATACTATCTCCTTAACTATTTAATATCTTAGCTAAATCATCTAGCTCATCGTACCACTCATTGTTTATATAATTCTTAGTTAAATTTTCTAAGTCTCTTAGATTCAAATAAGATACATTATCCATATCAGAATTACTTTTAGATAGTCTTACTTGAAATCTCCAATAATCTTTTATGGGTAGCATTTTTCTTAATATATATTCTGTAGTATCTGACTGACCGTCCGATACTAAGTCAAACAAATTAGTAGCCCAGTCTAACATATTATACTTCTTAATCTTGTTAGGGTCTACATACTCATACAGTGAACCAGTGCCTAAAGATATTAATACTATCTCTTCATTGGGGTACATCTTCTGTGCTTCTACGTACGCACATAGAGCGGGATTGTTTGCGAATATTCCTCCGTCCACACATAGCATCTCATTCAATACATAAGATTCAAAGAACGTAGGAGCTGCTGAAGTAGCTCTAGCTATCTGGGATAATAAGATGTTAGAATATCTTTTATCTTCTTTAGTAAAGAAGACAGCTTGCTTAGAAAGTATGTCGTATGTTGTTACTAATAATCCTTTATCTGGTCTGACATCCCCTAGCTTAACCCCTTTAAAAATATCATTAAGCACTCCATCTATATCTGATGAGGGATACTTTACAGCATCGAGGGGATTAAGTTTTAACTTACCCTTGAATATTTTATGTATGGGTTCTTTGGTATAAAAATTATATATATCATTCATATTCATACCAGTAGATAGAAGTAAAGAGATAATACCCCCTGTAGACGTTCCAGCAAAGAAATCAAAGCTCTGCTGTATTGGTTTATCTAAAAGATTATTCTCTAAGTATCTTAGCAATACAATAGGAATTAGTCCTCTACATCCCCCACCATCTATGGATAATATTTTCTTCATTACATAACTCCTAAGTTAATTTAACTACTGATAAGATATCTTTCCATATCACATTTAAAACTATATTCTCGTTGGGAGGAGCAACATACACATAATTAAATTCTGCTTCTGTTTTAATAACATAAGTTCCCGCTGTCTCTGAAAAATCTCCTAATAAAACTCTTCCCCCGCCTAATACATAATCAAACACTTCTTGCTTCATATCTAATAAAGTTTGAATATCCATAGGAACTTCAGTAACAAAATTAGTTCCCACAAATTCAAAAGTTTTATCGATATCATCATGTATCATTACATTAAAATTAAATATCATATTATATTCCTATGCTGGTTTCTGTAATACAATCCAACCACTACCGTCTGGATTTGCAAATAGTTCACAAGCTCTTCCTCCCGATACTGAGAGGAGACTAGAATCGTCTATCTTTTGTCCTAAAGTTGGATAAAAATAAACTGTCCTACTTCCAATATTTTTAATATAATAAACTCTTTCTGGACAATTACTTGAGTTGGGTAGATAAGCATTAATAGTGTGGTCAACATCAAAAAGCCAAACAGTAGCGGAAGCATCCATAGTTATATTATCATGACCCGTTACTTTTTTAGATTTAATAGAACCTGTCCCATCTTGACCTATTACTGGTAAAGAGTTCATTAGCTCATCTAGCCTAGTTGGGGATTGACTGAGAGATGTTATATATGTTTTCCAGTTCTCCCACTCATTGGAAGTTATATCAACAGTATCTGGGTACCCTATTACTATATCATTAGCCCCATCTATCCTCAATACCTTAAAGTAAGGAGTTACTTTTAACTTAGCATCTATCTCCATAGATGTCTTATTAATATTATAGATATCAGTAAGGTCTTGAACAGTAGGTTCTGTTTCTGTTAAATTCCATTCATGTATATAAGTATTACCGTTAGAATCCACTTTAAGAATAACATCCTTCTTAAAGTCTAGCTTCCTGCCTAATTTCTTTTCTATACTTGAAGCGAAGTCCATTATAAACCTCTTCCTTCCACAGTTAATATTTCTAGTCTGTAGTCTGTTAAGTTAAGAGTACTAAGACTACTGTTATAAACCTCTGCTGTAAGAGTATCTCCCTTACTTAACCTTGTTATAACATTACAAGAAGTAAGTAAATCCTCAGTAGACAATAATCCAGCCATTGATACGTTACTATCGAAGTCTATTATATTCCCATTCTTTTTAATTGTTACTTCAAACTTATAATTACTTGGAACATTGTTCAAGGTTCCCACAAAATTTACTGCCACAGATTGAATTTTCTTAGACGTAAAAGTATTAGTTACAAATTCCACATCCTTATCTTCTGACTCTGTAAAATTAACAGAAGTAAAAACTCTGGACTGAATGCTCTGGGAACTTCCCAGAGCAGACACATAAGAGTCTGGGTAGTTAGACCATAAAGTATGGTCAAGGGTATTCCACAAATCAAGTAATTGTTGATAGGTCGGCTTAGTGGGAGAAACGATATTCCACGCATCTATACATATCCCATCAGGGTCTGCATCTTCACCCCAATCTTGACAAAGTATTACTTCCGACGTATAATCTACTTCTCTTCCTACATAAGCTTCTATAGCTTCTTTATAATTAAAGCTCATTTATATTTTCCTATCTTAATTTAATAATACTAAGTATCTGATTTCCATTTAAATTTCTATTGTTACTACCATCTGTATGATAAGCATATATCTCCAAAGTATCATTTATATTAACATCTATTGGAAAAGATAGTTGTACACAAATAAATCCTCCAGTAGCTCCTCCCCCACTATTTTCTATGGAGTGCATAAGCATACTTCCATTTTTATAAATAATTAAATAAAGAAGTCTATCGTTACCAAATCCAGTACCTATAAAATTAGAAGATACTAACACAGTTTGATTAGATAAACTTGTAAATGTGCTATTTGAAAATTCAGATAAAGTATCTGAAACTTCTGTCGGAAATAGAACTTTAGTATATACTCCTCCTTGGATACTTTGAGTAGCTGTGTTCTTAGATAATATTTTAGTAGCAGGTAAAGAATCTATACTAGACCAACTAGTGTTAGTCCCATCAGTTGCTAATAATTTTCCAGTTTGACCAGTTTGAGAAGGTAGCACATTGTTCAAAGAAGTATTTTTATCAGATACATCACTGAGATTGTTACCCCCAAGAAGTATCTTAGAAAAGATACCACCGAAATTCTTACCCTCTAAGATTCCACTATTACTTTGAAGAGTTACTTTATTACTGGATTTACCCAACGAAAATATACTTCTAAGAGTGCCTTCTATATTTAGAAAGTCGCTCATGTAATCTCCTTTATATATACGTTTATGTCAAAATACTATTTTACTCTTAATGATACCATTGTACCATAAGCAAAAGTATTTGTCAATACTCTAATTAAAAATATCTGTATCATTAATCATAGTGTCTATCTCATTGCATAAGTTAAGACCTTCTTCATAGGATTGAGTATCTAATAATCCAACAGTAAACCTAGAAGTATCTTTAAATAATAATTTATATCTCCCTGAAAGTTTTGAAGCAATCTTATAAAGTCTTTTTAATTCTAACTCTCTTTTATCCTTTGACATATAATTTCCTTTTAGTTATAAATTTAGTATTCTATTCCTTTTCTTATAGGTACCGTAGCTAAAGTAGCCCCACAATTAGGGCAATAGTTAGACCTGAACTCAAAACTTCTCTTACAAGTTGAGCAAGTCTTCTCGAAGTAATGCTTAACACATCTTAAATCAGTCATTAGGTCTGCTATATCTTTTATTTTGTCATAGAGAGGTTCACTCCAAATACGTCCCGTTAGAACTATCTCTAGGTCAGGTCTCTCTTCTTTCATAGTTCTTATGAATTCAAAGAATGTTCTTTGGGATATAAGAGATAGATTCAAAGCTCCCAGTATCTCGTCTAGTACTAACATATTATAAGGTTGAACATACTCTTCTATATGGTCTTGTGCTATTACATTCTTCTTAGTCTTCCCAGCATTGATATCGTCTATCATAGAAAGCCAAGCTTCCCTTACCAATACTTTATCTTCGTCGTCTTTATTATGTTCTAGTATTACTTTATATGGAACAGTATCATGAGATTGTATTATGGTTATATTATTCTTAAACATCCTACAGGATTTTAGTTCCCCATAAACTCTATCTACCGAAGAGTCTCCCTTCATGAACTGAGCTATCAATACATTCCAGTCTTGTCCCATAGCTCTCATTACTAAACCAAATGCACTTGTAGTTTTTCCTTTACCACTTCCTGTATATACTTGAATCAATCCTGATTTATTTATCATTAATCTTTCGACTTCTTTCTTTTCTCTAAACTTTTCTGCATGCTTTTAATTCTAGGATTAGCTTCAAACAACTCACAGAAATCCTGAGTTGGAATCTTTTCCCTAATAGGAATACAGTACTCTCCCAGTTGGAGTGCGGATATCAAAGGACACTTAGCTAAGTGTTTACAGAATCTACACTTATCTTCCTCTTCAAAGAATACTATATGACCTCCGTTACCTTCATCGTAGCTTAGGTACATAGAACCTCCTTTAATATAAAAGGTAAAATTTAAATCTGAAAATCATTCATATCCACGATGACGACCCCGTGATATACAATCAAAGACTTAGGATTATCTCCTAGAATACCAGCGTAATCCTGTAATCTATCTGTACTAACTTTTCTTAATAACCATATATAAAAACATAAAGGCATACATAATAGTATGAATGTCTTTAGCTTTAATAAAAAACTCTTTAACCTATTCATATCTAGTTCTAATCTCCTCTATTAGTTTCTCCAACTTCACTCTTGTTAGAGATTCTTTCTTTAACCTTTTAGCTATTCCTTCTATATTTTTAACTATGCTTATAAATAACAACATATTATTATTTATTGGTTTTTTGTTACATAGCACATCTAGGAAAGCATCCGTTAAATAATAATGCTTCTTTCCTCCCCTACTTATGAATACCTTATCATAGTCATCTAACTTTAACATATACCCATCTGGTAACATTATGTGAGGTATCTCTCCTCGTCTTAAAGCTTTTAAGTCTTTACGATTTATCACTACTCTTCATCCTGCTCTAATTTTAATCTAATAAGAATTAATGCTTCTTCTTCATCCACATCCTCGAATGAATTAGCCTTCTTCCAATTGGATTTAAAATAGCAGAGCCAATCTACCTGATGTCTACAAAATATATTCCTCTTAGGAATATAGAATAAATGTTCCTCGTAATCCGTTTCTCCCAACAGATTAACATCTTCGTCCAGCAAGTATGATTTACCCGCTTTAATTTCCTCTAGGATTTCTTCAGGATTTAAAACCATTCATCTCTCCCACTTAACAAGATATCTTAAAACTTAGTGTTCGCTATATAGCATTTCAAAAAGGTCGTCTACTTCCTTATCAGATTCTAAACATTTATTAAATAGATTTACGTTATCCATTCTATTTGTCAACAAGTGCATTAAGAAACCTAACCTAGATTCATCTCCAGAAAAAATTGTTTCCATCTTAAAATTTTCTAAGCTACTGGGTTCTTTTCTAGTAACATGAACCGATGTCCTACTGTGCCATCTTAGCACCTCAAAGTTAATATCTAACTCCTTACAAAGTTCAATAGCATAATAGTATTCATATTCATCATCTAAACATAAAACTGTTTCTTTTATCATAGTATCCCTTCAGACAACTTAGTACTCTGATTATACCATTTCTCAATATAAATGTCAATATACTTTTTAAAAACGTAGTCCTAATTGTTCATGTATAAGTTTTAAATATTCCATGGAAGCTTCTGGAGTTTCTAACTCTTGAAGAATCTTAAGAGTACTTATACTTTCAGAAGGATTCCTTTTCTTAAAGTTAGATATTAGATTGTCCAAGTTAGACAAATCACAAATCTTATTGATAACTCTGTCCATATTATTATAGGCTTCTGGAATGAATACTTCTTTAGCTGGGACTACCTTCAACTGATTTAAAGATACAACTCCTTTATCGATAATGGCATAGGTTATGATATCCCTTACTAGATTATAACCATCTGCTGTATTCCTCATGAAAGAACCCATACGATACACATTAGTAGTTTCCGTTACTATGGTTGAGTATGGGGAGTGGTCGTGCCCTAAGAAAACATATTGATAGCTTTTTAAATCAGACATAGATAAACTTTCTTTAGGAGCTAAGTTATTATCCAAATAGAAATGTCCTAATAATATATTTGATTTTTTCTCGGGTAGTTTTAATTCTGGAACTACTGAAGCAACATCGTAAGATACCCCCTCTAGTTCAAAAGATTCTAAATGTAAATCTATCACATCCGAATTCATAAGAGTTCCCATGTCAGTCTTATCTAGGTTAAGGGTTCTATAGGAAGCATCATGGTTTCCTAATATAGAGTGTAGTCTTCCCTTATAGGGTTTAAGTCTTTTAATTAACTTATTACAGTACTCAGTAGACACAGAAGAACTATGAAACAAGTCTCCGAGTATTATTACATATTTATATAATTTTAATACAGATTCCAACTTATCTATACAAGTAGTAGGATAATCATCCATTCTACTTTTAGGTTTAGTGTCGGAGGCATGAAGGTCTCCTATTATAGCTGTTACCATTATTCCTCCATTAAATCTTTTACGCTGTTAGTTATGTCTGTTATCGTTGCTCTAAATAAATATCTTCTCTTCTTATTCACTTTGTTATAACTGTGTAAGTAATTAAGTTCTATCCATAAAGAGTCTAACAATTCTAAGTTACTTGGGTTAAACAGAAACTTATTACAATATTCAGCTATCTCTATTAACTGTTGTTTATCTGCTAAACATAATTCTTCAAAGTATGTTTCATTTAAACTGGATAACTTTTCTTTAATACAAACTATCTTATGTCTGTAATCAAGCATTAGAAACCTCTTCAACTCGACCATCACTAATTCTATAAATCTTATTTGCGTATTGAAGAAAACGAACATCATGGGTTACTATGGATATTCTTAATCCTTTCTCCTGACATATCCTATTCAGAAAAGTAAAGAAGTTAGGGAGATACTCTGTAGATATATAAGAGTATTTCTCGTCTACCTCTAAGAACTCTTTACCTTTATTTACTAAAGCAAAAATATTAAGTATGGCGGAGATAACAGACCTAACACCATTACCGCATCCATTCTTAAGAGATACTTCAAAATCATTATCTAAATCTTTAAGTTTAAAAGATAATCCCTTTGTCCCTCTTTTATCTTCTAGTTCTATTGCTATCTCATAGTTCTTATCATAAAATATAAATCTAAGAGCAGAATTAATAAGTTCCTTCAAGAACCCTATGCTTTTATCATATAAGATATCTTGACTCTTCTTATAATAAATAGCAGATTCTTTAATTGTTTCTAAGTCTCGAGTCTCTTCTTCTATTTCCTTATTAACCGATAAAATAATATTCTCTATATTACTTACTCTGGCTTTAATAGATTCGTACCTACGAATCCTATAGTCAAGAGACAAAGATATATTATTATCCATATTAAATATTGTCCTCTATCTCTTTAAGTTGAGGTTCCGAGGAAGCCAGATATTCTTGAACTTGGTCTAAGAAAGATTCCACCTCTGGTTTTTTACTATCCCTAAGAGCTACTACTTTCTTCCAATCTTTTAAATCATCAAAGTTATATTTCTTTACAAGACTACTTGCTTCTTTAACTTTCATATTCTTTACAGCTTCTACTTTTGATTGTCTCAATTGAAAAGCTTCATAGTTCTTTTTAATTTCTTCTGCTTGTCTGATATCCATTTATATTTTCTCCTTTATTGTTTGTCCACATAGAGGACAGGTCTCCATTGAATCCAGTTGTTCTTTTAATTCTATTAGGTTCTTTTGAATCTCTTTCTCCTCTTCAGACATATCTCTTACTTCTTTTAAAATACTTATTAGGTTTTCACAATCCTTATCAAGTTCTTGATATTGTCTAATGATATTGAAATCAAACTTAGGGTCTTCTGGAATATCTATAGATAAAGATTTAAATAAATCTACTAACTTATTAGTATCTTTATCCAACTCAGTATATTCGCTGACAATACTAAAATCAAATTCTTTATAAAGTACTTCTCTATTCACTATCAATATACAATCTTCTAAGAGACTAACATCCTTATCCAATTCAGTATACTTATTGATAATACTAAAATCAAATTCCTCTCTTTTAATCTTAGATATATCTGATATGATTCTAAGACATGCTAGAATATTATTACAATCATTATCTAGTCCCTGATATTCTTGAAGCATAAATTGTAGTTTATCTCTCATAGCCGATAAATCCTTTTCACTATAAGAGTTTATGAAAGAGTTTATTTTACTAAGTCTATCTTCGTTTATAATAAGCTTACTATTCATGTCGGCTATCTTACGTTTAGTTTCTGACTCATCTTCTTTTATTTTTTTCATTACAGCCGTGGAGTCGTTTTCATTCATAGCAAAAATGTCTTCAAACAATTTATATACTTGAGAGTCCGTTCTATCAAAAGGAAATAAAGAAGACCACTCATCTTGTATATTCACTATACTTCCATCCTCATCAAGATAGAAATCATTGTCTGGGACTAATTCAAATAAATCTGTCCTTCCTACTTTTTGATGAGCTACCCCATCTATTTCATAAGTAGATTCTTTAGGAGTTCTAGTCCACTTAACTTTCATTCTGTCTGTCTCTATCTCCACCTCAGCTTTATCTTTCCCATGTTTAATAAAAGATTTAGCTTCGGGAGGATTCTTTAGTAAAGAATAGATAGCTCTTATAGTAGATGTCTTTCCAGAGTTAGAAGGTCCTATGATAGCAGTGATGCCAATAGGAAATTCTAATTCCGCTTCAGAAATAAGCTGAAAGTTTTTTATTTTTAATTTCATATATCTTTCCTAATTACAATAGTATAATTAATATTATATCACATCTTAATAAAAAAAGCTAGAGGTTTTCTCTAGCTTCTAAAAATTTTAATATAAATTATTCTTCGGGTATCTTTATAAATGGAGTTTCTTTAGCAACCTTAAGAATGTAATCCTTAAGTTCCTGTTCGTCTATTCCTCCATTTAAAGCTTTCTCTATCATGTAAGATACCAGTAAAGCATCGGCTTGGTCATATACCTCAGCTACTATTTCGTCCACTCCGTCTTTTGTTACAACTAATTTGTAGTTCTTTTTGAATTGTATTATCCTTACTTTACTCATCTTCTTCTATTATATCCTCCTCTGTTTTCTCATGTACTAATGTATAAGCTCCGTCATTCTTCAGGAACTCATCCAACTCTGCAAAATTATCTTTAACCCATTTGTATAAAGACTTTATACCACAGAGACTCCACTCTCCTCCTGCTGGATTAGGTATAATTTCAGTTTTCCAATAAGACCCTGCTGACTTAATATACCCCTTACTCTTTAATAAATCAACTAAGAAGTATATATTAGATACTCCCTTAGTAAAAATAAGAGGGAATACTATTGGAATCTTAGAAAATCCCTTTCTATTCTTATCTGCCTTAGCAGAGATATAACATCCTACAGGAACATCCTTCTCTCCCTCTAGGGTTACTCTCTTCTCTAGCATGTCAGCTCCGCCATTCCTACCGCTATCCTTCTTTAAAGATATAATAACGTCTGGCTGATAATGTAAAGCTTTACATCCTGCCGATTTAGTTTTCTTATCATAAGGACCTTTAGCTTCTATGTTAGCTCTCTCTTGGTTTACTAATAAGGTTGTGATACCCGCTTTCCTTAGTAGCACTCTAAACTTCTGTAAAAAAGATGTCATAGCCTTAGCTTGTCCACACATCATGGGGTCTATTACTGACCTAGTTAATACAGAATCATCTAACACATTAGTAATACTATCTATAATAACTACATCGTAAGCAGGGACATCTTGTTTAACTAATCCCTCTAATATCTTCTCGAGATGCCCCACCGTTTGTAACTCGTCCACAAAATTGAATAGTCCTTTATCTATAAAGGGTAACATGCCCTGAGACTCAATCATGTTAGCTAAACCAGCTTCAACATCTATGAATAAAACTTTTTTACCATATTGTTCCATGAGTCTTCTAGCCATGTGTAAGACTAAAGTAGTCTTACCTAATCCTTCTGGGGAATATATCATAATCATATCCCCTTCTCTAATGCCCCCAGATAATAATATATCCATTGGTATAATACCTGTAGGAATTACTTCATCCTCTCTAGCTTCAGCATTAACGTATTTCTTTAAGAAGTCATCAAAAGATAACTTCATATTTATTCCTGCTAAGTCAGTGTCTTCTTTTTTCTTGGCTGGTTTCTTTGGTGCCATCTTATATATCCTCCCGTTAGTTACGATACACTTGTTGCGAAGTCTATAGCCATCTGCTTACAATCTTCTAATGTGTTGGCTATCCATTCCCCTCTTCCTCTTTTATAACAAGGACAATTATCTTCATTACATTCTATTCTAGTATCTCTACACAATAATCTACTTGTTCCATCATCTATACCATAATCTTCTACTAAATCAGAACAAGCTCCCCAAACACTTCCGTATCTATAATCTTCAAAATTATCTGGTACGTAGTGAGCATCACCTTTCTTACAAGTGGAACCTATCCCAAATCCAAAGATAGCCCGATGACTCCAACCGTACCACTTTTGTTCTTTAGTAGAGAAACCAATACTACAAACTTTGTTCTCTGGCTTAGATGTTTGAAATTCAGAATCTATAGAATACTTTTCCATCCTAATAGATAACTCTACAGCATCATCTATGTACTTACCTTCTTTGTTGTAAGCCCATACCATTATAATATCCTTGCATCCTTCTACGGAACATTTAACTAATCGGATATCAAAGTTATCAAATTCTATTATTCTTATTAATTCTTCTTCCATACATATTGTTCCCCATAATGAGCCAGAAGCAATGCTTCTGCCTTACCATCATCTTTTCTAAGTTTAATATACTTGGATGATTCAGGATATAATTTTAATACGGTATCTATTGATTTATATTTATCGTGGTCTAACACCATCTTTGCTTTCCACACGGAAGAACGAACTTCGTGGTACTCTATGTTCAAACTAGAAAGTACCCCTAGGTATGCTCCATAACCTTCTGCATATACGAAGACCGAAGATACCCCCTGTTTTGGCATTGCTTGACTATGCTCTATAACACACTTAGCCTTACCACGATACTTCTCAAGAGCCAAGTAGATACCTCTAGGGTCTACTCTAGTCTTTGTCTCTGGAACTCTTTTCATATTAACCACTTTAGTTTTACCAGTTTTAATCTCCAACAAAGGGCAACTGATAATCTCTACCAGTTTCCCTTTATTAGTGATAGCCATACTTCCAGTAAAGCCTGGGTCGATACCAATAAGATAAGTCATATAATCCTATTCAGTATAAAAATCATCTACGTCTTGAATAATCTCAGACAAGTCAAGACCCTCTAGCTCAGTAGAGCTAGGTAATTGTATTGTTTGTACGGGTGCCTGTACTGGAGTAACCACTGGGGCTGGTTGTGGTAGTGGGGCTAGACTTACAGGAGGAACTACTACCTGTTGTGGAGGTAGGGATAATCCTACAACTCCAGCTACCGTTTGTTGTTGCTGTACTTGAGGTTGAGCCACTGGTTGGGGTAATGCTTCTAGCTGAGGAGATGCTAAAGTCTCCTGAGACTTAGAAACATTTTGTAAGATAGCATTTTTTAATTTGTCCCCATTTAAATCTTTACCTAAAGAAGGTCTAATTAATTCTCTATAACTAATCAAAAAGTTCTTAGCCTGTTCTACTAATTGAGGATTCTTTGTTATATCAAATCCTCCTTTAACTTTAATCTTAGGAGAAACTCTTTTAAACCTACCTTCTCCTTCCGAAGTTCCTTTAATACGAAGTATTTTAGAAGGAATAGTAATTGGGTCTACTTCACTATCTTCAAATTCATCGAGTAATGCTTTGTAATCTTTTTCTGTTAATTCTAATCTTACAAAAGATACAGGTAACTGAAAGTTATTTTTATCTACTGTGGTAAAAACCATTGCAGGTAACACATACTTACTAGACGGATAAGACTTTGTGGTTTCTTCACTTAATACTTCTTGACTTATCAAGTCTTCTAACACTTTGCAACAATCTCCCTTGATACGTATTCCATCATCATCGGTTGATGAAGTACAATGAATAGAGCCAACTCCCTTTACAAAGTGTGTCTTAGGATTCAAAAAGAAATCTTCGTCTACACTAAGTATGTTCACAAATTTAATTTCATCGTCCACCAAAGTCATCTTCTTAATAATGTTAGATTGTTTTGGTGCTTCTCCAAATTTTACCATTCTGTTTAATCCTCCTCAGAATTTAATAACTCTACTATGCTCGGTAAAAATATATCGTTAAATATTTTATTACTGGCTTTGTCTGTCATCCGTAATGATTTACTTTTAGGTATATAGTCATCACAGATATTTATTTCTATGTTTCCTTTAACTAAAGAAGCACTTATCTTCTTATACTTAGATAAATATAATCTATCTGTACCCTTACAAGCCTTCTTCATATTCTTCAAAATTATGTACAATAATAAGTGAACGTCTCTTTGATTTAAGTATATTCCTAATTCTGACAAATCTTTACATATACTTTCATGTAAATCTTTAGCTTTCAAGATTAAAACCTCTTTTAACTAATGGGGTCTAAAACAATCAGGATTTGCCATTTGTTTTATTTTAAGTAAATCTGCTAAGGTTCTAGCTCTCTGAGAAAAAGTATATACATGATTCTTATATTCCTCTAACATGGAATTAACTTCCTCATAGGCTTTCTTAGATTGAAGTTGTTCAGATACTGTACCTCCCTTTTTTACTTTATCCTTAATGAGACTAGATAAGTTATATAGAATAGAAACAATATAACTAGCATTATATTGTAATTCTAAACTAACATTTATCCTACCCTCGTACTCCTTTATGGATAGATTCAAATTTTCTAAATCCTCTATGTTATCTGCTAACATAGTTTTAAATACATTTATACTATTACCTAGGTCTGTTCTTAACCTAGATATACCTTCCCAGCTCATTCGCAAATCTCCTTCAAAAATTTAACCCTGCTTAAATCTTCTTCTCCTAAACCTTGGTAAGCAAGTATCAAGGAATAATATCTGTTCTTTAACTCTTTACTTCTAGTAGAAGATATTATAGATAATATAATTCCCACATCCAACTTAGATACGATAAGTAAATTATTTAGATTAAGACACTCCAAGTTATTCATTATAAATTCTTTACTAAGACTGCCGTTGGTTGATACCCCATCCCAAGATATCTTATCTCTAAAACAATCTATAAACTTCTCAGGTAAGTTAGGTAAATAAGATATTTCTAACCAAGAGTGTTCCCCAAATTTATGCTCAACTTCTAGCAAAACATCTTCTTTGGATTGAATACCCAACATATAATTATTTATTAATGAACTATACTTATTAGAAATATTTACTATGTTCACAATAAAACCCATCCTTATAATACATTATATCATTAGTGTAAAGAAATGTCAAGTGTCCTCTAAAGTATCTGGGAATCAATAAATTCTCGAGTAATTATACAGTCGTCAGGTTTCTTGTCAATGCGGAAATTCCAATCAATAGCTCTACAGTGGGACATTCTATTATTCTTTGAGCTAAAGTCCTGACCCTCACAAGCTAATACTAATCCTAAGTATTCAGGATTTAGTGTGGGATTTCCATCATTATCTAATATTGTCATCTTTCTTCTTAAAGAATCTGTTATACCAGATATAGTTCCAATCCATTGTTCAGTTAATAATTCATCTTCTTCCTCAACATAACAAGAAACTTTAATGCCCCCTATTAGATTCTGTACTGCTAATGCTGAATTCTTTTTAGGAAAGATAGAACCAGAAATAAAACAATCTATATCTTCATTTTTACTTCCTGTTAGGGTTCTCTTCATCTTAACTTGAACATGTCTCTTACGTGAAGTAGTAGCATAGTATTGTTCATTTAAATTCTTTAATACTAATCCTTCTCCGCCATTAGCTACTATCCTATCAAAGAACTCTTGTTTATTTATTATAGTACTTTCGGGTAATTCAAAAGGAGTTATCCCGTCAATTTTTTTCATAAAGCTAGTTAATAGTTGTCTGCGTTGTCTGAGTGTTTTAATCTTTAAGTCTTGATTATCAAACTCCAACATATCAAATACACAAAACTTTAAAGGATTACCATCCATCTGAATTTCTACTGCTCTCTCCGCATGGGAACCCAATATAGAAACAGTAGCATTAAGCTCTGTAGCAGAGAATGTTCCTCCCCTAGAAGTAGTATCAAGGGTTTTATTAAATACAAGAACTTCTGCATCCAGTATAAAAGATTGTTTGAACATTCCCCTATAACTCTGGGGAGTTCTAACTCTTCCATCTTTAGTTATTAATAATATCTTTTCCGTATAACAATTAGGCAGGAAAGTTATATCTGATATATCCCTAGAGAAAAATTCAAATCCCCAATCTGGATGATAAGTTATGATACATCTTAATCCATCAATCTTGACTTCTCCTAACCAATCCTCGGATGTCAAGATATTTTTTTGTTCTTCTGGTTTAAGTTCCTTAAAAGAAAAACATAATTGAGGAGTATGTAATTCAAACAATCTTTTATACATACCCCATGTTTGAACTTTAGGATATTTATTATAATAATCTATTCCCAATATACGTTCTAATTCTTTATTAGTAGTCTTAGGATTAGATGGTACGGGTATCCCCCGTACCTTGAAGTGCTGTAGTATTTCCTCCTTTTTCATAATCCCTCTCCGTTAATCTGGAGTATCTTCTTGTGAACTCTCTTCTGGATTTATTAACTTATCGAGTTTCTTTTTAATACGTTTGTCTCGCTTAAGTTCTTTCTTTTCTTCTAGTTCCCTTTTTGTTTGTTCTTCTAAAGCTATTCTAGCTTCTTCTACTAAAGCTTCTTGTTCTCTTTGTTTCTTACTCTTTCTTTTCTTTTTTGGTTTATCTTCTTCTATCTCTTCGTCTTCTAAATCTTTTAAAGAATCTGCCGTAACAGCATCCTCGTCGTTGGTCATGATATAAACATCTTCATTTACGGATACAACATATTTACTTGTTTTCTGAATAGCTTTAAGTATCTTTTCAGCGGGCGATAGTTTAGTATCTTGTAGAGATTCTAGGATAGCTTGAGAATGGTATTCCCCAGAACCTATGCAAACAAAATTATCAGCGGGTTCTAATATAGATAGGTCTGCTTGAACCACAAATAACTTATTCTCTATGCCTACAATGAGTTCACTTCCCCCACCCATTACTTCTACACCATTCACATCTATAAGAAACTTTTCTTGTCTTAGACAATTAAGAAGAGAATCGTAAAAAGAATTATAAACATACTCATAAATATCTTGGTCAACAAATCTGGGGACTACGGCTAACTTATGAGTCAGTATCTGTATCATCCTAAAACTTCCACAGACTCCTATAATGAAATCTCCTACTTGAAAAACCTTTCTTGGATAGTTTATCTTAGTACCAGTAAAACTATTAGAACCAAAACTATCAGTTCCTAAATAAACATATTCCTCAGTTTTTATCCCAACTATACAAGTCATGAAAAATCCCCCACTGAACTATTATAACCTACAATCTTATTGAAAACATCAAATAGATTTTTAATATTCTCTGTCTTAGATTCTATATCTTTTGAATCATAGTATAACGAAAACTTTTTACATAGGGTAGCAAACTTATAATCTACATAAGAATCCCTAGTAGAATTCTCTATCAAAGGAGCTATATAAAGTAAATCATACCCTCCAAATTTAATATAGTTATATAAATTATACTCTGTATATAGTTTTATAAAATTATTAATAAACTCTAAATCAAATTTAATATTATGTCCCACTACGGTCAATTTATCTTTTCCCTTATTAGTAACTTCTTTAAGAGTTGAGATAAAATTATAGCAAGCCTCCTCTGGATTTCCATAACCCCTAAGAGTATCTATGTCTAACCCATTAAAATCTAAAGCTTCCTTAGCTATAGTGGAAGGAAGTCTTCCCCGTCTAGGTTTAACATGAAATGTATTCTGGTCTACTATAGCATTATTATGTTCTATTCTATAAGATAATTTTATTATATCATCATATTCAGGATTTAACCCAGTAGTAGCCGTGGATAAAAACAGATACATCCCTTCTCCTTTATATCATTCTTAATCCATTATATCACAACATAGGTGATATGTCAATCTAAATTATACAACAATTTTAATTATGGTCTTATTAGAACAAAGTTTATCATGGCTCTTAGCATTATAAGCTTCTATCTCTGTAGTAACATCATAGCCTACAACATCTTCGTAATTTTGCAAGTCCACCTTAATTATATCTCTATTCTTATTCTTATAAAAGATTCCTATATTCTGAGAAGCTCTTCCCGATAATTGTAACCCCCTGTCAGAATAAGCGTTTTGACCACACATACTAGCTGACCTACTATAATTATCGGATACACAAGCTTCGTGTAAATGTCCACTAAGTACATAGTCTATAAAAATTCCATCGTAAGCATACTTGGCTACAGCCTTCTTAATTCCATTAGCTAAGTCTGATTTAAATTGGTGCCCGTGAATTAATAGAACGTTATTTCCAGCAACATCTATAACTTGTTCTAGGGGGTCTTCTAAATGGAAAGACACTGAAGAAGAACCCATGAATCTAGCATTTAACATATTGTACAACATTAAGTCATAGTTGTCTGAAGCTATAATATCTGTCCATGCAATATCTTTAGCCATACGAGTTTCATTACCTGTTACTCCACAAAAAGTAATCTTAAAATCCTTATTCAAGTCAAGTATGAACTGTGATAATAAACTTGTAGCAAGTAAGCAAGCTTTCATTCTATTAGTAGCATTGTTCAATAGTTTATCAAGAATATCATCTTTGTTAAGTAAATCCCCAGTAGAACAGATAGCAACACTCTTAATACCGTTTAATTTAAAATAACTAACTGCTCTTTCTGCTAACAACTTCAATCTCTTAGAAGCAATATGAAAGTCATATTTGTTATTTTTTAAATTAATTAACTCGTTGAAATGCAAATCAGATAGTTGAATGATACCCATACAATCAGAACTTACATTGGTATGTTTAATAGTTTTCTCAGATAACTTAATACTTTTTAATAACTGTATTAATTCTAAGTTAGATTCCTCTAACGCATTAGTTAATCTATCCTCGTGTCTAATCCCCTTACGTTCTATTCTATTAATGTCTTGAAGTTTTTGAACCTTACGTCTTAATTGTATATTAGCAATTAAAACATCTTCATCTACTTCCTTCTCTATGTCTTCTTTTAATTCTTGTTGTTTTTTCTTAGATAAATCAGAGGGGTATATTCCAGACTTAGATAATTCTAAAACTAACTTATCTCTGTATTCAGAACTAAAGAACATGTTAATATCATTAGTCGTATACTCATTAGATATCTCTCTTATCCTTTTTCTCCAGTAACTTCTTCCCCTGTATTTACCTTCTGAGATACACCCTTGATACAATAACTCAAAAAGATTTTCAAATTTTTCCATCATCTTCCCTCTTCTATTTTATCTATATATAATATAACTTAAGATTAAGAATGTCGTTTAGGAATTAGTCTAGTTCTATTCTCGTCTTCCCATTTAAAAGCAAATAGATGTCCCAGACTATCCCCCACCTCTATAGAACAATCTATAGGTATCGGGAAGTTAGGAGGATTGAATATCATTAAATCTTCAATCACTTTAGCCCACTGTGTAAATCTTTTCTTATTAATTCTGTAATTACATTCATCATGCACTGAAGATACGTAAGCTACTTCACTTGAGTATTTAGGATTAAGGAATATCTTATTAGCTAAATTTACTAACAACTGTCTCATGATGGAGCTACCAGAGCCTTGAATCTTGTGAGAAGCTATTGTCCTAACCCCAAAATTATAAGTCCCTCTATCATCAGAAGTTAGATAGTGCTTAACTCTTCTAGGTCTTCCAAACATATCAACTACCGTAAAGTTAGTTTCTTTCTCAGCTTTGTTTAGTTCTAAATCTTTCCATATCTTTAAAGTTATGTTAGCATTCCACCATTTGTTATATAGTTCTTGAGATTCCTCTTCCGTCATGGGGACTCCCATCTGTTCAGCTACTGCCTTCAGTACTGGGGGAGACCCTCCATACAATAAACCAAAGTTAGCTACCTTAGCTGCTTTTCTTTTCTCCTTATCATAGTTTTCTTCCCCAAACAGTTTCTTAGCCATCTCTGTATGAACATCTCTACCTTCTTTGAAGGGTTCCACAAAGTTAGGCTCCCCACTGATAACACCAGCTAATTTAAGTTCCTGTGCTGAATAATCCACCGACAGTATCAGTTCTTCGTCGTTCTTGACTCTAATAGCTTTTCTCACATTTAAGTCTGGGCTTAACCCCTCCACAAAATATTTATTAGGATTCTGGGATACATATTCTTTAACATCGTCTGGTTTACCAACTAACTTAAACTCGTATCCTAATATGCCTTGATAATCATTATCTAACTTAATAGCTTCATATATAGCTGGTTTAGGTTTAGTTAGGTTCTGTATATTTAAATTTATAAAATAATCGTTATCTTCAGCTTTAGATTTTCCTCCCGTTCCAGAAGCCAATCTCCCAGAAGCAGTATCAAATAACTTATAATTAATTCTGCATATCCCTATATTAGGATTATCTGGAAGTGAATCACATTTAGACAACTTATCTATATAGGAATTCAACTGCTTCTCCAAAGAACTCAGTTCTATTAATTCCTTAACTATAGGATGCTGACTAGCTACCTGTAACAGGGCATCCTTGGCTGTACTCATACAACCAGTTTCAGTCCTAACTCCTGTATCTATCCCCAGAGACATTAAGGCTGCTGGTAATTCCTTAGTCCTAGAACGAATGTTAAAAGGATACCCCACTGTCTGAAAGATACTCATCTCTAATTCTTCTATCCTTTTTAAGATAGTATCTTTATATTCACTCATAACAAGTTTATCTATATACAAAGGATTTTCTACATAGTAATCAGCAAATGCCTTGACAAGTTTATTATCTAAGGATAATATTTTCTCACAACCTTCTCTCTTTAAGGTTGGATAGAGAACCTGAAATAACCCAAAGGTATTTCCCGTGTCAGCAGAAGCATAAAAAGCACAAGAAGAGGGGTCAACATCTTTAAGAGTTTTATTAGTGCCTAATACTTCTTTAAACTTGGTAGCTCGTCTTCCTAAGAAATGTTCAGTTGCTGGTTTCAACCCCATCATGCCTTTAGCATTAGTATCAGAATTATAAGTCAATACCATAGTATCGAATATATTTATCTTTGAGGTCTCATAACCTTCTTTCTTCAGCATCGTCATATCAAACGTAGCGTTGTGGCATAATGTTAATTTAGATTTACACAGGGCATCATAGATTATATCTAAACAATTCTTAGGATTTAGGTTCTTTTCGCTCTCCTGATATTTCTTAACTTTAATCTTTTTCATGGAAGGTTCTAATGTATAAAAATTCTCTTGAATAATCTTAAGAGACTCTGGGAAGTGTTCTTCTAAGTCAAGAGGATAGATACAAGTAGCTTCCTCTATCTTCTCCTTTATTATTTCTATATAGTCTTTGTCAAAAGACTTAGCTTCCATTAAGGATTCTAAAAATATATTAGGATAATCTATTACACTATCATCGTCTGGAGAAAATCCTTCAATGCTTTCATTAGCCTTGATTAATTTTTTAAGAATCTTATCCTGAGTAGGTTTCTTAAAATGAATTAATCCAGTATCTTCATACCTCTTCTCTTCTTTACCTTCTTCGTCCCACGAAAGAACATGTCTAATAGGAATATAATATCCAGACCAAGCATCAAAACTAAAGGAGAATCCTATCATCTCATTTCTTCTATAGTCTAATCCATCCGTTTCACAGTCATAAGCCATCACTCTTCCAGTACAATCTCCCAACAAATCTTTTAGTTCTTGTTCTGATTCTATTAACTTATATTTAAATTTGTCTTCCCAATTAAAATCTAATGGCACTGGGTCAAAATAATGTTTATAATCTATCTTATTACTTATTGACATGAATTATATTCCTCCTCAATTAACTTCATCTAATTTATAACCATGATATAAATTATCTAAAAATACATCTATCCGTTCAAAACTATCTACCCAAGTATTATTTACTTTTAAGACTATCTCCTCATCTCGTAGTCCATTATTTTTTAACAGTCCTAAGTCCTTTATAAGTTTACTATAATCTTTTATCTCCTTATCCGAAAAATTATCTTTCAAGTATTTACAAGGATTTATATTTAATTTTAACTTTAGATAATCATAGGAAGTAAAAAATCTATGTTCCCCCCAACAATGTAATCTTATTATACCGTCATCATCAAAATAAAATCTAGCAGATTTAGATTTACTGTATCTAGGGTCTTCGTGAAAAGGACAAAAAACATTTCCATATCCCACATCTACCAAAGAATCAAAAGGAACCAACTTCTCTATGAGTACCCTAACCTCTCTCTCACTTAGATTCGTCATTAGATTCTCCCATTAAATCATCTAATGTTATAATGTCTTCTATGTTTGGAAGAACTACATCCTCAGTCTTAGAGGATTCTTCAGTCTGGGTAACATCTAAAGTAGTATTATCCATATCTATGGCAATATCCTCTATATCTCCAATAACAAAGTCATCCGCTAAAGAACCTATATCTTGGGTTGAAGTTATAACATTGTTATTGAACGAGGGAGATAGAACAGAACAAGTACTAAAGTTACTCCCCTGAGTACCAAAGACAAAGAACTCTGGCATAATAGGAGAAGGTATGGGCTTGTCGGGAGATTCAAAATCCCTATTTTTTACTATATGTATATTTACTATCTTGGCATTTCTCATGGCGGTGGTACAATGAAATATCATAGCAGTCATCGCAGTTCTTCCTAAAGCGTTGGCTTCAGCAAAGTAGGTAGAAGATGCTAGTTTAGTGTTAGAGGAAGGAGTTCCACTCTTCTCCGCTTTCTCTACGATAGCCTCCAACTTATCTATAGCCTCTGTTTTTAGCTGGGCTAACAGTACTACTATCAAATTATGCTTTACTGCTATCTCTTGTAGAGTATCCACATAATAATTTAAAGCTTGGTACTGGTCTAATTTTAATTTCGGAGGTATCTTATTCTTAAAAAGATTTAAATAATCTACATAGACTAAATCTAAACCACCCATCTCGTCTCTCATTCTAAGTATGAAAGCTTCTATGTATTCCATAGAGTATTCTTCTAAGTCATTAACCCCAGCTATCCTCAAATCCCCTTTACAAGTTTGAAGAAAATTATCTTTTACTTCTTTAAACTTTTCCTTGGAGTCTTCTAACAGTAAAGTCTTTTTCAAATCTACTGCTGGTATAGCTCCTTGTTTCCCATACATCTCGTATGAATGTCTTGACACAATATTATATAAAACATTTCTAGGAACAACCTCTAGGGTTATAAATAAAACTTTCTTACCTTCTCTATAAGCAGCGGTGTAGGCTGTGGATATAGCAAACGTAGTTTTAAAAGATTGGGGAGGAGCACCTATTACATTAAGAGTGCCGTAGTCCAGCCCTTTTAAGTAATGGTCCACTTCGGGGATACCTATCATAACTCCTCTTGGCATTAACTCTTGACGTTCATATACGTCAAAGATGTCCTCCATACCAAGAAGTTTTGGTTTAGTTACATCCACATCCTGTCTAAGTATATCTCTTACTTTAGATATATCATTCTTATCGATAGCGTTTTTTACTTCGCTAATCTGTTTATGTCTTATTAGCTCCTTCTTAAGTTTTATAACAATGTCTAAGCTAAAAGGACAATCCTTCTTATGAACTAATATATTATGTAAAGATATGATATAATTTATATCAGGAAATCTTTTATTGTCCGCATAAAACTTTTTACAATCCTGAAGTACCTTAGAGTATAATTTAATCCCGTCTGGGCTAAATTCTATTAATTCTATCAATTCATCTATAGATGAGATATCTGTTATCTTATCTAAATGATTTAATAGTATAATAATATAATCGCTTAGTTCTTCCGAATCCATTGGATTTACTAATTCATTATTAGCCAAAACTTTTCCCCTTTAAAAATTTTCAGATGTTCCTTTAGATTTAGTTTTAGTGCTATCTGACACTTTAACAGTCTTGTCCTGTAATAAGTTGATATCCTTATATATTAAACTTCTATCAGAAGTCATATCAGATATTTTAAGATGTTCTTTTAAATTTGGATTAGTAGTCAATATTAAATTGATATATCCCTCACTATCCCTAGCTGAAATTATAGGAGATAGGCACTGTACTATCTTATCAAAGCTATACATGTCCCGTGGAAAATACAACATTAAGATATCATTTTCTTTAGCATTTTCATATTCATAATTCTTTGACATCATATCATCCATAAGCTTTTTATAATGCCTAAAAGAAAATCCTTTAAAATTGGGATATCCAGTATTCCCGATATAATAAACATTCTTATGTACAATAAAAGAAGCAACTTGCATGAGGGTATCTGTACTGTTAGATTTTATGAAATAGTTATTTCCTTTAGATATTAAGCTATCAAGAGTCTCAAACTTTTTAGGATTGGAAGTAACTTTCAAGAAATGCTTCATCAAAAATCCCATTCCAGAAATATAAGCATTCCTATATTGTTCGTTAGTAATATCATTATCGAACGGCATAGATAATATTTTCCTCCTCTTGAGATATATTATACCATAAATATCTCTTTTTGTAAAGTGTTCACTTCTTTCTCTTGTAAACCCATAACATGTTTTCTTTTAATTTCATTATTAACTTACGATTAAATGAGGTCAATTCCGCTTTAGGCACTTCTTTAGCATTGAATACTTTTTCGGTTATTTCTCCATAAGAAGATATAAGTTCATGTTTATACCTATCAACTGTACCAGTTATCTTTCCTTCTATTTCAACATCAGTTAATATAAAATGAATTTTAAAATTAGTATGTTTACTAAACAATCTTTCTATTCTTCCTTTAGCCTGACTGAATGCTCCAAAACCAAAAGGTATATTATAAAAGAACATATTGTTTACGGATTGGAGATTTAGACTCTGAGAACCCGCACTTGAGATTAACAATACCTTTTTAGCTGGGTCTGAGTTAAACCATTGTTTAATCTCTCTTCTTTCCTTAATACTAACATTTCCACTAATGACTCTATAGTCTATCCCTATCCTATCGAATATGTTAGATAAAGTATCTATCGTTTCCCTAAAGTGGCAATAAGTTATAAGACCCTCACTAAGAACGGGCTTAATAGACATAAGATATAATTTAAGTTTATTCTCATCCTTGTCTACTACCTGCTGTAAATCTATTAATCGGGTAGCATGTATCTTAGTATCCTTTGTCTTAAACAATCCTTCTGAAGCTTCCATATAAGAGTCTATATCTTTTATCTTAATAGAATGTTCTATATATTGTGTATCCTGTTCTGGATAGTATTGAAAACAAACAGGAGCTATTAGTTCCCTTAAAAGTTCTAAATTTTTATATCCTGTTATCTCTGGATACTGATGACCTGTTTGCCAATTCTTAATCATTTTAATTTCTACGAAGGTATTAGTGAAAACTGTTTTGTTCTTAAAAATATTCTTGTCTAGTATATGTACAATATAGAATAAGTCCATCAATGAAGTTGTTAGAGGAGTAGCCGTTAGGAAGATAAGATGTTTAAATCCTCTTCTAATTGCAACCATACTTCTAGTCAACATAGCTTTTGGTGTTTTAAGTTTATGAGCTTCGTCTGCATAACAAGCAGTCTTAAATTTGGTTAAGAATCTAAATAATTTACTTAAATCTATCTTATTAAAGTTTTCATATTGAAGTAAAGCTATCTTAGAATTTCCCCTAAAGAAATCTTCTATATCAATATCTGTTATTAAAATACTAGGTCTACAGTTAGTCTTACCATTAAAATCATCTTGGACTTCCAACAATGCCGATTTAGTACACAAGACTAAAACTTTATCACATAAATTATTATTTATTAAATCCATAGAAGATTTAATAATAACTAAACTTTTTCCAGTGCCTGTCTTCATGCTCATCAGAGAAGCTGGTCTGGACGTAGAAAAATCCACAGCCTGTACCTGATAGTCCTTTAAGACTATATCATCGTTTAGTTTTAACAAACCCTATCCCTTTACATATTAATATCCGTTACCACATTGAAACACATACAGTCCCGAGTTCCTAAAACTCTGAACGCAAGAGCTACGGTCATCTATACAAAATACTATTTCTCCATACTTCTCGGGTATCTTTTTAATTAGATTTACTTTTATATCACAATCTTCTTCTGTAGCATTATCTGGTTTAAGAATCAAGTCGTCATGGTATATGTTATATTTATCTAACCACTCTTCAGTTTCTTTCCTACTTCTCTCACTTCTAGCGGAGAGTATCACAATGTTGTGGTCGTTCTTAAATCTTTCTATTATCTCCACAACTGGTTTACTGGGAACATCAGAGAAAGAAGCAGCTATGTAGGCATCCCAATCTATACTTCTCAAGTGGTCTCTAAAAGTATAATCTGCAATGGTACCATCAAAATCTAAAACGACACACTTGTTCTTTTTACCCATAAACTATTCCCCAATCTTTACATACTATATTCTCTATCTGTTCATGTAAATCTTCTATAGAGCCATCATTCATGATTACATGGTCAAAGGAGTAATCATCTAATTTACCTTCAGATATACTTTCCACTAAGGGTATCCTAGGATTTATAACTCTTATTATTTTAAATCCTTTTTCTCGTAAATGCTCTGCCTCATTAAGAAGTCGTACATCTTCACATACGTATCTTAGATTGGGGTCTAAATTTCCCAAAGCTATCTTAATCCACATGTCATCATTAATCATTCCCCGTCCCCATTTACTCCCTAAAGTAACAAGTAAAAATCTGGGGGTAACTCCTAGTTCGGGTATAACAAGTTCCTTCAAGTTTCCATAAAGCATCTCATATATCTTGTCTTCTCCATAGCCTAACCCTTTTAATACTACCCCAATCATATCCTTCATGGGTTCTGCGAAAGTAAGCATATTATACTTATATTCTTTAACAAAATATTTAGCAGTCTCTGATTTACCCATCCTCATTGCGGAAGAATAAATACCAACATTAAACATTAATACTTGCCCTCTTAACTACATCGTATAAAAAAACTTCAAATTGTCGGAGTTCATAATAGGAAATCAAATCTCTGTTAGGGGTTCCCCTAAATAATCTATACTCTATTCTATTATCCTTTTTAGAATATTTACATAAATCCATCAACTCTAAATAATTATCTATTACGTCTATGACATCTAAGTATTTCTTAGCCGTGGCTTCCCATTTAGTTCCCCCAAAAGAATTAACTGTTTCTAAAAACTTCTCAGGAGTAGTAGGATTCCATGCTTCAGCAAACAATTTTTTAAACTCTGTTTTTACAAAAGGAACAGGAGCTTTGAGATTGTCAGACTTATCCCCATCTAATATTCTAAAAGCTAATAAGTTATCAATACCTACACCAAATTTACTAAAGACTAAATTATTATCTACCAATTTAAATCCTTTATCATAATCGTTGGATACTTTAAAATCCCCGCATAACTGGAAGAAGTCTTTATCTCCTGAATATATTATTATCTCCTCATTACCCTTCTCTTTTAATTCAAAAGCTATACTGGCTATAACATCATCGGCTTCATGCTCTTCACTCTTAGCAAAAGCCACATGTTCTAAATTAGATAATATGTTTATAATATGGGAGGTATCTATATATACTTTAGTTTTATCCTTATCTCTATTAGCTTTGTAGTCTTCATTTATTTCTTTTTTTGCACACTTACCATCCAAAACAAAAATAATTTTATGTTCTGGATATTTTTTATAAAGCCTCTCCACCAAAAAAGAAAAACCTTTCAAACTTCCTACGAATAAATTTTCTCCGTCTTTTTTAATATAATGGTCCTTGAAGCCAAAATGGAAACGGTTTAAACACCACGAAAAATCTACTATAATAAACTTCCCCAAAATTCCTCCTCTTAAAATAAATTAAATTAAAGTCATAAGCACCTTTGCATTATTAGGATTTATCTGATTGTATCCAATTATACCTAATATTAAAAGTTCCTTAGATACAGCACCTGATACTAAATCAGTAAACAAGTGTGATAATATTCTTAAATCAAATTCAATATCAGTTTTGTCTTTATCCTTAAACATTGGATTATCATAAATTATATCTATCAATCTATCAAATCGATACTCATTTAATTTAAAATAAGTGGTACCACTTTTCTTATGGGGATATTCCCCCATAAAAATATCTTCTTCCTTTAAATACTCTATATCCTCTGGTTCAAAAATAAAATCTGGTATTAACATAATTCTACCTATTATTACTATTTAATACCATTTTACCATAAGAGATTATAAATGTCAATACCAACATAAAAGAAAAGAGCTATGAAAAAATCACAGCTCATAAAAGGGTTGTCGGAGGTGGATTCTATTAAATCTTTTTGACATTAGAATATATTGGTTTTCCTTCTTTATTAAAAGTAGCTTTCATTTTTTGTTTTCTGGGAACACCATTACATCTCCCTATGTGCACCCAAGGATTAGCTGGATTTTCAAATATAACTTGGTCTACTATATCCATCAAAGGTTTTCCGTTAGATTGTTTAATATTCCCTAAAGCTATATCATTAAATAATTGTTGTAAGGATATCCCTATCACATGAAAATCAGTAGCATTCCCTCCCATGTGTTTAGAAGGAGGAGTTATAGAACCACCAACTGCTTTATTAACTTCAGGACTTCTGTATCCAGATGTTATTATCAAAGGTTTATTATAATAAGCTCTTATGATATCCAAGTAATTCTCACATAAGATTATAGCATTATTTTTAATAGTACCCACAGGAAGTGAATTATTAACTCCTCTAACTTGAGTTACAGTAAATTCACTTTCAGATATATATTTACTTAACATACTCATATCGTATCTCCTATATTAATGTCCAATTGCAAACCAATAGAATCCGTTTGGATTTCCAGAACCTCCCCCAGAAGGGTGTTGAGCAAATAGAGTGGCTCCCGTGGTTGACAAGGATACTATTTGTAGAATCATGTCAGCAGTAACATCGGCTATACTGTTACTTAAAGTTCCTGTAATATTTAAACAGGCTGTAGGAAATGCCTGTGGGAAAGTTATCGGATAAGAACCTTCTGATATAGTACCAGAGTTAAATCCCCATTGCATTATTAAACCATTAGGCAAAGTACAATATCCGTCTGTTGTGAAAGAACTAGGGAATTGACTTATATTAACTACTTGTTTTCCAGTAGCTCCATCAGAGGCACTAAAAGATTGAGTAGACAATCCTGCTATTCCCGCATAAGTTCCATCTGCATATCCTTTAGTCATAGCATCTTGAGGATTAGATGGATTATTAATATTTATTATATTGTTATTGTTAAGATTTAAATTTCCTGCCATAGCTACGGAACCGTCCGTTAGTATAACGGGTTCTGCTAACATATTGGAGGGAAGAAGACCTTGAACTTCCGCTCCAGAGGTTAATAATATTTTAGTAGGATTAAGCCCCGAAGCATTGTGTTTATGTATTTGTAAGTCGTCCTGAGTTACATAAACAGTAGAAGCACTTAAATTTATTGTTACCTCTGGTAAATTTACTATCTCTATTAATAATTTTTCCCTAAAATCATAAACAGCTCCCTCACTCGGTATATTTTTATATACTTCTGGATGTGCTGCTACACAGAACAATTCATTATTGTCTGTAAATATCCCTACCTCTCTTATATAAAAACCCCCAACACTGGCTGGAACTATGGTTAAAATCTCTAACCATATAGCCACATTGCTGTTAATATACAAAGACGTTATACTCTGCCTATATACTTCATTTACTAAGTTCTGTTGAGACTGACTAGGATTTACATTGAATCCTCCTCCATCTCCCCAAGCAAAATATTTTAAATTAATAGGAGTTCCGTGAGCCAAACTCTCTAAAACCAAGTTCTGCCCTACAGTAGTAAGTATCGGGTTATAAATAGTAACCATAAAATATATCCTCTATTTGTAAATATTATTTATACTTTAAGTATAAAGAACCATTAATTAAAAATTCCATTTTGATTCATCAAAATTAGAAACATCCCATATCATGAAGTCTATCCCAAAATACCACTTCTTCTCATCCCAGTTAAATACGTCCCATATAAGGTATTCAGTGTCTGGGTAGGCAGTGTACATTAATGTACCTTGGCTTGCTATACCTATATAATAAGTAGACTTGTCTAAAGCAAATTCCAAGGTAAGTTTATTTATGATAGGATAAATATAATTTCTAGCAAAATTAACTATCTTATCAACAACTTCAAAACCTCTAACTTTAGTAGGACTGAAAGATACTAAATCCAAGGAAACAGTATGGGGTTCTCCTACTGGAGTTTGTTCGTACCAATCCGACAATTCAAAATCTATATCTAAAAGTTTTAAGGCAAACTCAAAACCTTTCCTACTTCCTTTATTAATATGTATGAAGTTTATAAAAGATAAGAATGTCCTTACGGATTCCTCCTCTAGGTAAAGAGTATCAATTATATATCCATAACCAAACTCGTTCACCAAAGAATACACGTCCTCTAATGGTATATCTTTCAAACTTTTATACTTACTTTTAACAGAATAAAATCTTTGGGCTAATTTATCAGAATACGGATAATCAACACTAAGAAGCCAATCCACAGAATCTGCAAATTGTTGCATAGTTTCTTCTTCTCTTCTATTTTCGGGTATCCATTTTCTTATTGAATGATTAAACATATCTTTATAAAATCCACCCTACCGAATTCCTACCTATAATATAAATAAAAAACCGTTGATTGAGGGTTCAACGGTTAAAACCTTTATACATCCTTTACCCTTGGTAAAGGACTAGACTATGGCTACATTAGTTTTAATTTTTATATACTCATTCCAATTATATTGAAATAGTATATTATCCATGTCATAGTACTTCCAAAGTATTCCTCCATCTTTAGTAAGAGTATCTTCCATAACTAAATCTCCTCCCACGTTACTTGTGGGTATTGGATTAGATACTTGTACTACAGTGTTACCGCTGGATATAGTAGATGAAACAACGTTATAGTATCCGTCATTACCACTAGAACTTTGAACTCTTACTACATCGTTAGGTAAAAAATGAGATGTTTTATCTCCAGAAACAGTAAAAGTATATGGGCTAGAATTATTAACGGCTATTATTGAATACCTGTCTGTTGTTTTAAATAGAGGTATAGAACTGTTGGAAGAATCCAAAAATCCCACACACTCGTAAGAAAAGTTTCCAGATAATACAGAATTGCCTATTTGATAATGATGGTTAGCTTGCCAATTAGGGTCTCCCTCCACTTTAGTCTTACATACCCATATTATATCGTTATCCTCTGAAAAATCCCCTAGAGTAGTAGTAAACGTGGGAAGAGAAGAACCAGAGTACTTAATTATATCCACAAGTTCAAACATAACATCTATTGATAAAGCGTTTATCAAAGTACCCTGAACTAAATCTCCCAGCTTATAATATCTGTTAGGATACCAAGTAGGAATCAACTTACCATATCTTTGTATGCACTTCCAAATCATTCCATTATCTATAATCAAATCCCCATCTACGTAAGACCAAGCTGGTTCTGTGGCTCCAGACTGTTGTATAAAATCAGAAGCCATATATATTTTTCCATTATCGGGGGATAAGGTTATAAAATCTCCCAATCTATATTCAATACTATTACCTCTAACTGTAGTATTAACAGTTACCCTAGTTCTTTTTATATAAGAAAAATTATCCATATCATGTTCTAGTTGTTCTAAATCAAATTGGGTACTCAAGGATTTCTCATAAGCAGACATCAAGGAATCCACATCACTTTCCACATCTGTTATGGCTATTACATTATTAAGATACTTCCTTAAATTAAAATTCAACTCTAATTTAAAATGCCTTGGGTCAGATATTCTAGGCATAGGAACTCCCATAGCTCTCCTTATGTCTAAAGAATTAAGAACACTAGACTTTTCATCATCTGTCATTATAGTATAATCATTTTTAATATAAGTAAGATTTACTATGGCAGGAGAAAAATCAGTACTATTTGTATCAGCAAAGTTATACCCTAAATTTCTAAATTCTTTTAAATAGTCATTTCTAGCTCTTATAAGTACCTGTGTCTCGTGATATAACGGTGCATTAACTCTTATACTGTCATTGCTCTCTGGGGATATATAAGGGAAAACACTGGTTACTGAAGTTATAGAACCGAAGTCAAATTTAATATCGGATAAAGAGTAAGTTACTGTAGCTAATTCTATATATTGAAGTGTTAATACATCAGAAGGAGAATATTTATAGTTACCTTCTTGTATATATGAAACATCAACAGCTCCCAAAGGGTTGGACAGGGCTACGTACATATCGTTAAATAAATCTTTAAGATTACTACTAAGAGGAACTATAGTCCCATTTAACAGTATTCTTACATAATCACTTACATTTTCAGAAATAAATCTGAAAACTTTTAACTTATCAGTATCTACCATTAAGTCTTCTGTTTTTAAACTACCTATATAAACTTTAATAGTAGAAGCAACATTTTTATTTAACTGAGTTTTTTCTACTGTTATTATTTCTAAATTTTGTACAGTTCCCACTTGAGTATACTCTGGAATGAATCCAGTAGTGTTAGGTATTATATTTAATTCTATTATTTCATTCTTACCTCGTATCACTGAATACCCTAAATTCTGAGATATTCCTATCAAAGAAGTTCTATTCTGTGCATAAGTAATATAATTCTCTCGTCTAGCTATAGTAACTAGATAAGATATAAACGAAGCAAAAGCGGATAATAGTCTTATTAATAATCTTCCTGTAGAAGATTCATAGAAGTCTTTCCACTTCTGAGATTGTGCTTGACTATTATAATATTCAGTCAAACTATCAAATATTTGAGAAAAAGATAATGAATCTAATTTAATAACCATTTTATATATCTAACCCCTAACTGTTTCTATAACTGAAAATCTTTCAGTAAACCCTTTTATCTTAAAATAAATAAAAGCTTTATAAGCGTTATTATCTATATCTGTAACAACCTTAGACATGTTCATATCTAATAATACTCTATCATCCCAAAAAGTTATATTATTAACTATATCCTGAAAAAGTATTATAGCATTCGTATCATCTATGATATCAAAAAGATAATCGTCCCTTTCAAATCCAAAATCTGGAAGATATAATACTTCTGTCTTTCTAGTTTTTATTATACTACTAATACTCTGAATTACAGAATCTAGGTCTATAACTTCAGGTCTTTTATAAGAGTCATTAGTATTTATATCAGAGTATAACATTTATCTTCTCTTTCATTAAACTTCTACATATAATATAAATCTATAGAGGAGGCGAAGTTGTACCACCTTGAGGGTCGCTATGCGTATGACTTTTTCCAGATTTACCACTAGAAATATTATCGTTAGCTGTAACAGTACCAACAACATTAACAACTCCGCCTATATTAACATCTCCTGATATATTAGTAGTGGTAGCTGTTATATTATATACAGTGGTTATTAAGTCGGTGGTTCCGTCGGGATTCATTCTCAGGATATTCCCAGAAGCTTGGAAAATATCTATTGTAGTATCTTGATGAATTTTAATATAATTTCCAGAAGGATGTAAAAATTCCCAAGTTTGTTTTTGTTTGTTGATTCTAAAAGTGGTTCCCGTAGGGTCTACAAATCCATAGGAATGTGGGTAGTCTTCATCAAATGCAGTTGTTCTAGTTTCTAGGGAAGTAACTCCTCCTTTATAATATCCAAAGTAGGGGTCTGAGGTAGGATACTCTACAGTTACTTTAGTCCCAATATCAGGTACAGAAAACATTCCAGAGTTAGTGCTATTACCTAAAAATGAAGAAGGTCTTTGATTTATCCAAGGAAGGTCAACATCTGGGATGTACTCAGATGTTCCTACAAATCCATGATACTGAGGAACTCTAACTCTAACCCTTCCTAATTTTAAAGGGTCATTGTTATCTGTTATGGTTCCCTCAAAGGAAGATGTCTTCCTATTCTTGTCCCTTAGCCATATCAGTGGTTTAGCTAACATCCCTAAATTACCTCCAAAGTAATTTTATTTGAAAATTTAACATTACTACGATATATTATATAGTCATAATACTTATTATTTATTTTTATACTCTTGTAATTAACTTTAAAACTTTTTTTGTCCACAATATCCTCATCAGGAAGATAAACTTTATAATCTTCCCCGTCGATTCTAACAATTCCTACTTCCATATAAGATGGATAAGCTATGTATATATATCCTTTAGGTACAAATATCTTATGTACATATCTTCTTATACTTTCATCACTATACAGTTGTTTTAACTCGTCCTCATTAATATTAATATCATCGTAGGAACCCCAGTATCTTCTAAATACCGCTGAGTCTTGTTGATTTATTATAGCACCATTTACGAGATAAGCTAATGTTTCTAATAAAAGATTATTTAAATCTGTATTGCCTGTCTCTACATTGTCTGTCAATTTATCTTGTACATACCATCCAAATGTACTAGAAGTGTACTCTGTAGCTTTTAAAGAGGTAGCTCCTATATTAGGTATAACCAAATAACCCATATCAATAAAACTATCATAAGTTCCAGAAGTCAGTTCTGTCATAATAGTACTATCCTCTGAGAGGTATACAGTTTCTCCCCTAGTAGATAAATACTCAAAGGTAGTTTTAAGTATATCGAATACTAAACTATCGGCAATAGAACTTAGAACGTGCTCTAACTTAATCCAAATTCCATTATCATCAAATCCAAATAATGTGGAAGTTATGCTTTCTAGTTCTTGAGCAAGTATTCTTATATTTGGTAAATTTAATTTTAACCCCTTTAAAGTCAATAAGTTCTTTACTTGATTCATTATATCATTTATTTTAGCTATGGCTTGTGTATAATCATTATTCTCCTGTATTTCTAAAGACACGCTATTCACCTCCCTAGTGTAATCAATTAATTCATTAAAAGATTCTCTGGTAAGAACTAAATGAGTTTGAAAATTCTTATTCTCTCCTATAGTTCTAACAACCTTAGATACCAAATACTTTCCAGAGTACAATCCCTCTGTTACATTAATATTACTTTCAGTACCTTCTAAGTACTCTACTATATCTAAAACATGTAAATCTTCTATATACTTACCTATAAATGATACTGTTAATCTGGCAGTAGATAAATTAATTAGACTTGATATATTATGTAGATAATTATCCCAATACCCAGAAAAAACATTGTCATTGGAAAAGAAATCATACCCGTCTTTTCTTTCCACATTAAAAGAATCCAAATCTGAGGTCATGGCTATAATAGGAGATTGAGTAAACTTTACTTCTTGATAACCTCCTTTAATCATATCATAAACTCTATTTATTTTATTTTGAACCATACTATTAACAGCTCCAGCATCGTTAGTTACTTCTGGCTTACCATTTATCTGTATGTCATTTGAGTTAGTTGCAGGTCTATTACTTAGTCTATATTTAGGTTTACTCTTTACTTGAGTATCAGAATTAAATAACCTAAAGGCTCCGTTCTTAGTAATAGCTACAAGAGGAATAGCTTTATTAGATAATCCCATTCTGTACCATATATCAGTTATAAACTCTCTATAACTTTTTCTACAGCATAACCATTTTTGTAACCCAGAATCTTCTCCGTCTATATTTGTTTCAAAAGTAAAAAACCTAGACACTACCTGTCTTATAGCTCCAAATCCAGACACTTCCGTATTTGAATCAGAAGTAACAGATTCTGTATGACTTCCTTTCATATACCCTAAAGCATCATAGAATCCAGATATCTCTATGTAGAATCTATTTTGTCCATAGTTTTGTAAATCTTTTTTAAATATTCTAAGAGGTATAGAAACTTTATCCTCATCAGAACTTCCTATAGTTATCCTTATAACATTATTTTCTATTAAATAACTTCTTAATTCTGGCAGAGAAAAACGAAATTTCAAATCAAAACTAGGAAGAGTATTCCCCGCTTCCTCTATTAAAGTGAATTCTACGAGGTCTCGAGATTCTATAAAATCTTTATAGTTTCCTACCTCCATGTCGAAAATATAGGAACCTTCTATTTTTATCATAACTTATCCTACTGAAGACTTTTTAAACTATAATACAAAGATTCTAAATCTGATACACTAAAATAATTTAACAATCTTCCTGTTTTTAATTCAGATAAATCTAATATATCATTGTATAACATTATTAAATGGGTGTATATAACAGTATCATATATTTTATATGATATTAAATCGGGTCTTTCTTCTTCTACCGTTATAGTAAAAACTCCTTTTACTGAGAGATTCTTAAAATTTTCTAAAAAATAAGAATCCAATACATCAAAGTTATCTTCTTTCCAAGGAAGAAGTTTCCCCAAATCATATCTTTCTTTACTTATATATTCTGGATTAACAAAAAACATTATTGTATCTCCATATTGGGTGTTTGTAAAAACATAGACTGCATCTCATCATAGTATGGAAGTCTTGTAGGACTTAAAGTAACTGTAATCTTAGTCCAATAAGGTTGACCATCTGGAGTAAGGGTAGTGGAGTACTCAGGTCTAAATCCTTTAATTAAAAGATTCATAGCTCTGAACCATTGACCTATAGTTAATATTACAGTTCCTTTCATGGGTTTTCTGTTGATACCTATATTATTACCATACTGAGCTAAGTTGACGGGTTGATATCCCCAATGATACTTTACAGCTACTGGTACTCCCAACATAGGAGAGTTTTCTGGATAAATAGCTTGATACAATTTATTAACTATCTCAGTTGGTTTAATAGTACTGTTAGTTGCTATGATATAAAAACTTAGGTTAAATACTGGAATGTTAGCACCCGTCCATTGTTGGGTAGTATCTAAATGGTTTAAAATCTGTATATCACTACCAAGCCTAGCTAACCACTGATTAGCCTTAGTAGAGTACTCTCTCCCAAATAATTGGTCAGACCAATTAGCCTCATTCTGAAAATCAAAAGGTCCCTCAAGATATCCCAAAATAACATTACCTTGGTCTGGTTCTCCCCCAGTTTGTTTGGGTAATATTAATTTTACTTTTAACCTATCATCATTTATAACTCTATCAAAAATATTCATTATGCTATGTCTCCGTAATCTATATGATGATTAAGTAATTCGTTATCAGATTTTAATTTTCTATCTGATTTTTCTTTTGATGGCTGAGGGATAGGTATCATTTGAGCTTTATTATCTGCAATGTTTCCTACTGGCTGGGACATAGATTTTTGTTCGGGCATAGTAGCCACCTCATTACCTATATTAGAAAACTCAGCGGGATTCTTTACCCACTTATTTTGTCCTCCGACATTATAAGTTAGTACATCAGATGCGTTTAAATTTTTCATTTCCCCCGTAGTTTTATCTGAGGCTAGAACTTTATAATTTCCTTCTTTATCTTGGGTTATATTTTTGATATTATATTTATTTTTAAAGTTATCATAGTTAGTTGTATCCACTACTCCCCCCTTATTTGCTAAGGCTAACTTAGTAGTATCTACATTACTAGCATCTTTCATGAACTTCTGTTGTTGCTCCCAAATAGAAGGAGTTCCTACAGCAGATATCTTATTACCAACACTTTTATTATATTGTTCCGTTGCTTTAATTGGGTCTATGATGTTCCCCTTTGTATCTCTAACTTTTCTATGAACAACAGATTGTCCTTGTCCTACTCCTCTAACTCTTCCCGTGGTTCCAGAACTTCCTAGAACTCCCCCCACGGGAACCACGTCCCCCACTTTTAAATTGGTGCCACTTAAATGTGCTACAGATTCTGTAGTCCCTTTAGGATTTTTCACTTTTACAAACTTACCTGATATTCCCTTTCCCAGAGAATCTACAGAAACCACTGTTCCTCCTCCAAGTGCCGACTTTACTGGAGTTCCGTAGGGTTGAGCTACATCGATAGCACCATGTTTTATGGGTTTACCACTTTTATCATAGCCTCTAATGCTACTAAAAGTATCTGTAAGAGAAGAACCTTTAGGAAAAATATTTTTTAAGGATTGAAAAAGACCTTTACCTATTCCAGTATACTCTCCTTCTACTTGTTTTGGGGTCTTCCCTTCTCTTTTAGCCATTGCATCTATGCCTTTACTAGCACTATTGGTAGCATTTCCTAGAGCTATCCCTCCTCCTACCACTAAGGCTCCTCCTGCTAAATACGGAAGTAAGGGGGCTAAAGCTCCCGCTGCTGCTGTTAGTTTTGGTAAATCCGAAGCAGGATTGAAATTTTTTACTATATCCCCAACTCCCTTACCCATCATTTCCGAAGCAGAAAAAACAGCAGGACTAGCTCCTCTGAGCATAGGATTCTCTGCCATACCCAAAGCAGCGGTCTTTCCTGTCATAACAACTGCAAAATCTGCTAAGTCTGCTGTAGTTTTTTTAAGTTCCCTAGCTAAATGGGATACGGCTCCGTTTTCGTCGCCCTTACCTTTTCCTTTACCTCCTTGGTCAGATTGGTCTTCTAAGAAACCTTCTATCTTATCGTTACTTCTTTGATTTTCCGTAAGAAGTTTAACTACTTCTTCTAAAGATACATTAGCTTCCTGAAGTTCATTATCTAATTTCTTATAAGGTGCAAAAGTAGCAGTCTTGAAATCCTTCTCATTTTCTGCATAATATTCAAGATTCTTATCTAACTCTACTAATATATTAACTATTTTCTCGTCATTAAGTTTACCTGATTTTAAAGTGTTATCCAATAATTCTTTCAATTGTTTACTTAGTGCTAAGTCTTCATCAGAATAATCTTTTAAGAAACTAAATAAATCCATTTTAAAATCATTACTTACTTTCTCATCTTTAACTATTTTCTTAAAATTATTCAATATATCTTTTATAGGAACTCCTATCTGTTCTTGACTATCGGATAAAGCATCCTTCATAGTTTGTACAAACTTAGCAAGTTCTTTTTTCTCGTCTAATTGTAATCTTTGTCCAGCCACATATCTATCTAAAGTTTTTTTAAAGTTTCCATCAATCTTAGTCATTAAGTCTATTAATTTTAAAAAACCTTTGTCATCATTTAAACTTTCTTCTCTTCCTTTTTTACTGGAAACTTTATCCTTATTATAAGAATCCTCTAAAAGTTTATAATAAAGAACCATCTGTTTTACAAGTTTATCCAATTTATCATTAGTAGCTTTTTCCCTTTGCTCCATACCAGAAAACATCTTCTTCATAGAAGATGTTAAATCCAAAAAAGGATTATTTTTTATTGGTTCTTTTGGGTCATTCGTAGCCATAATTATTTATTTTTTCTTTTCTTTTACTAAAGATTCCCACATGTATAGTATTTCCGAGTAAGGTATATCCATGATATTTACAATATCAGCTACTTCATTTCTAGCCAAATGATATTTCATTTCTAATATCATATTCCTGTCCACGAAAGGGTCTGGTTATTTCTGCCTCCGCATAATTCGCAGGATTAACAAGATACTCAAAATCACAATCAGAACATTTGAATGGTATCTTTGATAATCCATGATAAAGTAATTTATTAATATATTCTACTTTTTCTATGTCGTCTCCAACTAAACTATATATTAAATTGTAAGCTTCCCCAAAAGGTAAATTATCAACATGTTTAGCAAAAACATAGATAACATCTTTAACCTTATCCAATTTTAGTATATCTAAATAATCCCTAATAGTTAGAAACTTAAAAGAAACTTCTACTTCTTTTATTCTAATTCTTATAGGCATCTTGGGTACTTCTGTATCTTCAAAATCCATATCTTTAAGTTCTAGTGTTCTTGAATTTTTCAAATCACAGTTAGGACAAAAAGCTTGCATCTGAAACAAAGGAGTTCCTAAACTAGCTATCTTCCTTAACCACCCAATATAAACAACATCGTAGAAAGTCAATTCATTTTTATCCATTCCAGTAGACCTAACACCCTGTAACAGATATTCGTATAATTGTACAGCATCCATATTAGAGTTATTTATCTTTTGTAAATCCCCAAGAGTATAAGGATTATAATAAATCCTAGTAGCCTCTGGATAAGATAGTTTCTTAGAAGGGAGATTTTTAATCTCGACCTCTGGTAAAAATTTGTTTTCCATCCAACAACCTCTCCTGTTATCCTAAGTAATCAATTACTAAAAAATTTACTGTCAGCTCCCTAGCAGATGAATCCCTAGAGGACATTTCTATCTTAACATCCCCTCTAGGAATAACTTTGTATTTAGTTTCTAATACAATATTTCGTTCAAAATTTAATTTATATATCGATAAATCTCTGTAAGAATCCTCTAAATAATTACAAGTAACTCCATCGTGTGTTTCTAAAAACCAAGCACGTAATGATTTTTCTATAATACATTCTTCTGTATCGTATATCGTCATGCTAATTTCTGGTATTCCTTTCTGTGAAGGAATCCTGAAATTATTATAATTAGGTAACGCTATATCTTGAGTGGCTATCTCTGGTAGGTTTTCCGTAACGGTACTAGCAGGTATAATATAATTATCTAAGGGACTATTTATGCCCCCCTGAAGTCTTACCATAAATAGATATTTCGCACCCCACGTAATATCAAAAACAGTAGACAGGTCGTCCCTTGAAGAATTATTAATAACTCCAGAACTGAGAAGTCTTTGAATATCTCCCACTTTATCTGATAAGGCTCCTAGGGAAGATATTTTTCCTAAGCTAGTCTTAGCGTTTTGTATTCCTTCCCTAGCCACAGAATCTGCTGTTTGTTGTACAGCTCCCGTCAATAGTTTAGGAGTATATTTATCAACCATAATTAAATCCTACCTCATTCCTATTTATAATATAAATTATCCGAGGGTAGGATTTTTAAATTTAAACTCTGTATATAGCTAGAATACGTTCTATGGAAGGGTCGCTTTTAGCTAAAGCACTAGCTTCATTAACACAAGTAGCATAAATGAATTTCTTAGATTGAGCAAAACCTTTAATCTTACAGTCTATTCTATATTGATAATAGTTATCTCCATAAGGATTACTATTATTAGATATTTCTTTATTTTCTATAAGGGAGTAAGTTACTGAAGGAGTATTAAACATAACCCAAATAACAAAACCTATCATAGCAAATATTAAAAGGGTAACAGGATTCATTATCATAACTAATAAAACACCTATAACAAGAGTTCCTATCAATATGTTAGATAGGAAATTATCTTCTTTAGTTTCATATCTTTCTAAATTAATCATATTCTTGTTCCTTTATCTTAACCTTATACTATTAGTATAATATAAAAGAGGGTTGCTGTCAACCCCCTTTAAACGTATTATGAATTTTTGTAACGAATTATACTTTCTGACCGTCTGCTAAGAAATAATCGAACCTCAAAGTAATCTCTGGATTTATTGTTTGGTTAGCATCTCCCGCAGGACTACCTATTGTATGAGATTGCATCCAACAATTTTTAAGAGTGTATTCAAATATTTTAGCATTCTCACTAGCTAAAGGTCTAAGTACTATAGTGGGACAAACATACTCAGGTTTTCTTTTTTGAGTACCAGCCCCTGGTTTCCAAAGTAACTCTCCCCAATCCCTAATGAATCTTTCAATAATACCATTATCACTTTCTACGAATGTTAAAGTGATTGGGTCATAAGTTCTTAACCCAGCTTGGTATACTTTGTGCCCATGAATACCCACTTCTATTTCTTCGTTAGAAAATTTAGGATATTCTGAGGAAAGAGCACGAGCGTTTAAAGAATCGCTATTGTAGTTTCCAGCATTAGCTATAGCTGATGGAAGAGTAGGAATAATTACCTCCCAACGATAAAGGACAGCAAAATCCTGATTGTTTATAATTTGAATTATGTCTGGTCTAGTCATCTAAAAGACTCCTATCTATATTATCCTAGTAAGTTCTGAGCTAAATTTAAATCGAATCCAGTTCTTGTAATAACAACTGAAAGAGTAATAAACTCTGCGGTTTTAGTTGGTTGTACAAATAACCACACATTCATTATATTGTTATCTATATCGACTGGAGTGTTGTTTGTCTCATCACAAACAACTTTATAATCGTAGACACCTTTTCTGGATTTTATGTTATCCATGTAAGATTCCATACCAGTTCTTATTAACAATCTTGTAAAATCATCGTTAAATTCAAATAGATAATCTTCTAAGAAAGCTGCTAAAGCTGGTTCTATAGTAATTAAAAGTAATCTTACATTTAACCTGTCTAATGCGGAAGGTCTAGCAGATAAAGTTTTCTGACCCCAGATAGCTATCCCTTTTCCAACAGAAAATTTAATAGGGTTAATTCCTGAATCATAAAGTAAATCCAGTTCCCCTTCAGTAAATCTTCTTTTAGTATCAAGTACGTTAATCATACCTCTTTTAAAACCTGCTGGAGCAAACCATATTTCATAATTAGAAGAAGTATCTGAAATAGCTGCTGCTGCATACCCATCAGGTGCTACAAATATATCCCTGTCATTAAACCTATCTCTTATTTTAACGTGAGGTGTATATAGAGCAGAGTATGAGGAATTAAGATTAAGAGTAGTTTTTCTATAAGCTACTATATCTGTCATATAACTACTTGAATCTTCAGTATAGTATGGAGTAGATAGGATACCGACACAATCTTTTCTACTTTGGCACAGGCTATCTATGGCTTGTTGATATGCTATTGTAGCCCATCCCCCATCCATTATTACTGTTAAAGGTATTTCTGCTTTATTGTTTAATGTGTTAAGAGCATTAATCATATTAGTATCGGTAACTGATAATCCATCTAATGCTCCCGCTAATGTTAAAAAGGTAGTTTGTTCTTTTATTGTTTCTGTACTAGCATGAGAAGTATTATCTATTGCTCTAATGTAACTGGAACCTAATAAAACGTCTTCTATGTAAATGTTTTTACCATATCCATCTTTAGCATTTACATCTCTTGAACAAGTAAACACTTCCAGTGTTTCACCAGTAGATTGTTTATAAACTTGAATCTGAAACGCATTTGGTTCTTTTACTACGTCTGGACTATTGACATAAGTAAATAATTTAACTTCAATATCATTAGCCCAAGAACCTTGATTAGCCCCTGTTATAAGGAATAAGTCATCAGATTGGAATTCGTAAGTTTGTGGATTTACTAAACTGTTTCTAAATATAGTACCATCTGCTATGTTACTAGCCAATGTTTCAGATACTATTACTTCAGTATTTCCCGATACTAGAGTAGCACTAACTACAGTATAAACTCCATCGTTACCAGTAGAACCTTGAACTCTTACTTTATCTCCTACATGGCAAAAGGCTGTTAAATCTCCAGCTAGTGTGAATTTTTTATTTGGTTGGTCTACCGCTGTAATAGCTCCTATTTCTACTGAAGTTAATTGGATATTGGTATTAACAGTAGATACTTCTTTATAAATACTACCATCTACTGTAGCATCTGGAACAACTTCAGATACTATTACTTCAGTATTTCCCGATACTAGAGTAGCACTAACTACAGTATAAACTCCATCGTTACCAGTAGAACCTTGGATATTTATAGAAGTAACACCTGTGAAAGAAGCTGTTAAATCTCCAGCTAGTGTGAATTTTTTATTTGGTTGGTCTACCGCTGTGATAGCTCCTATTAAAGTATTTACCAATATAGGAGTTTTTCTTACAACTAAACCACCATAAGTAGAACCATTATCGGCTCTGACAACCCACAATCTGTTAGCTTTAGATAAATAAGCTAAAGCTGAGTAAAAAGCCATGTTATAACCAACTTCTACTTTCTGATTAGGTGTAAAATAATTTAATAAATCAGTATCAGAAGTTACAAATATAGGCTTATTAATATCACCCTTTGGTGCTGGTATAGTTATAGCTGCATAGGTTCCTAAAGAACTTGGAACCCTTGTAGAGATATCAATCTCTTTTACATTTATGCGAGGTGCTGTCATTATTAATTCTCCCGTATCAAATTATATTAATTTTTGTACTTTTAATAAAGGATTAAGAGTCCCTTCTATATCGGAGATTTTCTCAACAAAGAAACTTTCTCTAGGAGATACTACTTTAGGTTCTCCCTTAAGAACTATATTTATAGGGTAATCTGCTCTGGAAACGATTTTTGCTTCAAACATTTTATTATAACTCCTAATTCATACTTCAATCCTATTTATAATATAAACTATCAACCATCTATATTTATTTCCTCGTAGGGTTGGTTCATAATTAAATTTCCCATATCTGGAACATTCTTTATTTTTAATGATATATGCTTTATTAATTTCGAACTCGCAATTCCAGAAGGACCTCCAGAAGCATTTTCTTTCTTTATAACAGGATATTCTAAATTAAATGAATTAACTAAGAAAGTTATTTCTCCCCTTGACTGGTCGTTATAATTTTCAAATGAATTTGATTCTATGTCTTTTAGAAATATAGTAGCTGGAACTTCCATTATGGTATTCTGTTTAATCATTAATCCATCTGCTATAGAGGAATTTATAGACTCATTAACTATAATCTCAGTAGTTCCAGAAACTATAATGGAACTTACCACAGTATAAGAACCGTTATTTCCAGTAGAATTTATAAGAAGAAGGGAGTTTTGAGGTTCTAAAGTAACTTCTGAATTTAAAATAAACTTTTTAAGTCCTTGATTTACTGATATTACTGTATCTAAATCTAAATAATCTGTGGGTATCTGATAAATAGTTTGATAATGTTTAGTCCTATCATAAGCCATTAAAAAGTATTCTTCAAATTCCATTAAGTACGTAGGGTCATTGGATATCCAACAAATATTTGTTTGAGCCTGTACATTTTTAACAGTATATAAATCCGCTGATAAAGCTCCTACATTTCTATGAGAAGCTTTAAGTTGTCTAGGTTGCGTGGGAACTGCATTTAATACTCCCCTATTATACATAGCAAATATAAAAGGCTGTTCTCTATCTTCGTATACAAACTGAGAAAGTCTCTTATATACTTTATCCTCAAAGCTAAAATTCATATTATAAAAATGAGATTTATTACCTATATCTGGAAACTCCAAAAAGTTAAAGCCAGAGTGTGCTTTAATATCTATAAAAAATCTTTGTATAGCGAAATGGTAAAACATATTTTCCCTCTAAGTAAGTGGACGTAAGTATTGTTTAATCATGATAGTACTGTGGTCTCCCGTAATAATTCCTGTATCTGGGTCAGTAGCCAAAGCACCTGTAACTACTCTATCTATTTCTGTTTGGAAAGACATCTTAGCTCCTCCCAAAAAAGCATCTATCCTAGCTCTTGGTGGTATTCTTTTCTGTTCGTGGGTTATTATGTAAGGTCTTTCATCCCCAAAAAAACTTTCAAACTGAGTTAAATTACCTCTCATGGCATCAGGCTTAATAAAATTAACTATAAGTATCTTTCTGTTAGTATATTCTGGAGTAGCCTTGTATCTCACTTTACCAAAATCATCAAACATGTCATCTAGCTTATCTGCTAAATACACATTACATGGAAGCCCAAACAAATCTTCATATATATCTAAGATATCGGGAGTCAAATCTGTAAAAATTTGAAGTAAATCTGTAAGAATTGATGACATATTATTCCCCTCTCAATCTAAATATAATATAAAACAAAAATGGGATAGACCTTTCGGTTATCCCTTAGTAATTATAATATAAAAATGAATTATTCTCGTTCTTTAATAAGACTATCTAAATTTTTATTAAAATGTGAAAGAACTTCTCTCTTATCTGATTCAGTAGCATGATGATAATCTTGTATTTTTTTCTTAATCTCCTCCTTATCTAAGTCTTTCCACCTATTAGCTATATTATGTTCTATATTTTTTATAGTTCCCCTATAGCTTGTATCGGGTCCTCCTCCGAAGTCCCCAATACCCTCATGTTTCTTTTTCTTCTTAGAAGATTTCATTTTCTTAGAAGCCCCAGCACCCGCTAGATTATAATTTTGACCTCTAGCATCGACAACACTTAAAGGGAGTTTAGGGAGTGCTCCCAAGTCAGCGACAGTTCCATCTTCTTGTATTTTATTCCTTCCTATATTAAGAGCCTCTATTAAATGTTCTTTTACTTGCTTGGCTCTTTCCACTATATCGTCAGATGCTCCATAAGACATGCCCTCATCTTTTATAATGCTATCTAACGTTTCAAGAGAGTTGTGTATATCGTCAAGAGTACTTTGTAGAGTATCCTCATATATATCATAGTTCTCATCTATAACTTTTTTTATTCTCTTAAAAGACATTTTATAACCATCCATCTTCTTCATTGTCATAATCGTCATAGCTGTTCTCTTCAGACTGTTCAAAATGGATACAACCAAAATTCATACCAACCATGTGTTCTCCTTCTTCGAGATAAACACCAGCTCCATCTACGTTTAATTCATTATACTCATTGACATCTTCACTGGTACATTCTCCCATTAATCTGGAAGATTCATTCTCTTTATAAAATTTACACTCGTGGCAATATCCAGTCATTACTCTTCCTCTTCCCCAGAAAGTCTTTTATGTAATTGTACGTAATGGTCATAGTTATCTAAATCTGCTTTAGACACAGAACCTACTCCCATACGTTTTCCTTCTTTTTGAGCTTGCATAGCTTTTACTTTAGCTATAAATTTAGCTTTCTCTATTTGTTCTGGGGTACCCGCTCCCACGGCTCCGCCCTTTCCTCCTTGAATATCCATAGCATGAAGTTTAGGAATATTAGCGTGTATGTTATCCATGAAACCTTCACTCTTTTCGGGTCTAAATTTTTCTTTTAACTTATCCATAAGAGCATCCGCTTTATTTCCTATTTCGGGTTCTTCAGATTTATGCCAAACTTTAATATTGTTTAAAGCTCTAATAACTTTAGCATAACCTTTTTTCTCTACTAAATCTACGTAGTGTTTAAAAGGAATTTGCCAGAAATTTTTGTCCTCTGGAATTTCTAATAAATCACTATGTTTAACTTTAATTTTAACTTTGGCTTTTTCGTCGAGTTTTAAGGAATCAATCAATTGATTTATTCTTCCAAAATTATTACTCTCCATCTTATTTTCTCCGTTATCTTCATTATCTGTTTTATTTTTAATATCCTCTTCTCCGCCTCTATCCTCTCCAGATAATTGATTCCATTTCTTATTTACATATTCATCATCGAAAAAGGGTATCACGAATTTCACTCCTTTATAAGAAGAATAGTTTTCTTCAGCTTTATCCCTAAAAACAAAAGTTCTTCTTACTTGAGTACTATTATAATTTCCATCGTCATCTACTTCCATATAATGGAATACCATATTATCATCAATACCGTTACCATATATGAAAGAAAGCTGTCCAAATTCTTTAGCTAATTCCTCTAACTCATCCAAAGATAGCCCAGTAACAAGATAGGAATTTTCTAAAACCCCTTCAAAGTTTCCCTGTAAAGGAAAAACTCTAGTATTAGGATGAGTTTTAAATTTCTTTAAAAGGGTATAATTTCTTTTATTATTAATAGAATCAGGTAATCTTTTACCCATACTATTTTCCGCAGTGATAATACCGATACTTAAATTCTTTCCAGACTTTCCTCTTAGTACCTTTTCCACATCAGAAAAAATAGTTCTTTGCTCTGGGGTTAGCATCTTTAATCTCCGAATTTAGTTTTCCTAAATATAATATAAATATTACAACCTTGTTTTTCTAAACTCAAATTTCTTATCATTTATTAATCCATATATTATAATGGATTCCTCACTACAATCACAAGAAGTTTCCTTACCTCCTAACTCTAAATCGTTAGATACTAATTTTATGTTTCCACAAGAATGACATTCTAAGATAGAATATGTATTCATAATTAAACTCCTAACTCATTCCACACTTGCAACACCGTATCATAGCAAACATACTCTCTTCCTATCTTATTTCCATCCTTAGTTAAATTCATAACATCTATTAAGATAGAAAAGGGCAATTGTTTTATTTGAACTTTATAAGAGAGTTGTTTTAATAATCTTATTTTATCTTTTTTATTTAAACTTATTGACCCGTCTTTTAATATTCTCATAGTATCTCCTTTAGTTTTATAATTAAATGATAACAAAAAGAAGACTATATTTCAAGTCTTCTTCTATTACTTTGTTACAATTATTTACAGACTATTTTTCCTCTGTTCTCATAAATTCACAAACTTCCCAAGACATATCTTCGATACTACAAGGAGTTTTAGTTTTACTACAATTTCCATTAGTCTGTTTCTGGGGACAATGTAAAATAGTTCCTAAACTGAAACCACAAGAATCACAAACATCTTCTTTTATATCCACTTTTCCACAACTAGGACAAAAAGCTTTTTCACAATCTGGCATACTACCCTCCCATCAATACTCTATCTAAAAAATTTATTAAAGCTCTGTTCATATTACTTATAGGTATTCTAGCACCATACTTTATCTTATTTAAGCTTAACTTACCTATTTGATAAATTATATAGTCGGTTTCTAAATCCACTACTTCTATCCAAAAATTACCTTTATGTTCGGGGCATTTTATTATAAATTGAAAATGACTGTCTTCAAAAAGTAATAATCCTTTAACTCTCATAACAGGGTATACATAACAATTAGTTAAATCTATATTCTTAAGATTTAAATTAAAAGTATAAACAACATTCGAAAAAGAATCTGGTTTTCTTTTGATATCTAAAAATTCTATTCCTTTAACAACTACGTTTCTCGGTTCTATTATTACTGGGGCGGGTTTAGCCTCATAAGTATCTTTTTTGTATACTTGAGTGTATATATTTCTACTATTTATTATATTTACTAATGACCTATCATATAGCATTCTCAGAGTATCGTCATAGAGATTATCGTATGCTATCTTTATCTTCTTAAAGACATCTGAGGCTTCTGGAGATTTATTAATATCTGGATGAAATTCCACAGCCTTCTTACGATATGCTTTCTTAATATCGTTTTTAGAAGCCCTACTGTCTATCCCCAGAAGTTGATAATAGTTCATATACTATAAGGATAATCCATTATTTTGTAACATAGATGCGAATTGTGCCAAATGTTTGCAAAGTCCCCAATATTTTCTTGGGTCTGGATTCCTTGGTGCGTGGGTCTTAGTCTTTCTAACATAAGGCTTAAACCTACCCCCAAACTGAATTTGATTAATTAAATTAGACCAACTCCAAGTAAAATAGTAATCACTACAAGAACAACGTACAAGTACAGGTTGTCTTTTCATATCAAATTTCTTTATCCGATAGAATTTATTTTGGTACTGTATTCTAAAATGAGTATTGGGGTCATAAGAAGGATTAACGTTAGTATTAACTATTGGTTTTCTATTAGGTATCTTTGGTTTTTCGGAATCAATAATAGTGGGTTCTTGAGTCTCCTCTGGTTCCTGTACGGGCTCTTCTATTTCTTCTATTATCTCACAACCCATAAATAAAATATTAGATAAGTGAACAGATTTCTCAGTTAAGCCCCAGAATGAAGCAGATATTAAAACTGTCTTTGTTCCGAGAAAAGGAACTATTTGATTTATTTGTCTCTTAGGAGACTGGGAATAATTACGTCTCCACACAGCGGGGTTTCCCTTAGCATCTGGGAGAGTAGTCGCATTTATCCATATTTGTTCCAAAGTAAGTCTAGCCATTTAATTTTCTCCGACAACTGTAATTATTAATATTATACCATGAATTTAATTAAATATCAATAGTCTTCTCGACTACGTATTAAATTTATAATATCTACGTTATTATTTAATAAATCCTTTTTATCTATTGAAATAGAATTTATTCTTTCTTTATTTTTAAATACATCTAATAAAAACTTATAGGGGTATTCTTTAACAATCCTTATATCATAGCCTTTACTTTTAGCTAACTCAATCTCTCTGTCCAATTCATAATTTGGGGTAGGTTTAGAATATGTATTTAATATATCCATTTCTTCAGGACTTAAGACACTCTCTACTAATTTTAATATCTTTTTCATCATTGTTTTAATTCCCACAACTCACTTAAATATTCTACAACAAAACTAGCCTCGTCTTCTGTATCCATATTTTCTAACCATGCAACAGGAATAGGAAACACTCTAGGGTTTCTTTTAGTATCTAGTATAGGCTTCCTGTTGGGTAATATAAATAATTGAGCTAAATAAAAACTAGGACTTCTAAGTTTACCGTTGACTTGAACCAAGTATCCTTTTTTATTAAAAGCAGGTAATAACAATTTATTAACCTTATCAACTACATCGTAAGTAATAGGTAATCTAGGTAACTCTCTATAATATAATTTATTTCCATAGTACCAGTTTTTTATCTCGGTTCTATCTCTTTCGTGTATCTTCTCTATGAAGGATTTAGATATTGTTTTTCCTATCATATCAGAAAAAGCACTTACCAGAGGAATAGGAACAGCTCTTAAAAATCCAGTAGCCAAACCTCCCAGAACATCAGCTAATTCATTTCCTATAGTAGATAAAGCACTCTTACCTATATCCCCCAACAGGGAAAGAGCAGGGTTTTGTTCGTTTATTATATTACTTAATCGTATTATTTTATTTAACTTCATTACCGCTAACCTTACTATTATTAATAAATTCATTAAAAATATCGAATAAAGGGACTTTCCTGTCCCCCAATTCCAAAACTCTAGTTCTGAAATATTCTCCCAAAGTTATTTCTTTATATCCCTCATTAATGATAGTATCCTCATTAAACATCTTCTCAAGCAATTTTCTAAATTGCTCTATCTGAGGTTCATTAAAAGATACTCTTTCCTGCAAGTATTTATCATAATGATATTTATCATCACTAGCCATTTTTATACCATTTAAAGTTTCCGTAAATAATTGATTACTATAGGGCTTTTCTTCGGTAGCAAAATGAACTCTAATAAACAATAAATAGAGTAAGAACAGAGTAGGTTTATCGTTAGTAGGGGTAAAAGAAAATCCATAATGTACACATAAATCAATAATTGATTTTAATTGTGTTTCAAACCACTGTACTAATTGGTTTATTCTAGTTTCACTTCTAGCTACTTCTTCTTTATTTAGATAAGATTGTTGGTTCTCTGGTCTAAAGTCTGGGTTATTAGGAGACGTATCCCAATCCATAGCTATTTGTCTAGCTATCTCCTCAAAAGTAGTTTCCTTAGAAAAGGTAGTAGTTAAAAATATCTTCTCTGCATATATTATAATCTTAGGTTTATGGTAATCAGACCACTTATTTTCTTTATGTGTCTTTTCTCCCCAAGATTTATTTTGATAATAACTATCGTCTACATCAAACTTAATAGCTATCCTTCTACCTTTATTAGTCCAGTACACACTATATCCATTTTGATTAGTTCTTAAAGCTTCTTGAGATAATAATTTATCTCCATCTATTCTATCGAGTATCAAGGAAGCTAATTTTCTGGACAACCTTTCTTCATCTTGAGAAGACATACTTCCAGCTATATAATCCTTTTCTCCTCCTCTAAGTTCATAAATATCTATAATTTTAAATGAATCCCTAGTTAAAAATATAGTTTGTTGAGGTTCTCTAGGATTAATAACCGCACTCTTTTGATTCTTAGCGTTGTCTATTATACAATCAAAACCTGCTTTTAAGAACAAAGATGTCTGTTCTTTTCCAGAACGCATCTCCAATTTTACTTTTTCATCACTACTCCAAAAAGGTTTCTTTCCAGATAATTCATTTACATTTTTTATTTGAACTACGGACATAAACGATTTTCTCATAGCGTTAGAGCCAGTATATCCAAAATATTTCTTAGCTCTCTTCAATAAATCTTCAACTTGGGAAGGTTTAAATCCCATGTCATTTAAAATTATTTCTATCTGCCTATCTGTCATCTCTGTTATATATAAAGGATTTTTAGAAGTGTCTTGTATAACTCTAAGATACTTAGCATTTCTACCATACCATATATCAGCAGGGTAATCTATCACATATTTTAACGGATATCCATAGACACCTACGGGGTCTGAGTGGTTCGGGTCATCGTAAGGATTCTTATCTACAGTATTGTCGTTAAAATTTGAAAAATTAACATATATCCTATAGTCGTCTTTCTTTTTAGTATAGTCTTTTCTAAATTTAATAAAGTCCTTTGGATATAAATCAGTCCAAGATATCTCATTTATAATATCTTTTATATTTTTTAAACATTTATTTTCGTTTTTAGGAAAAGTTCCAAATAAATCTATAGAAGATAAATCTAGTACTACCACTTCCATAATATGGTTGTCTTCATCCTTAGTTATTACAGAGTTGTATCCCTGCCTCATAATTCTTTTAGCCAGTATCTTCCCATTAGTAGTCTTATACTTTTCATGAAGGTAGTCTTTCCAAAATTTACCATCAATGTAGAATCCTAATTCTAAAGGTTTAGCTTTATGGTTAAACTTAGCATATACAGTAGCAGTGTTGCCTAACCCTTTCCAAGATAAATTTTCTTCATCATAAGGCTCTGTGGTTGTAGAAAAACTTATACCATATAAATCTTTTTTATAATTCATTCCCCAAACTTTGGAGGTTTCCCCAAATCTATTTAAATGAAAGCCACTTCCTATTATATTAGTTTTGGCTTCCTTAGTAGTGTTATGTGCAAGTATCATATTATTATAGTTCATTATTTGATAACCTCATATCTAATGTGGTTATCGTTTAGATATTTCATAAAAGCTTCATAAAATTGATTAGCTATTTGAATATTAGGAGCATCGAGTTCCCCATTCTCAATATTTAAACCAAGCTCATCCCTTAAGTCTCTTCTTTCAGACCTAAGCATTCCCCCCACTCTCATCTCTTGAAGAAATTTATCTTTGTACACTATGATATCTGTTACATAGTTCAAAAAATTAGGTATCTCCATACCTTCTACAGCATAAATACCCTTACCTACCACTCTTTCCTCAGCTTCTACTCGTTCTGGGTTACTTTTACTAGCATAATTATAATAATTAAAGGGTTCTATTTTAAATCTATTAGATAATTTATCTCCATCTACTATAAAAACTATTGCTGTTCCAGATATGCTTCCTCGTGGTATCTTATTGAAATTCTTATCCCTAGTAAAAGATATATAACCATAACCGCCATAGCCATTATCTGGTTGTCTCCTACTAGATTTTAGAGAATTATCTTTAAGAATATGTATAAATTTATCGGCATTAGTAAAATGGTAAAGAGTTCCTACCTGTTTACCCTCATCCAGTTCCTCTATTATCTTTTTAATTCTCTTAATGGACATAATCCACCTAATATACTAACTTACCTATAGGAACTCCATGAATTAATTTTTGCCTCAATAAGTTATCGTGGAAATCCTTATCTAAAACATTCATTATTTTACTACTCTCTACTTCAGGGTAAACTCTCTCTGGAGTTTTAACTTTGAAAAATTCAATATAATCAGGATTATAATAAACACCTTTAACTTTATAGTTCTTTTTAAGTTGATTAGCTACTTCTTCGTGTTCAGCATCATCAAAAGCCCATACATAAAAATCACCATTAAGTGCTATAAAAAATCTAACAGGAGTTTTACCTCCCCTAGTCATTTTTAATATTTCTCCCTTACTGGGATTAACAAAAACATCTATAAGAGCATCTTTCTTCCAACTGGTTTTTACAGAGCCAGCCCATTCTTCCCTAACATTATTGCATAATTTTAATATCTTTTTAAACATATTTCTTAATACCAAAAATGTATTTTCTAATACCCGAATTCATACCATTTATCATTGTTGTTAAGCATTGTTTGTAATTGGTCTTCTAATACTCTAGCACGGTCTAGCATTGTATCCGCCTGTAGACTGAATGGTAGCCCAGCAGATGGGTCTAAAGTTGCCTGATATTTAAGAGAACCAAAAGACCTTAGTACAGCTACAGTAAAAGCTAACATAAAAGGTCTGTTACTTATATCAAAATCTCTTATAGCTTTTCTTTTATTGTACATAGTAACAGTTATATTACCAGCACTTGTATCAGTAAGAACCATATTTACTTTTAGAGTACTTAAATCTATAGTTCCAGAACCAAGAGTACCCCCCAATGTAACAATATTACCACTACGTGATACTTCTATGGCAGTATGTTTAACGTTATGTATATCTGTCTTAGATATCTCTAAACTACCTTGTTTATAATTACATCTTAAAAAGAAATCTATTGCAGATTCCCCCTCAATAGTATAGGTAGGAGTATCACTTATCTGAAAATTACCTATAGTAAACTCTCGGAGATACACTACGTTGAAAGTAGACGAAAAAATACACTTCAATATCCTACTGGCTGGGTCAAACCACCATAAATTACGAGCAATAGGAGCACTATTTCTATCTAAATTAGGATATAGGGGGTATTTTAAAGCTAAAACAGACAAAGCATTGGGTATATGAACACCGTTTTGATTGACATTTACATTCAAAATATCCCTGACAGGTCTCTTATTCTGTAGTTGTTTAGCTGTGTATATGAACAATTGTTCTAAATTATCATCGTCAAGCCTTAAAGCCTGTAAAGGTATTAGAAGTTGTCCTTCACTTATCTTAACTTGCTTTATAGCTTCTTCAAAAGTCAAAACCATATAAATACTCCAAAGATAGTTTTATCCTACTTAAAATATAAACTATCTTTGTTAAAAATGTTATGGTTTAGGAGTATTCTTCTTAGAACCTTTTTTCTTAGCGGGAATAGTTTTATCAACTTCTATATCCTCTAAGTTAGGGTCTACTGTAATATCTCCTACTAACTCTTCGTCCTCTGGATAATTAGTTTCTGATAATTCATCTGCATCTAATATAGAAACATCATCATGATTAAAATCTTTAAGTTTATCCAAAAGTTCTATATTCTTCCTACTGAATTCTAATTCAGTATATATGCTATCAACTATAGATAGATTAGGTTCATTGTCTTCAAAATTAAATCTGCCTTTTAAATCATCTAGTAGTTCTTCTTTAGATAAAGATAATAACTCTGATTTATCCTCGTTCTTAATAATATCCGTTTTCAGAGAAACATACAATTCGTTTAATCCTTCGTCTACATTTTTATTTATATTTATTTCAGTATCTCCTACTTTTATTTCAGTAATAGGTATTATATCTCCCTCATCGGTAACTTTATTAAACAAAGAAATTTCTTCTCCGCTATAAAATTCAGGTTGAAGTTCTTGAGATAGTCTAGTATGTTCGTCAAGTAAATCCTTTTGAGATAATTCTTCTAAAACTACATCCCCTTTAAAAATTTTTATAGTTTCAGTAAGGTGGTTAATATAATAATTATCTAACAATATCTCTTCACCCTCTGGAGGAATATTAAATACTTGCTCCATACCAGCTACACTAACACCAATAACTCTATTAGATTTATTTATTAATTTATATTTCTTATCCATAAAAAACTCCTTATTAATCTACTAATTTATTATAGCATAGATGTTTTAAAAAGTCAATATAAAAAATAGAGATGGTTTAAACCATCTCTATTATTGAGTATTGAATTATCTCTAAGATTATATTAAGTTTTGAACATCAATCTTAGTGATGAATCTGTTTACAATGACTTTCATTGCTGACCAGACCAACGCATACCCTTGGGTTTTCAATACGTTGTTTAATACTGGTAAACTTCCGTTTACAACTAAAGGCATATATGGACAGTAAACAGCAGGAGCATCGAAGTTGCCTGTACCTTTGTAGATACAATATACAGCACTGTCGTCTATTACGTCTATAGCTCTGATTACTGGAATATTTTTGTTATACATACCGTATAATGTAGGTCCTGAAGAAGCAAATCCAGTTCTTTCGAATAATGTTCCTAATTGGTCAAACAAAGCTGCTGCTTTAACACCACAGATAATAGCTGTTACTTCACCACGACCTGCGTTTTGAGCGATGTGGGATGAAGCTTCTGCGATTCTGTTTCTAAAAGCAAGTTTGTGTTCAACTTCTGAGGTTCCTGCTGGAGCTGCTGAATCCCATACGATAGGGGTTCCGAAAGAGGCATTAGCTATTCTGCTAATAAGTGTATTTCCTAACTCAGCGTTTATTTCCATTGTAAGGTCATTAATCATTTCTGTTTCTGCATCCTTACCGAAAGTTTGTTTTAATTCAAACGCTTTTAAACTACCCATTTCACTTCTTAATGCGAACACTTCGGCTCTAACATCAGCGGAATCGAAACTTGATTGAATTGTAGGAAGGTTTCCGTTTTCTTCGTATTCTGTACCGAACTCAGCTCTAGCAACTTCAACACCTGTAATAGGAGTAATGAAATCGATAGTTACTAAACCTGTTGAATAGTTGATAGTACCTGTACCTAATGCTCCACCAACTGGAACAATATTTCCATTACCATCGTCTATTAAGGTTTGAGTTGTTGTTGAAAGACTGATTGTTAATTGTCTTTCTCTAACAGGTGCTGGGGTCAAGTTGAATGTATAACTTTGTTGACCGTTGATTAATGTTCCTAAGTTTTGGTAAACTTTTTCACCAGCGAAACCTACTGCTTGTGTTTGAGGTTTAGCAATAGCATTTCTAAGGATGTCGTTTTCGTGAACGTTTCCTCTGGTTGTTCTAGCTTTGATTTGTTTGAAATAAACAATACCTTGTTGCCCTTTAATAGGTTGAACTGAAGCTAACAAAGGAAGAATGGAAGCTGCATAGTTAGCTGTGATAACATCATAAGCATATTTAGGTAATTGACCTAAATCCTTTAATGTACCAAATGTTTCACTTACCATTTTTTTGTAGTTTTCAAACTGTCTAAATTGTTTTCCTAGGATTACATAATCCATAGGGGAAATAGCTCTTACTCTTGCAAGTGGTGATTCTTCCAAGGATTCCATGTAAGGCTTGTAGGTAGGGTTCTTTAAGAAGTATTCCGCACCTCTTAATACTTTTTCATTTTGAGTCATCTTCATAATTTTAAATCACTCCTGTGGTCTGACGTTACTTATATCTTACAAACTATCTAACAATACATCTATATATAATATAAAGAACTATTTTGTTTTTTCATTTTTGTACTGTCTGAACAAATTATAGACTGGTGGTTTGTCTTCTTTTAAAGACTGTTGTTGCTTCTTCTCAACGACTTTCTTTTCTTCTATTCTAACTTCTTCTTTAACTATCTTTTTATTTTTAAGATTAAGTGATTGAAGAATACCTACTGTTTGAACTTCTCCTAATGTTTCCAACATACTTCTTACGTTTTCTATAGGAGCATTGTATTCTCTTGAAATAGAAAGAACTAAATTTTCATTTTGTTTTGTTTGTTCTTCGTTTACTAGATGTTCTGCTCTTGAAATAATTTCTTTTACTTCACTAAGAGGAATACCTAAATTAACAGTTTCTTCAAGAACATATTCAATAACAGGGATAGCTTCCACGATAGAATCTAATTCACCAAGTTCTGACCATTTTTCATTTTCTTCGGATAACTTTTTAACTTTTCTTTCGATTTGTTCAGGTCTTCCCAATTTAGCATAAGCTTCTAATAGGGAACCAGATTTTTCTAAATCTTCTTTAAGAGTAGTAATATCTTCTATCTCACATTCTTTCAAATGATTTTTGATAGTTGTCAACTCTTCTGAGATTTGGTTTTTTTCTACTTCTGATTCTTTTGATTTAGCTAATTCTTCTGTAAGACTAGCTATCTCAGCATTTTTCTTAATAACTTCTTCGTCTAATTGTTTTGCTTTAGCTTCAGAAATAGCTTTCTCTTCTCTAAGCTTCATAACTTCTTCGTTAAGAGAATTCTTTTCTGTTCTTAAGTCTTCATAAATTTTTTGGGTAAATTCCATCTCTAGTCTCCTCATGTCTTCTTTTATCTTTTTGATATTTTCTTTAATCAAAGGATTAGTTTCAGTAAAACCTGGATTTAATACAAAGTCAAAAGTTTCCAAATAATAACTATTCTCGTCAACTATTGGCATACCTTCGTGAGTTTCATTAGACTTATAATCTCCAGATGCCCTAGAAGATACTTTTATTCTTGAACCTGCCTTCATAACAACATAAAGATTTCTTCCAGCAGGGGTGCCTAAAATATAAGCCTCTCCCATACCCATCTTAGTTTCTTCGTCAATCCATAGTTTAGTAACAATATGAGAAACTTTACCATCAGTTATATCAGATTCGGTTATTCCTCTGTCTTCATGACCTATACAACCAAACATAACTTTGTCATCCAATCTTCTTCTTAAGTCTGGATGTCCTATAATAGTTTCCCAAAATATTTTAGGATAGTATCTTTCGTTTCTTGAAACACCGTCTGGAACAAAGAAAACACCTTGAACTACTGCCAAAATATTTCTACCGTCTGCAACAGACTTATTAGAAGATTCGTTTAAGTAGTCTTCCTTTAACTCCCATTTATTATTAGGGATGTCCCAAAGTTCATATTGAAAATTTTTACTCATTACCTTCATACTCTCCAAAATTTATTGTTTTTGAATAGATGACCTGATTAGTTGTTTCTGTTTTTTTCCAAGTTGCTATGTTATATAAATTTTTAATTCGTTTATTGTGAGGCTCAAATTGTTGAAGAGCATGTACTAAATCTGAAAAACTCTCATTATTCTTAATTGATTTTAGTACGTATTCTTCTATCTCTGTATCCTCATCCATAGCTCTTTTATCGATTGTTATTTTTACTTTTATTGTTTTATTCTGATTTTCAGAAGTTATGTCCCAAATAAGAGGTGCCGTAGTAGAATTTAAATCGTATTTAAAGTGTCTTAAACTCAGGGATACTAAAGGACTTTCTATATTTACATCTCTAGGTATTCCTATCTTTTCAGTCAGCTTTAATACTTTTTGTAATTTACCGTTCACCATCTACTTTCCTTCTTCTTATTAATAATGAATGTTTTTTAGCTAACTTTGCTTGGGGTGTTCTTGACTTTAATCTAGCTTTCACTAAAGTAGCATTATTATGTAAATCATCTACTTTTTCCACATCCCCCAGTTTATTCCTAACATCCTTAACTTTACCGTGTTCTACTTTTTTAGTGAAAAGTTCCTCCTTTAACTCGTCCTCCTCGTCTTCAGAGTCGGTCTCTTCACCATCATGGCGACGTGGTGATTCTGTTATCTCCACAGCAGCCCCACCACCTTCGCAAATTATTCTAACTAATTCATTAATTCTTTTAAACATTATTAATCCATTAAATCAAACATATCGTAATCGTCTGCTACTATAGATTCATTTGTAAAATAGGTACCCCTATTAGATTCAAATTGTTCTACATCAGCTAATGATTCGTATAATTCATTTTTAAATTCACTATACTCTTCGTCTTCTTCGCTCACTGATTCGTTTGGTTCTTCTTCGTCTTCCTCAGTATTTTCTTCGCCTTCTTCGTCTTCTTGACCATACATATCATCTTCGTTGTCGAAGCCTTCTCCGTCATCTTCGTAATCTTCTTCTTCGTCTTCCTCTTCTCCTTCATCAACATCATCTATGAATTGTTGAAGAGTATCGATGTCCACATTAGTGTCTATCATAATTCTAGTAAACATTATCAAAGCATGCTGAACTTCTTCAGGCGAAGATTCAAAGGCATTAGTTAATTTAGATAGAGCATGAACATTGTCTTCGTCTCCGTCCCCATCAACATCTTCCCCTTCTTCGTCTTCTTCCTCATGGTCTGAATGTTCTTCATCATCCAAACTTTGACTATCTAAAGACTCTTCTTCGTCTTCTTCTGGTTCTGCTATTGCTCTAACAGATAAATCTTCTAACTCGTCTTCTTCTCTTTCATATTTAAAACTAGGAGTTAGCTCTCTAAGATTCTCTAAAAGTGATTTTTTCTTATCCATCTTCAATTCTCCAAACTTATATAATATACATAATATGTATTAAGCCTCTAATTATAATATAAATTAGACTCAATTAATTATAAAATTAAAACGTATCTGCTACATTAACACTACCGCCCCTAGGGGTTTCTGGAGGTGTTGGAGCTTCTGCTGTTATAGTCGGAGTTTCTCCTGTGGGAGTCGTAGAAGTACTGGGTGCTCCTTGAGGAGCTTGAGTAGATAATTGAGGACCTTGGAAAGAAGTATTTCCCCTATTAGAAACTCCAGAAGGGGTCATAGGCTCCCCGCCTCTATCAGGTAACATCGGTCTGCCTTTTCCATCAGCATATAATTTTAAAACTTTTTGCATTTTAGGGAAAGCAGCAGTATACATTTTAAAGAATTCTAATAATTCTTTACTATCTACTTCTAAGGCTATCTGGTCGGAAGAAGAAATCTCATTAAGTAAAGCTACAAAATCTTTAAGAGTAGTCATTACTGCTACTATTACTTCCATATCATCCATCAAATCCACGTTAGTAACAGATTTAAATTTAACTTTTATATCATTTTTTTCTACATAATATCCTTTATGAAATAGATGTTTCCACATTATATCTTTGATACCGTTACCATAGCATGTTTGTATATTCACTAATTTAGTAGAATATGCAGAATAAACTTTTAACATATCTGTTTTACCCAGCAATTGGTCTCCGTATGCCAAATAGAAAGAAGGAACTCCCATAGCTAAAGCTATATTTTTTCTAACATCGTTTATTCTATTGTTTAAATCAGAACTATCAAAGTTAAATTGTATCTGTTCTATCCCACCCTTACCATCAGAAAACCTAGGAATAACTTTAAATCTTGAAGCTGTCTGAAGTATATCTCCTACGTTTAAATTCTCCATATTTAAAGCTTCTGTATTCATACTATTAAGTATATTCTCATATCTATCTATCGCTTCAGAGGTATTAGTATTATCCATATCAGCATTCATATCTACGGATACTATAATAGGAGCTAAAACTCTTTTTAACTCTGAAGCCAATGCAGTAGTCTCTAATACGCTCAATTTCTTAACAGATGATAATACTGGATAGATTACCGATGTTCCAACTCTCACAGATTCTGGAACATCTATTATATCAGTATCAGTTTCTACCTTCACTCTTAATCTATTATTATTCAAGCAGAAATGTACTATCTCATCTTTATCAATAAGTTCAAATTTAGAAGCTTTTCTATTAAATCTAAAGAATGAGTCTATATCTCTCCCTTTGTAAATAGCCAAATAATCATCTAAATCACAATTATCTGTTATTTCTACCACTCCAACACCCTTAACTATCTTTGTTTTAAGAAAATATTCTCCCATTAACATAAAATCTGGAATAATATCAGAAGAAAGACCAGCTAAATCATGTTGGTCTACGAATCCGTCCATTATTTTTTGTATATCTTCATCTGTCTTATATCTTTTTTCTCTATTAGGAGAATATTCTATAGATATAAATTTATCGTCAGATACACTGCTAAAAGCATCATTATATAAAGAAGTTAGCAAAGTCTGTACAAGTTCATTATCTCGTACAGTCATTAAATTTTTTATTAAATCCTCCCTAGATTTAAAACTGGCTCCCATCTGTTTCATTATCTGACCGATAACATTACTTCTGGAATAGTCCCCGTAAGAATCTATGGGTAAATTATACCTATTCGTTAAATCAAACGTCTTAGTACTATCAGGTTTTAAATCGTAATGACCTGTTAGTCCTCTAAATATATTCATTGCTTGACTTAATTCAAAACCACCACCAAAAGGCATATAAAAACCTCCGAATAAACCTACTTATAATATAAATTATTTAAAGTTCCATGTTTTATTTATTTGTTCTTTTTGTTGTTGTGTTCTAGCCTGTCTCATTAATTGAGATAATCCAAGTCCCAAATCAGGACTACCTCCATCTTTGTTAGATAAATCCATATAAACTTGATTTCTGTTCATATAATCTTTAGAATTAATACATTTCCAAATACCACCACATACAGAGTCGGCAATATCCTTAGAATTATTAGATATGTGGTCTATCTTTTTATCCAAATCCCTAAGACCTAATAATTCTGTTATTAACAATTCATTTTTAACACCTATTATTTTATTAGTGTAAACTAACTCTCTCAGAGTATAGTAAGGGTCTTTAGTTCTGTCCACGGATAAGTAATCAGTTTCCACATTACTTGTTCTCAAGAACTGTCTTGTAACATCCCCTTGAAACATGTCAGTAGTTATTACTTTTATAGGATATCCCATTTTTATTAGTAAGAATAAAAAGTCTATTACTTTTATTATGTTTATTTCTTCTCCCTTTTTAGCCTCTATGCCTATAGCAAAATCTACATAGAACATTCTCTCTCTTCTTTTTGCCCTAGGTATCTCTGGATTTTCTATAGTAGGTACTAATTCAAACTCTTCTAAGGTGCTATAGACAGAAGATAATCCAAATCTATCCTTTTTAGTAGCTATATCTAAGTGTACAAATCTAAAACTGTCTTGATGTAGAGGTCTTTTGAAGTATTCGAGATTAGTAACATAGTTTTCTAATTTATCGGAAGGGTCGCTAAAACTCATACTGATAGTATCGCTAACAAATCGGTTAGGATTCACAAATAAACTTCTAATAAGTTGTCTTGATTTAAATAAAGATACATCTGCATGAACTCTACGTCCCGCTATATCTCTTATGTTTCTTATTAAGGCTTCTTTAAACTCAGTATAATAATTATAAGGAACATCTATTATACTCTCTTCCATATCTGGAGTAGTTTTTTCATCATCTTCTATTACTTTAGGGTCTCTCTTAGCATCTCCCAAGAAAACTTTAAAAGTATCCTTAGTAAAAGCTCCCTTTACCTGCCAAGCCGAAAGATTATCTCGGTAGTTACCAAAAGGGTTAGATTTTACAGTCTCTATAGCAGAATTCAAGTAGTCCTGCTCATCTACAGGAGAACTTACCAACCATAAAATACCAGGCATGAAATCGCTAAATTTATCAAACCTAGATTTTCTTCTTGTTTTAAAGAGTTGGTGAATATCTTCAGCCTTTTTAATAGCCTCTTTACCTAAATAGTAAGATACTTCGTCCATTAAACAACTAAAATTCATCTTACCTAACAAGTGGTTTATGTTAGAACCAATATTTACTAGGATTATATCATTAATAATTACACCTTCATCGGAGGCTGTGGTTCTAGCTTTAGGGGTAGCTTTCTTCTCTATAAAATAGGGAGATGTATTTACCATACCTAGGAATTTAGAGAAAGCAACAGAACTTCCCTGAGCTTTATCAGGTGTCATAATAGTAAAAGCAAAAGGGTCTAACTTCTTAGTCTGTAAATAATATGTGTACGGGTCTTTTAAACACATTAATTTATACATCTCATATACCATAGATGCTATAGCTATGGTTGTGTTATGAGTAACAGTAAAATCTCCTAACATATAAAGATGATTACCGTCTAATTCAAATCCATAATAGTCCCCCTCCCCCAAAGATTCCACTTTGAATCCTGTTTTAAGAGGGTCTTTGTTTAATTCTCTATTGCTCATCTTTTTTCTTAATAGCACTGTGGGAATATCACACAAAGTGCCAGATATATAGACATTATAATAAGTGTCTTTAAAATTAATTTTTTTAATAGTTTTAACAGATTCTTTTAAGGAAGATTGCATCCCTAAAGACCTTGCTAAATAAACATAGTCCTCAGCTAAATCTTTATATTTAGTAGTTATGGTAATCTGCCCCCCATTATGATTCACATAGCCGTCAGAGTCTACTATCCCCGCTAATAATTTTAACCTAGATTCTTCAGAATTTTGTAAATACTCGGGTAATATTCTCTTATGCCCCGATTTAGTAGAATTTTTAATGACATTCAGAAATATATTTCTACCCGCCTTACCCGAAGTCTTTCCAGTAGTTAGTCTATATGTAGAAGACTTATTACCCTCCTGAGAATATTTGTGTACTTCTAAACCTATAGCTTTACCGTAGTTACACCAGATATCCTCTATCTCTTTATCAGCAGTAGTAAGATAAGAACCTTCAGTAGCACCATCTCCTATCCAAAGACCATATATGTAAGGGTCTATCTTTAATTCCTTCTTATTAAAAGAAACTTCTTTTCTGTATAATTTATATAGATTCTTAAAGTTACTACTTTTATTTATATAATCCCTCATAGATATATTCTCTATTTCATTAACTCTATCAGTTCTGCCATCGTTAGTTCTTTTTAGACTTAGTATATGGGATTCATTACATGTGAAAGACTCCCCTCCCCTATTAGGTATGATTCTATACATGTTTTCTCTACCCCTAGCAAGAGATAATACGTTTCTAGGAGTAGAATCATCCCCCATTAATTTATCTCCAACTACTACATCTTCCACATTCTTAATAGAACCGTCATACATAAGTATCTTGGTACCTAGTCCATGACACTTACCTACACCTATGGCGGTAGAAAGTATAAACTCGTTATACATGTTTATACAAGGATGAGGATGTATCTCTTGTAATAATTCTAACCAATAATCATAAATCTCGTCGCCTAGAGAATTTCCTAAGTAATAAGGGTCTTTTATAAAAGTAACAATATCTACAGGTTTTTCTATATAGGAATCTTCCTCAGCATAATAAATAGCCTCTCCCTTATCCCAGATTGAGAGGTCTTTATAATTAGTGAAAACATCCTCAGTATAGTTAATTCTCTGGAGGTAAGTCATTGTTCTCTCTAGCTCTTCTCTTCATCTCATTAACAAATTCTCTTATCTTAGCATCTTGGGCTATGCTTCCAGACTTGTGAGACGGAAGCTCTTGAAAATAAGCTCGGAGTATTTCATTCTTAGTAGAGATATCATATAGCTTAGTTAAAAAACCTAAACTGGCATATTTGGATTTTACAACACTATTTAACAACTGTATTAAATCTTTGGGTTCTAAAGCAAAAATAAATTCATCAGAGCATAGGTACTTTTCTATCTTCCTAATAATTCTATTACACTTTCTAACACAACCCATTTCATTTGAAACTAACCCCATGAACTTATCAGGGGTTAGATTCTTTTTTATCCTGTTCTTAGTATTTACTAAGGTTTTTACTTCCGCAGTAATATCTATTATCTTATCTTTATTATCATCAGAATCCATATTACAAAATAATCTCCATAGAATCATTATCAATAATTTCTATAAATTCTTGGTAGATGTCTAAAGTTTTAGCTTTATCTATTTTCTTTTTAGGATTAACAGTAACCTTAGAAAATATTTCCTCGGCTTCTTGTATGAACCCGTAAAGTTTTTCCTCTTTCGGAAAACTTACTTTTTTACCAGCACACATAAAAAAGAATTTGAAGATATCCACTCCCACATCTTTGTATATAGAATATAAAGTGGGAAAGTCTAAATTCATATTCCTACTAATATAGAACAGGATGCAAGTGGTTCTATTCACTGGTATTTTTAACGATGGTTGAATTGTTGTTTCAGCATGTTCCATAATAAATCTTTCCTCACCGCATCTAACTTATGTAACTCATTTATATCCACATTTTCAAGCTCTTTTAACTTTTCGTATTGTTTGACAATATCACAATAATACTCTATATCATCATAAGCATCGTCGTATTTTAATTTGCTACAGTAATTCTCCACGTTATCTAAATTATCATCTTCTATCTCTTCATCTTCTAAAGAGTCATTTGAGAATAATCTTAATTCATCTTTATTTATGTACTCAAAATCTAAAGATATAGGATTTTGATTATTTATTAAACGATAATTGACTTTAGTACAATAATTTCTAACTATTGTATGAATGAAAGTTCCCAGACATCCCTTATTAACATCATAGTTTTTTAAAACTTTTTCATAGATAACTACGAAACAATCATTAATGTTATCTTCATTAAACTGTTTCTGTAATAAGTATTTATTTAAAAGTCTTTTAACATAAGCAATTATTTGAAAATAAAATTCTTTACTACAAAGACCTTCTCTGTCATAGATATCTTGTATTTTTTTATAATTACCATATAATTTTTTTGGTGTTTCAGACATATAGTTTCCTTAATCATTCAAATTGAAGTTATGTGAATTATCTATATTATCATTTAAATTCATCTTCTTACTATCTGTTTTATCTTCTGTTTGAGGTTCTTCTTGAACTACTTTTAACTTACATTTGCAGTTCGGACATTCTAAATCAATACATTTACAGTTCTCACACATATTAGTAACCCTCCTGAAAGTCTTGTATAAAATCTACATTAGGTAATTTATTATGTTTTAATAAAATAGCATGGATAATATCATGTTTAAATTTAAATTTAGAACTATAAGTTTTAAGATTAGGTATAAATAAATTAGTAGTTTCAACAAGTTCTAAAAGATTAACTATCTGTAACTCTTCTTTTTCAATATATTTTCTTATTTTCTTACTTTGAGATTTATTTATTAATTTATCTTTCTCAAAAGATAATAATAAATTAATACAAGATTCAGAATCCACACTAATATTTTGTAAGTGTTGAATTGTTTTATCTATATTAACTTTTTTAACATTATCAATAAGGTCTAAAAAATATCTATTATGGTCTGTTTCTGGAAGAATTTCATTTTTTAATCTTATCTTAGTATGGGGAATTAATATTTCTGAATTTTTTTCAGAATCTACAGAACTTACTTTGTAGAAGCCGACATTAACTACCATGGGTTTAGAAAATAATATAGGATAGTCTATAAAAGTTCCTAACATATAAGAATCATTTACTATTTTATCGGTAGTCAGGAAATATCTTTGATACCCAGATTTTAAATCCTCTTCAATAAAAATCCAATCTTTACTAATAGGTACCCTGTCTCCCAACTCATTAAAATATTCGGAATCTAGCATGGTAACAAATTCTATAGTATCGTTTCTTTTTAAAACTATGAGTTCCTTATCTTGGGGAGTGAATAATTGTTTTTGATTTAACAACAATTCCATCTGAGTTTCTACAGGTTGTTTTATAAAATAGCTTACGGGAATTTTTAAACTTTTAAGAAAAGTCTCAGTACCCGAGTTAGACATTTTAAAAGGATAGTTATCTTCAAAAAATTTATCTATCTCCTTAACACTTAAAGTATATATCTCACCACTTAAAAATTTGTCTCTAATTAACTTCATAAACTCCTCCTAAATCTTCTATAGCAAATTTTAGTTTATTTAAAAATTTATCCAATCCATTAGGATTGTTCAAGAACATAGCACAGTCTTTGTGTTCTGGGGTAATAACTTTATGTTGAACATGCCAATCTGTGGATGTAGTAAGTATCGTGTGTATCCTATTCTCTTCCTTGTTAGTAGATTTTTTACCTACATTTTTTTCTTTATCTTTGTCATTATCATAGCATAAAACTATTTTAGAAATAACATTCTTAAAAATCTCTAAATTGCTAATGGTTATCTCAGAACCATTCAAGGCTAAACAATATTTATAATACTGTTTTAACCAAATAGCATCTTTAACACCTTCGCAGATAACTACAGGTTTGTCATAACTAAAATCTGAAAAATCTTCCCATCCAAAGATAGGGGGAACACTGTCTTTGTAATTAAACACAGTTCTGTATTCTTTTTGGTCATATCCTCTTAACACGAATCCTATTATTTTTTTGCTAGGAGTGGCTAAAGGAATCATCCAGAAACAAGGATTTTCTTCAAAGTACTTCCAGAAGGTTTTAATAGGGTATTGATATTTTATAGTATCTTTAACTATAACCATACTTACAGGAAGACCAGTTTTAAGTTGAAAACATTTAAAGTTTTCGTTCTCCTCTGGAACTAACCCACTTATAGGAATAGAATTCTTATAAAGTTTTATAAAATCCTTTAACAAACCCAATCCTCAATATTCACCCATAACAATATTATAACACAACGCAAAGGATATGTCAATACTACATAAATATATTTAATTTTAATTAGAATGAGGCAAATATTACAAAGATGCTAATATGACAGAGTGTGGTCAATGTGCAAAGGTAATTAAGCCTAGATTCAATGATAGCAAGATACAATTACTACTATGTAAGTTTGTATAGTTTCGTTTCTTGTTATTAAGATTAATGGTACGGGATTTCCATATACAATCAAAGTTTACTCTTCTTAACAGGGTTAAATTACCCCATTCTCCTCAAAGAGAGGTAACTATGAACGTGCTTTTTAACCTATTAGGGTAACAGGTCTGGGCTTTAAAAGAACAACTGTATGGGAAACTTCTGTAACTATTTAAGTGAGATTGCTTTTTTATCAGCGTTTCACTCAGTACATTCACTCTATTAGAGTGGTTTAACAATTTATTTACAGGGAGACTTCGTTGTTGCATACAGAAGAGTATAAACTAATTTCTTCAGCAATTTACCCATCTGATAACATTTTAGCATATTATTATTATTATGTCAAGATTTTTAATTCCTTCAGTTTTGACAAGATACAATTACTACTATGTAAGTTTGTATAGTTTCGTTTCTTGTTATTAAGATTAATTCTCTAAAGAGAAAAGAAATATAAATATATTTATATAATATTAAACTCTATAATAAGGAGTTTTATAAACTCCCATATCTCCAAATAAGTCTAATTTATAGTTTCTCTTATCTGCTATTCTTTTTTTAAAATTATTACTGATGTTTAATTCTGCTAATTCATTAAAAAGGTTCTGAATAAATTCAGAGTTGAACAAATTATGTAACCTATCTGTCTTTTTAAGATTGTTGAAACTCACTATTAAACATATTGAATTACCATCTCTATGGTAATCGAATTTTGCTTTATACAATTTTCCTAAAGCTTCTTCTTTTTTATACCTATCTAATATTTTCATAACATCATATATATCTGATTTAGATATTTCTTCTTCCTCGAAAGATTCCTCTTCTTTTTCGGAATCTAGCTTATCCATTATCTGTTTTATAAAATCTAAAGACATAAATCCACCCTGACATATTATGTTTTCTAAATATAATATAAAAAATATCCGTCGATTTAAGGTCGACGGATAAAACTTATTACTATCTTTACAGATTATACACTAGGCTTGATTGAAGGATTTCCTCCAGATTGTACATTTTTATCCACTTTATCAGCAGTGCTTTTTCTTGTAATGATACCCATAATGTTATCAATATACTGTTGAAGTTGTGGGTCCATTTGACCACCCATAGCTGATTTAAGATACTCAGCAACTCCTAAAGCACCCTCTTTTCCAGTAGAGTTAGGATTCATGATTTTTTCTAAGGCACTAAGCATCAAAATATTTTCATTAATCAATTCTTCTGATTTAGCTTTTGTTTTACCTTCTCCAGATATATTTTTAGGGACAGTATGTTCAATATCTGGGGCTTTATCATTTTTTGATTTAGCGGGTTTAGCCTTATCCACTCTTTTTTTAACTCTTTTCAGGTCTACTTTTTGGGTAGTTCCTTCCCCAGATATATCGCTAGGGGTAGTATGCTGTATCTCTACTTCTTTAGCTGATTCTTGCATCTTTCTTAATTGTAGTCTAGCTATAAAGTCATAAGAACTTTCAAATCTTTCGTTCATTTTAATACTCCCATTTAATAATTATAACTTTTGTCTTTGTTTTTTAAAACCCTTTTTAGTTCCTGCTCTAATTCCATATTATCTATCACTTCAAGAGCTTTAGATAAAGTAATTAAAGTGGGGTCAAATTTTCTAGCAAAGTTTATAATGTCCTGTACTTTATAGTTATCTCCATAAACATTACAAGTCTCTTTTTCATTGATAACGCTACAAAATTCTATTATTTTTTGAAATCTACTAATCATAGTGAGTTCCTTATAATATATCTAATTATAATATAAACTAATGTCTTTCATAGTTTATACTCCTTTATATATTTTATTTTTTTACTAGATATCCTACTCTCTGAGTGTTTAAATTCATTGAGGCACTCAATACACTTGATAATTTTTGAAGTTACTATTATCTCAAAACAAGTTATCTTACACTTATTTTCTAAAACATCTATTTTTTTATCTATTGTTTCCTTTATATTTTTAGTTATTGTTCTAAAAGTTAAGTTACTTTTACATTTAGGACACTTATGAACATAAGTATCTTTTAGCCTTTGTGTTAGCTTATTGGAAACTTCTTCTAGGGTTATTTTACCTATCAATTGGTTTATTAAAGTTTCTTTTAGTAAGTTATTTATTTTTAAATTTTTACTTTTGCACAAATCTAATAAATCTTCTTGTTTTAAATTTCTTAACTTGCTATGCAGTTTATTTATTTTATCATTTATAAGAGCTTCTCTGCTTATCTCAAAAGATAAATCGTCCTTAACTGACACAATCCCTACTTTATTTAATTTATACCTCTTAAGAACGCTACAAACTTCTTCAAAATGTTTGTGATGTACAATTAAATAAATATAATCAAAAAATTTAAGGTATGTTTTTAGCTGAGGAATAAATCTTTTTAAATTATCTGCTTCTGATTTTATTTCATATCCTATAAAATATCCATCCCTGAACAGAGCAAAATCTACTCTATTTTTCCCATTTATGTCATATTCATTAATAAATATTCCTTGATTGAAAAATTCTTTATTTTCTAGGAGGTATTTTAATCTTATATCTTTATCTTTAATCATATTCTTATACTTAGTTGGTTAAATCTAAATATAATATAAATCTTACTTAGATACAAAATACTCGTAAACTATATAATCTTTTTCATATCTTTTCCAATTTGTTGGATTAAAAAATCCTTTAAAAAAAGAACCTGAATCTTGTGTAAACTTATAGTTATTTAATAATTTTTTCAATATTCCTCCTAATTTAGAACTGTTTCTCTTATCTTGGAAGAATTTTCTAAAATTGTTATCGAGTAAATCGCTTTCTTTTTTAATATACAACTTAAAAGAGATTTTATTCTTATCGTAGTATTTAATTTCTACTACTCTTCTGGGATTATAATAATTAGTTAAGTTCTTATTCCAGTAAGTTATTTGATAATCCAAATCGTTCATAATCAACTCCTTAATAGTGTATATAATACCACTAATAATCAATTATATCAATACATCTTGACAAAACATTAACAATATGTTACAATGTATATATAAGAAATAAGGAAACTTTAAATTTATGATTTATTTTTTAGATAGTAATCCAGAATTAGCAGGAATATACCTATCAGACAAGCATTTATCCTGTCAGTTGGGTAGTGCATGTACTGTTATTTGCACAGTATTAGAAAATTATACTGATTCTTCCATGCCCCAAAAAGTAATAAATAAAAGTAATGCCGTAGTTAGCTGGGCTAGTATTTCTAAATCTAATTTTGAGTGGTTAGTAGAGTACGCTAAGTCAGTACAACGTCATTTCTATACTATTTATGGTAAATATCATAATACTACCATAGACCTATCCTCCATAACAGTTCCAGAATTGCCTAAAGGAGGACTTATGGAATTTCCTCAGTTACTTCCAGATAGATATAAAATGGAAGGGGATTCTGTAGAAGCATATAGAAATTATTACGTTATGGAAAAAGCTAAAATATCTAACTATAGACAAAAAGCTCCCGACTGGTTTATGGCTAAACTAGACGAGACCCAAAGAACACTATATATGGATTATTTTGAACATATAGGAACTAACTTAAGAATATACAGGGATAGTGATACTGGAATAGTTATACAAAAAAAATTAGAGGGTAGTTGGGTATCGTTGGGTAGCTTAACCCTAGAAGAACAGATATTGATTGAGAGGATACTAGATAATGGGTTTAGGGAAGGATAGCCTAGAGGAACTGGTTTTTGAACTTTACCAGTCGGGGGAAGATAGGGAAGAGTTATTGAAGTCTTTGATTTGTACTTTTATTAACTTATCAAATATAGATAAGAGTTCAGAAGTACAATTAACTGCAAAAAGTTTATTAGAGACAGCAAAAAATTTAATACTATAAGAAAATTGTATTTTATATTATAATTGAATACTATATACAATTTACTATGAAGTTTTTCTGAGCAGGTTTCCTCCTTTACTGCTCAGTTTTTATTTGTTTTATTATATAATACTGAAATAGTGCCTTTATAAAGGCACTATAACGACTACGTATTTCGATTTATATAGATGATATACGAGTATTAGTCTGTTAATTTTAATAGTATCTGATTACAAGTATTTCTTATCTCTGATATAGAAATCTCTAGTTTTTCATTAGTCTTTGCTTGACTGTCCAAGAACATCTTAAACTCTTGTCTTAGTAAATATCTTTGGTCATTGTGTTCTAGGTTAGTATTTTTACATTTTATAGTATGGTTTTCTATTAAATTTTCTGTTTCTTCTAATATCTCTTCTTTTAATTCTTTTTTTAATTCTTCTTTACAATCTTTAATCTTTTTATCTATCTCGGTACTTACCCCTTTTTGTAAATTTTCTTCATAATATTTTTTAATTATGTCTTCTATTACTTTTTTAAATATCCACTTACCTGCATATCTTATAATTAATACTATAATACCGATGCTACTAGCGTAGTAGGCAGGTATGCTTAAAAAGGACAAGCAATCTTTTAATGTTGTAGCACCCAAATCTATCATATCTAATCTTCCTCACAAAATACCATTTCCTAAATATAATATAAATCAGTTATAATAAAAATAAGAGGGCTTTTTACACCCTCTTATCTATTTATTTTTTAGATTTACTATTATGCTAAAGGAGCTTCTACGTATTCTACTATAACTGTAGCAGAACCTATAACTGGAGAACCAGCTACTACAACTCTGGCAACACCTACGTTAGCTGCTGCAACTGTTGAGAATGGTCTTGATTCATATACGTTAGCTGTTTCTGCATCGTTGTCTCCTGTTGCTTGGATTTCTAAATCAGTAGCACCGTCTACTATAACTTGGAGAGTAGTACCTGCTGAATAAACAGAATTTATTATAGTTGTTACTGACTTTATAATAGCATTTTCAGGAATTGATGTAGTAGAACTTACGCTAGAAGTACTTACTGTTATTGCTATGTGTTTTGCTAAACCGTTAGCTGTAGCGATACCTGAAAGTAAATTAGCTCTTGTGATTTTTTTGTTAGCTCCAGCAGAAACATCATTGATTAATAACTCATCACTATCATCAGGAGATGTAAGAGCTGTTAAGTTAGCTACGTCTACATAACTACCAGATACTTTACTGTCTTTAAGTAAAACACCGTCAATGGTAACACCAGCAGCGGATGTTAATTCAGAGATAGTATCTACTTTTAAGGCACCAGAGAATGATTTGTCTCCTGTTACAGTTTCAGTACCAGCTAAGTGAACAACTGCTGAATCTGTAGCTAATGTTGAAACGTCCATACCATCAACTAAACCGTCTTTGATAAGAACTCCATCAATTGTAACACCTGCGTTAAGAGTAGATTCAAGAATCTCGTCAGCTTTGATACCTCCAGAGAAGTCTTTTTGACCTGTTACTGTTTCAGCACCAGATAAGTGAACAACTGAGGAGTCAACTGCTAATGTTGAAACATCCATTCCATCTACTAAACCATCTTTTATAAGAACTGTTTCGATGGTAACACCAGCGTTAAGAGTAGATTCTAAAATATTATCTGATTTAAGGTCATCTTGGAAATCTTTTTGACCTGTTATTGCTTCAGCACCAGCTAAATGAACAACTGTTGAATCAACTGCTAAACCAGCGACTAAGTTAGATTTTTGCATTTTTCTATAAGCTGTAGCAGAAGCATCATAAATAGGCAAGAAATCGCCATCTGCTATACTTGTTTCTTCTGTTAATGTGTTGAAGTCATCATCAGCAGGTCTTCCAGTTAAATCACTGTAAGCTCTTGTAGCTAAATCGCCCAAAGATGAACTTGTTTTATCAATTTTTGACCATTCAATAGCTGCTGTAGCGGATACTTCGTTATTTGTGATACCCCCAGCTTTAACTCTTAATGTGTCTGAGTTAATTTCGATAGTTGAAGCATCTACTTTAACTTCTAAAGAACCATCTACGTTTTGACCTAAACCAGCACCCGCCACGTCAGCGTTTATTTTATCTTTATCTACTGAATCATTGGCTAATTTAGCGGTAGAAATACCACCGTCTTTGATTCTAAGAGTATCGGTACTTATTTCAATAGTGGTAGCATCTACGTTTACGTCAAGAGTATTCCCTGTTTTAGTTAATCCATTACCTGCTAATATCTGACCTGCTCCAGAGAACTGAGAAAATTCTAAAGCTGTGGTATCTATAGTAATTGGATTATTTGTAGATAATACAAAACCTGCATCTGCTAAGGTATTCCCTACTTCTACAAAGAAGAAAGAACCAGCTACTACTTCAGAAGCAGGACTTCCATCGAAGTCTGTTGCTCTTGTTAATATGAACGGATTAGAGACATCACCTACAGCGGTTACAACATAAATACCGTTGTCTGCTCCAGCTACTTGGTTTTTGATTAAAATCCTATCTCCTATAACAACTGCAACACCATCAATAGATAAAGCACCGTTAGCATCAGCAGTTAATGTTTTACCTACTTGAGAACCTGATGGAGTACATGCAGGTAGTACATCTGCGGTAGCTAATCTGACAGGAGAGTGAACTGTTAAACCTTGAGCAACAGAGTCAACGTAAGCTTTTGTGGCTGCATCTTGAGCTACCGTAGGGTCTGCTACGCTTGTTAGTTTAAAACCACCCATTGATTGAGCTGCTGTAAAAGCTACAGTACCGTCTTTTTTGATTACGGTAGAGTCAACTGCTAAAGTTGAAACATCCATTCCATCAACTAAACCGTCTTTAATAAGAACTGTTTCGATGGTAACACCAGCATCTACTGTTTTTTCTGTAATAGTATCTGTTAAAACTGAAGTATTAGCTGTTAAGCTATCTACCGTAAGATTTTTTAAGGCAGAACCATCAAAACTTCTAACTTCAAAACCGTTGGTTACTTTTCTAAGCATAATGCCTTTAGGACCACCGATTAAGAAATCAGTTTTCATAGTACCTAATAACACTGAAAATAAAGACATTCTAATTCTCCTACTCTTTTTCTACTACGTATGTATAATTATATTAATTTTTGGCAACAAGCCTTCATATATAATATAAATTAAAAATTTTATACTAACTTGAAAATATAATAATTTTTCCAGAACCAGTTATAGGACTGCCAGTAAAATATATTCTAACTGTAGTATCTGCTGGATAGACATATTCACTTCCAACAATGTAGCTACTTGCATAACTTGTATCATTATCAGTAGATGTCATTAGCCTAGAATTATTACCCACATCTCCCACTGTTATTGTTCCTGTATCAAAAGGATTATCTATTATGAGTTTTATCTCTTCTATGTTTAAATTAGCTTTTAATATTCCTATATCCAAAGAACCAGATACAAAATCAGAATATGTAAAATCTAACTCTATGGAAGGATTTCCTCCCGATAAAGCAACTTCAGCTTCATCTACTATATTATTTAAATTAGCATCGTAAACATCTTTAACCATGATACCATCATGACCGAGTTGTTTTCCATCTAATATATCATCTTGGTTTACAATGTATCCATCTAATAAAATTAAATCTGGAAAAGGAGCTATTGCTTCTTTAACTTGAGCTTCTGTGAATTGCAAAGGTACGTTCACAGTTGTATCTTCTGCTATCTTAAGGTTCCCTAACAGATATACATAAGCCGTATTTCTTAACGATTTATTTTTAATTCTCATTATTTATTCCTCTCTACTATTTATAATATAAATCAAATAGAGTTAGTTCTCAAATATAATATAAACCCAATCCTTTTGGGATTGGGTAGAAATAAATACGTATTTATGGCTGATAATTTTTAGTCTTTATATAATTTCATGGTGGTAAGCTGGGGTAATTTAGTACCTTGAGTCTGTTCAAGAAGACCCTCTTTCAAAGTATATATCTTTTCTACGGATTCAAAATTATTTATATAGTATGGCTCTGGAAATAAAGCTCCCATAATTATTAAAAGTTCCTTATACATATCTTTATATATGTTTTTTGATTCTTCGGAAGTATCTAAAATCATAGCGTATATAGAAAATATAGGAAGAATTCCTACTTCTCCTGTCAAATCTTCGGAATCTAGTACTCTTTCAAAATTTAGATAAGCATTTACGGCTACTTTTTTATCTTCGGTAGATATAAGTATAGTATTTTTAACTACGTTTACTATCATTTTTAATTCTCCACGATAAACTATTGTCTATATCAGGTAATATTTTTTTATTATTTAACTTTATGGAGGCTACATAAGATTCACATATAGTACCATCTGTTAATTCTATCTCTGTTCTATCACAGATATGATGTATCTTATCTAAGTATAATAATACCTCTGAATTAACTTCATAAAGTTCTCCTTTTATAGGATAATCTGACGGTTCTAAATCAGACATTATTGGATAATCTCCTAAATCGTACATAGTATAATTGGATGTTGTAGTTCTTTCACCAAAGAAAAAACAATCGGGATTGTTAAATATATCTGACTGATTAAACTCTGATTTAAGAAAATTATATATAAATATCTTAAACTTCTTATCTTTATTATTTTCTATGAATAATAAATCTTGGATATTAAGATTGTTCATTTTATAAGAAAAACCTCGAATACTCATTTAAGTGCATAATGGTCTCAGATAAATCATCATCGGATAAACCGTCATAATGTTCTCTATCTTTATCTGTATAGGAGAAGAAATCTTCATCTACATTATCTAAAGCATATTGAACATCTTCTAAGCTTATAATACGTTCTGAAACTTCATCTTCCTTTTTATTGTATAATAAAGTTTCACCTGTGTAGGAATTACGCACTATCCCATGTTCGTATAAACTTATTTCGGGAGAAGTATTTTCTACACAATCATCATAGTTGTAAAGTTGTTCGTTAATCATTTTTAGGCTCTTCCTTCTTTTTGCTCTTTTTACTTTCTTTTTTTATTCTAATTTCTTCCGAAACGATGCCTTTTTTTATTTCTTGTAATTTTCTAATAACTAAGGCTACGGCATCTGAATCAAAAAATATAATATCTATCGCTTCTTCAGTTATTCTATCCTCTATCCTTAGAGCATTATTAACTTTAGTTTTACAAATGCCTAAAGATACTTGCAACTCATTGATACCAAATAAAACTTGACTATTTTTTTCTACTCTTTTAATCATTCTTTAAACTCCTATTTCTACATTGCTTATTCTTGTTTGTTTATTATCTTTGTACATACTGTGTTCTTTTATTTTACCCTTTATAGGATAAAAACTACCAGATGTTAAATCTAAAAAAGTATTAGACATATATGTTAAGTCGTTACCGTCATGTTGAAATTTATAAATATTGCATAATCCAAACCTAGTTTCAGTTTGTATTCTAGTTAAAAATTTTACAGTACCCTGAAATTCTTTACCAACCTCTCCTACAAATTTTTGATTATTTCTATCTAAAAAGTCTCTAACATTCTTATATAGAAAAGATACTGTATTTATATCTTGGTAAGATACGAATTTTTTATCGGATAACAATTTTATACTAGCTAAAAATTCGGATACTTTTTCAGACATTATATTTGTGTTGTATATATTAATATACTTTTTAGCTTCTTCTATATATTCTTCATTAGGAATATCGTTTTTCATTAATTTATTCCATGCTACTATAGGTGTATTATTTGAAGTATCTTCTTTATTATAAGTCCATCCCCCAAAGGCATCTTCTTCTTCACATACCTGTATTATACTAGCTAAAAATATCTCTATAGGAAAATAGTTAGCAATACTATTTGTTCTATCTTGTAAATTATTTATCATCTTATCATCTAATATATTTACTTTAACTGTTTTTAAACAATCTTTACAGTAAAGAGCAGAAGTACATTTTTTCCTAGATACTTCATTTACTAAAGTATAGGATTTTTTAACTTCTTTTAGTCCACAACACATTTTTATTTCATTTACATCTAGTATATCATGTATTTTACCACCTGTTAAATCATAGTCTATTTTAAAATTTTTTAAATTTTCAAATTTAGATAACTTTGCCAAGATAACTAAATCTTTCTCTTTATTAGGAATTAATATGGGTTTGTTTTGTAGCATAACATCATAAATTTTTCTATATCTTTCACTGTTGAAATCTTTTTCATAATAGCTGTTTAATATATTATAGGATATATTAGATTCTTGTAATTCTATTAATTTATTTTTTGTTACAGCTATTTGAATCATTTCTATACTCCAAATTTAAAATAGGGAAGGTAGGTTAATACCTTCCCATATTTATATTTTATCCTCTAGTTGCTCCAAGAATGAATTTATATTTCTTACTGAAATCTAAGAATGTCTGAGTAGAAGCCATTATAGTTTGAATATTGGCATCTAGCCTTAAAATATCCCTAGCTAAAAGTACTGCATATTCTCCAACGAAACCATCTTGTAGGGTATATTTGAATATGTTTTCTAGTTGTTGTTTATCTGCTTTCAGTGCTTTAGCTGTTAGGCTTGAACATAGAGCAAACATAACATCGGGGGAATTAGGGATAGGGGCTTGTTTGAAATTACCTTCCAAAATATATTCTGGGTTAGGAAGTTTAGAATATAATTTAGTATATTGATAAAAATCGAAACTGTTTCCTTCTCCTATTAATCCAGAGATTAAAGGCATAGCATCTTCTACACTTAGATAGTTAAGAACTTCTGATACTTTTTCCCATGAGCGAGGGGTAGGAAATGCGTTATCGTCTGAATTTGCATCGAATTTATGTAACATAGAGTTTTGATAGTTAAGATAACCTACTACTTTTTCAGAAATTCCATTAGGTAAAGCCCAAGCTTTCCAATCATCTATTTCTACGGTTATTTTTAAATGGGCTAATCTGTTAGCTAAAGCTTTAGGCATCTTATAGGCTACCGACTTATCAGTTACCTCATTACCAGCACACATAACTAAACAATTATCTGGTAATTTATGTTCTCCTATTTGTCTATCTAAGGTTATTTGGTAAGCTGCTGCTTGAACCGTAGGAGGTGCTGCTGATATTTCATCTAAGATTAAGAAATTCATATAATCATTAGAAGGGTTCATGTTAAATAATTGAGGTCTTAACCACTTAGCTACGGTTGGTTTTAGCTTGTCGATGTTCTCTTGGGTAGGATTATCTAAAATATCTTGGTCGTCTACGGAAGGAACTGGGATACCTCTTAAATCTACTGGATTGAATAATAATAATCTTACATCACTCGTATGGGTTTTCTTACTAAATTTTTTACCCAACTTTTCGACTACTTGACCCATTGCTTGAGATTTACCTATACCTGGGCTACCCCATAGCATAATAGGTTGTACTTTTTTAAATGAACCTGTTTTTGTGTAAACATTTCCTGCATAATTAACCATAAGATTGATTAATTCGTTTACTTTTAGTTTTTGTCCTAAGTTTTCAGCCATAAATACAGTTCTCCTTTTTAAATAAAATTTCTACTTGAATTCTTTTCATATTATTATACTAACAATATAATTTAGTTAAGTCAATACTTTTTCTTTTCGTATTAAGTTATTGTTACAAACTAATTTTTCTTACCGTCATTTAGATAGACACTTTGACCAAAAGGTGCGGGGGACATGTTATTTTGAGTCATAATCCAGAGAGTAGGAATCCCTTCTGAAAGCTCCTCGCAGTCATCATAGTAGCACTCTCCATCCGTAAGTAGGACAATACCTGCAATGTCTTCAGTTCTAAAATCATCTCTTTTATGGATAGCTTCAAAACATACCCTAAAGCATGTTCCTCCACCAGACCTAGGTTTATTCTGAAGTACATCTTGAACATCCTCAAACTTCTGTAAACTATGCACTGCTGTATCAAAATATCCCAACCAACCTGTCATAGATGCAAATTGTTGAATAGCTCCTACAACTTCAGAATACACGTCTTCTATTTCTTTATCACTCATGGAACCCGAGATATCTATAAAGAATAATATATTTTTTACTTCATTCTCGGTATCATTAAAATCAGGAAGCATACAATCAGTTATAGAGTACAATCTTTTATCTGGAGGATTAAATGAATAGTCATTTACAATAGGGCTTACAAATTCATTTAGTAATTGTCTCCAGTCCTTTTTAGGAGGTTTTAATTTAATTAAAAGTTCCTGTAAGAAAGCTGGAAGATTACCACAAGATTTATCTTGATGTTGTTTAGCTGCACTAATCATGAGTTGTTCCCACTCTTGTTGAGACATTTCAACTTCTTCCATACCCTCACCAGAGATACATTGTTGTCCTTTATTTTTATCTTTTCCGTCTTTACTATCTTTATCGTCCCCCTGATTTTTATCTTTATCCCACATACCATGGTCGTCGAGAAGTTTCTCAGTTAATTTTTCTAACTTAGATTTACCGTTTCCGTCTTTATCTTGGTCTTGTTTATTTTGCTGATTTTGTTGGGACTTACCACTTTTACCGCCTTGACCTTGACCATCTCCTTGTCCTCCAGAAGATGAGGACATCTGTTGACATTGTTTTAATAGTATATCATAAATTTCTTCCGCTGACATTTTAGCGTATTTAGGGTCATATAATCCTTCATTTTTACCAGAAGGCATACGAAAATCACTATTTTCAAATTGTTTTAAAATATCATGTATTGCATAATCACAAGCTAAATTGAAAACCATAGCATTTCTTGAATCTCTTCTACGAATATGTCCATTCGATACGTGCATGATTTCATGAGCTATCAACCATTTTAATTCAGGTAATGAAAGCTGTTCTAAGAATTCTGGATTAAATATAATTTTGGAACCGTTAGTACCTGCTGTAGGAATTTCTTCATCAACTAAGTATTTAAATTTTAATGCAAGTATCCCAAAGAAAGGAAATTCTTTAATAAGTTTCCATTTACATAATGTTATTTTTTCTTTTAATTTTTCGATATCTACTTTTGATTTAGTCATAGATGTCATCCTTAGCTCCTTGATTAAGTGTTATTAGTATGATTATTAATTTTATTATTAACCCAATTTTGTTAAATGTCAACCCTTTGTAAAGAAATATTAAATATTATCTGTAAGTTCTAGCATCATTTTTATGCGGTCTATTATATCTTCATCTATAGTAGGTAGTTGATGTATGAATAAATAATACTCATATTTATCTACTTTTTTAACATCTATCTCATATATTTTAAATATTCTGACTATTTCTTCTATAGTTAATATTTGATAAGTAAGAATTTGTTCTAAGTTAAAATACCCACTAAAAGTTTCTATCAAATCTAAAGGAAGTTTGTAATTTTCTACTAAAGATTTAAAATTTACTTTATATTGTAGACAAGCCAATAAATACCCATCTAAAGTTTTATAGTTATTCATGAATATATCATTATATTCATTATTAAGAAAACCACTCAATACAAATTCCTTTAAATAATCTGATATTTAAAGAATAGCATAATAATTTAAATAATGCAAGTCATTGTAAAGGGATATTAAGATATTAATTCGTAAAAGGCTTGGAGTCTCAATTTAGCATTTAGAGCTAGTTTTTGGGTTTGTACTATTATGGGTATGTATTCTCTTAGTAAAACCATATTATCTATTAAAAATTTTTGAGGATAGCTATTTCTATCCATAACAGCAGGAATATTTAATTTATGCTTGAAATTAATTAAAATATCTTCAGTTATAATTCCTACTAAAGAGTAGGCTTCCCAGTGCATCTGATGCTCAAACTCTTTTAGAAAAGCTACAGATAATTTATGATTAGGATTCATGCTTATATTAAAGAAAGAAACATTAGCACTAAGAGCTTTTCTCTCTCTTTTGTTAAGTTTCTTCCAATTTTTTATAAAATATTCTTCTCTGGGATTTTTATACATTTTTCTTACTTAATATCTTTAAAGATACTTCCCCACATCGGAGACACTCTGAAAAACATACTAAGTCAAATCCCTTCTCGTTTTCCAACTTACGAGCATGTACTATTATTTTTCTATGCTCCTCGCAATAATTTTTTTCCATAAAACCCCCATAGATTATTATAACATATTTTAAAAAATTACGCAATAGGGTATTGACAAAATTGTTACAAAATGATATAATGGATATGTAAAGCGGTACATTTATAATTAAGGGGAGAAATTTAATGTCAGATGACAAAAGACAAGAAATAATATTGATGGATGAACGTGGAAATAACATTATAGAGGTAAATCCAGATAACATAGCTCGTAATTTAGTGTCTTTAACTACTAGAACCGATATAATGACTCCAGAGGACAAAAAATTCTTCATAGATAATACAGAGCGTTGGGGTATGGTACAACAAAATTGTCATATCTGGAGAACTAGTACTGAAAAACGTAGTATTTTATCTGAACTTCCAACAACTCATCTTAAATTTCATCAGGCTATATTAGAAAATAAAGTATTTGTTGATGAAACTGTCAGATTAGCCAAGGATGCAGAGATTCAAAAGTTGGATGCAGAGGAATTATATGTTGATATAGAGAATATCAAAGAAGAAATATCTGAATTTACAAAACAAAGAGAAGATTATGAAGAAGATAGTTCTGAATATAAACAACTTTCTTATAGAATAAGAAAGAAAGATATTGAGTTAAGAAAAAAGACAGTAGAACTTCAAGAAAAAGCTTATCAGATTCAACAATCTGCTATAGCTATGAAATATAGAGTTGATGAATTAAAAGATTGGAAGCAATTCGAAGATGAAATGATAGAACAGATGAAGTCTGAAGGTTTTACTGATGAAGAAATATGGGATAAAAATTCCGCTCAACTCTTTGGATATTTCTATTTGTTCTTAACTAAGTTCAATGCTGTTAAAAGTTCTACGGATTCAGGAGAAGTCCATAACTTGACCTACTTAGCTAGATTCTCAGTAGAAGAAGCTATAAAATCAGGTGATTTTGAAAGTTGGGTAACAAGATGTGATAGAACTCAACTTCAATCTTTAGCAGACTTAGGTTATATAGGAATTAAAGAAGAAAACGGAAAGTTACAGATATTAATACCAGAGCAATTTAGAGTTAAAAAGTGAACTAGATAGATACGCTTTTATAAAAAGAACTAAATAAGTACATAAAAATCCCCTATAAATATAGGGGATTTATTTTATTTGAGTTTATTCTATTAAGCAGGAGGTAACTCTGCTTGTAATTCTTCTAATGTTTTAAGAACTACTGCGTTATCTACTACTTTAATAATAGAATTAATGAAGTTATTGGCTTGCATGAAGGTAGTTAGTTCTTCAGTAGGCTGAGGTATAGTATCGAAAGTAAAGTTACACCACATCCCTACATCATTGTAGTTATCTCCACCTTGATTTTCATCTATTCCTATACAAAGAATAGAACCATCTACTCCATTAGCTGTAACGCATCTGTAAATAGTATTTGACATTTTGTTTCTCCTATCTAATTATAATTTAAAAATATGATATTTCTGCTATCTTAGTTGAAACTACTGGTAATGTTATTTGGGTATTAAATTTTTCTGTAACAGCAGAAGTAGTGCTACCTCCAAAAGATAAGGCTGAGTTTTGAGTACCACATCCTGCTAATGATTGTCTTGCGGTATTAAGTTTTCCAGTATTTGTCCAAGTGGAGCCATTAAATTTTTCAGATACTCCAGTAGCTCCAGCACCGTCATCACCCCCAAAAACAGCCCCATTATTCTGGGTACCGCATGCTCCCATAAAACTTTTAACAGTACTCATAGAACCTGTGTTAGACCAAGTAGCCCCGTTAAATTTTTCAGTTGTTGAAACATAAGATAATTGTGCAATCCAACCACCAAAAGATAATCCAGAGTTCTGAGTACCACAACCAGACAATCTTTGTCTAGCAGAATTTAAACCTCCCGTATTAGTCCAAGTAGAACCATTAAACTTTTCTGTAGCACTTGTAACAGAATTACCTGTACCTGCGGGGGTACCTCCAAAAGACAAACCTGCTATTTGAGTACCGCTTCCTGCTAAATAACACCTAGCATTATTCATGTTTCCAGTGTTAGCCCAAGTAGCTCCATTAAATTTCTCTGTTATAACAACAGATGTATTAGTCCAACCCCCGAAACTTAATCCAGAGTTTTGAGTACCGCAAGAGCCTATTCCGTATCTACCAGTGTTTAAGTTCCCTGAATTAGCCCAAGTAGAGCCGTTAAATTTCTCTGTTACATTACTCCCTGCATTATTTCCCCCAAAACTTAATCCAGAGTTTTCAAATCCGCATCCAGACAATAAATCTCTACCTGTGTTTAAATTTCCGCTACTTGTCCATACTCCTCCAACAACGTCATCTAGGAATCCAAGAGTAGCTAAGTCATTTTGTTCTTCCTCAGTTAATCCATTACTTACAGGTCTTACTTCTACTGAGAGATAACAAGGTGCTGTCATCTTTATATTTTTAGCATTAAAAGAAGTTATTTCTTTAAAGTCAGTATCGTTTTTTAAATTTATATATTGAGAGAATAAAGGCTCTCCTGTAAATTTTTCAGTACTGGATAAAGTAGTTCCTGTGGTACTTCCTCCAAAAATAAATGCTAAATTTTGAGAACTACAACTACCACATCCCCTTCTACCTGTATTTAAAGTGCTGGTAGTAGTCCAAATAGTACCATTAAATTTTTCAGATGTTACAGTATAAGCAACACTTCCTAATCCCCCTGCGGATAGGGAAGCATTTTGAATCCCGAATCCAGATAAAAGTCTTTTTCCCTCATTTAAACTACCACTGTTAATCCAAACAGTACCATTAAATTTTTCTGTATAAGTAACATTTCCTAATCCTCCAAAACGCAATGCAGAATTTCTATGTCCACATCCAGCAATATCACTACCTGTATTGTTTAAAGACCCTGTGGTAGTCCAAGAGGAACCGTTAAAACTATTAACGGTAGAAACAGGAGCAGTATCTCCAAAAGAATCTGTATTTCCGCCTATAGCTAAAGCAGCAGTTTGAGTTCCACATCCAGCAAGTACCCATCTAGCCGTATTTATACTACCCGTAGCAGTCCATGCAGAGCCATTAAATTTTTCAGTTACCGCAGATACTGTAGAGGTATTTAAAGCTCCTCCTAAGCTTAATCCAGAGTTTTGACCTCCACATCCAGCTAATCCATATCTAGCGGTATTCATGTTTCCTGTGTTAGACCAAGCAGAGCCATTAAATTTTTCAGCTATGGCGGAGGGGGCACCTGTATTTCCGCCAAAATTTGTAGAAGAATTTTGGGTACCACATCCAGCAGTATTAGCTTTAGCAGTGTTTAAATTTCCAGAAGCAGTCCATATATTTTTTACAAAACTATTTATCATATTAGTCATGTTAAAATACTTATCACCAGTAGATGAAATATAAAATTCTTTATACATCTCATCTATAGTTAATATAGTAGCACTTCCACCACCAGAACCCCCGCCACCAGTACCAGTTATTTCTAACCATCCAGTATTTCCAGAGTTAGTACTCTTCCTATATAATTTACCTGTTCCAGAAGTATTAGTATCTTGATATAATACACCTATAGTGGAAGTAACAACTCCTTCAGGAGAACCACTTCCTTGTATAACTACAGCATTATAAGCATTATAGATAACATTGAAATTAGAATTAACTTCAGGAGCTACCGCTAATGTACCAGATGTAAATGTATAAGGTTTATTAATTGTCATAATATATTTATTCCCTTATTATCCATAAATAACTTCGAAAGATTTTTGTCCGCTTGTCGGTAATGTTATTTGAGTATTGAATTTTTCAGTAGTAAGTAATCTAGTTCCATTATATCCAGAAAAAGATAAACTAGCGTTTTGAGTTCCAGAGGTACAACCACTTTGTTTAGTGGTCAACATATCAGAGGTATTATACCAATAATTTCCATTAAATTTTTCTACTGTAGCAGTATAAGAATTTCCCCCACAATTCATAGCATTGGTTTGGGTACCTGAATTACTAGAATAATTTCTATTAGATATAACATTACTAGTAAAATACCAAGAAGCCCCATTAAATTTCTCCGCCACGGTACTTCCAGAAACTTGATAACCTCCACATATTAATCCAGAACTAGAAGAACCACAACAACCTAACCAACTTTTTCCTACGTTCATGTTTCCGCTATTAGCCCAAGTGGAGCCATTAAATTTTTCAGTATTATTAAATGTAGTAGAATCATTAGTTCCCCCACATCTAACACCAGAATTTTGAGTTCCAATTCCTTGAAGGAATCCATAGGATGCTGTTACTAAGTTTCCGCTATTAGCCCATGTAGAACCATTAAATTTTTCAGTTACGTTTGAATAAGTAGTAGAATATCCTCCGAAACATACTCCCGCAGTTTTTACTCCAAAGCTACCTAAAGCTCGTCTAGCAGTTCCCATAGTTCCTGAAGTACTCCAAGTGCTTCCATTGAATAATTCAGTATTGTTTAAATTATTAACACCATCATATCCTCCACAAGCTACACTTGAATCTTGTAATCCAAATCCAGCTCCTAGGGAAGTGTTTAAATTTCCGCTACTTGTCCATACTCCTCCAACAACGTCATCTAGGAATCCAAGAGTAGCTAAGTCATTTTGTTCTTCCTCAGTTAATCCATTACTTACAGGTCTTACTT